TGTTAACTCCAAGCCAGCTTTTCAACACATCCTTGGAAACATCTTTAATCTTCGTGCCATTGTCCGTATAACCGGCAATGTGTGTCAAATTGGAAGTTGTAAGACCAGCGCTTGCGTAACCGATTCGAATTGTTCTGCCACTGTCGTTGTAATCCGTAACTCCCCCGTTTATATCTGCTGTAATAGTAGACCGATTTATAGATATACCCGGATAAGACGTTGTGGGGGATACTGTTTCTTCGTTGTTTGTATAAGATGATGTTTGTAAACTCTATGTGGTTTTATAATCAGCATATAGATGATATATACCACCGCCACGAAGCCAGAATACACACATAGAACCATTCCACATCATTGTGTACCCAACAGGCGGCTTTGATGAATCTGAAATGAACCGCTGATCATTACAAAGACATATACAATGTCCTCCTGTTGTGCCCCAACCTGGGCTTAATGTGAGTAGTTCCACGACAGCGGTAAAACCAGCACTATGCGTTGACCATGATGGCTTTGTTCCTGAATTTAACTGGACGTTACATTTGATATGATGTAGGCCAGGCCATCCGCAGTTTGTAACAACAGGGTACCAAGTGTTCGTATCTAAACTTGATAGATCGACTGTTTGCTCTTTGTCAATTTGCGTTTCAGTTGCAAAATTTGCAGTGCCATTTAGATTTGCTGTAATTGTAGCAGGTTGTCCAACTGCTTTGACGACATCCAACGTGCCATCATCATAAGCAATCATACGAACATTGTAATCTTTATAATTGGCACCAATATCTTCTGCATGAAAATCAACATATTTACCGACTTCTATAACACCATCATCACCAACTGCAGGAATTACATTCTAATAGCCTGTACTTCTCGAACTGACATCGTAACCTCTCAACTTCATTGCATTCAGCGCATCGCCACCCGGCTCAGTAGATCCAGCATAATTATGTGTATGTCCAACAGCAGCATATAACGTATCTGCCTTCGCTTTGATCCAGTTCTATAAAGCAGCTAGTGGTCTACGGGTATACTTCGTAGTCGCACTGCCATCGTCACTTGTAACTATAGCACCAACCATAACAGTGTTAGCATCTTCAACAGCATCAGCACTCGTCTCCAGTGTATCTACCAATTTACTCAAGTCATGCGTATGATCGGCAGGGGAGACACCCTCTGCAGTCAACTCTTCACTCGTCATTTTATCTGCTGTTGCCACATGACCTGTATTATCAACACTGATGCGATATAGTCCAGCCTGTTTTGCTTCGTATACCGGGTGAGTATAATTATTTGCTCCAGCTTCAATACCATCCAGCTTTGCTTTATCAGCCGAGCTCATCAAACCATTATTTTCAGTAGTGGCTACATCAGGGTCGCTTAAACTAGCAAGCTTCTTTTTTTCTTCTGTTGTATAGTCGTTGCTGGACAGGCCGAATCCTTCGATTTTATCTACCTTTGTACCGAGCATAGCCTCGATCGTTTTCCAGAGGTGAACCGCACCCGCTCTGTCTAGCCAACTTTTCTTTTCATCACTCATCGATATGTGATCGCCTCCTTATAAAACGTCTTATTTGTAATGCGTTGTTTATATCAGTTTGCGGAATTTAAATGTAAATGTGGAAGCGGTATCTGCAGTCATAGAGCCCTTGATTTGAAGTCTTAAGCCAACACCTTCGGAACGGCCAGAACGAATTGTCCTAAGATAAAAATGTTGTCCGTTTGTAGAATGACCAGAACAATGTAAACCTATATCGTCTGCATTACCGCTGTTTGTCTCTTCAGCATACCACTGGACAACTCCACAAAACATGTCTCCCCAAATATTGCAATACGGGGTCGTGTCAGCACGAAACTGCATAATATAAGTTCCAGACGGCAAATCAGTTGAATGAATTCCAGTATCTTGCCAATCTGTTGTGATCGTAATCGCAGAAGTTTGAATCGTCACCACGTCCGGAATCACTTCGCTTGCTATCTTACTCTTAATCCAGCTCCACAATGCACTTAGTGGCTTACGGTGATACCCGGCTGCACCCGTGTTCATCACAACTTCGGTCAGAATCTGTGGGGGGGGGGTAAGGACCGTATTGAGGTTGAACGGAATGAACTCACTATCAACACCAATATTCATATTTCCCAAAGCCATAATTCGTACCTCCTTTAAGCTGTAGCAATTTTCTTCCAGTCGCCCCATGAAGTCGTGCCTTGACGATAGTAAATGTTACCATTGCTAAAAGCGAATTCAAAGGAACCACCACCTGAGGCATCGTGCCAAGAAGATAAACCAATCAAAAACGCACATGCATGACCACTTGACAGCCCAATTTTGCTACTAAGCTTCAAACCACGAAAGATCAGCCGACCGTTATAGTCACCATCAACGCCATAATAATCAGACGGAGAAGTGTTATCATTTCGATTATCTCCTTCAGGGTAAAGGTCATTATGTATGTGAGTGGCAGGGTTAAATTCAGATGGTTTATTCTGCACTTCACTCCATTCAGGGAGCGTTTTGTTCCCGCTATTCATTTCTCCTAGCGCCATATTTTGCCTCCTTATAAAACAAATATTTTAGCAGCGAAAATTGCCATAATCATGCGGTGCGATACCACATATAAGCGACCAAGTAGGGCGGCATAGAAGATGCTGAACTAGTGTTTGAAATCAAATTATATCCGGCAGAATTGCGAGTGTCTGTTGTGTAATCACTGCCAACACCTGTATTTGAAACCATCGCATTAGAATCACCTGTATTTGCACCTTCGACAGTGTCTGCGATACTAATTCCAGAATATTTTAATCCACGTAAAACTTCATTATCTCTGCCCATAAATCCACCATAAAACAAGTTATATCGCAAACCCCAATTATGTTCATGTGTTGTCTCGCCACCTGTCGCTCCAGCCGTATAGCTATCTCCAGCTGCTAAAATAAATCTATCTTTGATTCTTTCCTATGTTCCACCAAATAATATACTTGGTTCAGTAGAATTAAAACTCATATAAATCGAGCCAATAGGGTAGGCTTCTAACCCCCCCCCCCTGCGATATTTAAGTCCCCGATTGCCATATTTCGTAATCCTCCTTTTATAATGTGATTATGCGGTGCGGAGCCAGGTGTAGACCGCGTAATATGGCGGCATATTATTATGAGCAGCATCGCCGCCAGCGTAAGTTGATGCATAAATAGGATATGTAGGGCTCTTTTTGTAACCTACACCATTCCCATTAGTGTCAATTTCGCTTGGACCAGCACTATAACTAAGACTATCCAAAGAATGCCTATGTTTTGGCATTTCATCAATTGTCAACGTATGTGTCGCCTCGCCACCCGTACTCTTAACAGGATACGTACTGCTTGCAGCAATCAACATACGATCCTCAATTTTCTGCCACTCTCCTCCAAACAACTCAGCGGGACTTGTCGGTTCTACACTTTGATAAATACTTCCAACGGGGTGATCAAGCAGCTTCTGTTCTTCTTTGGCCACCTTGATTGCCGCCGCTATCTTATTATCCACCTGTGCCTCGGTATATCCCTCAACAACAGTGCCACTACCGCTATCTGTTTGTCCGCCGCCCTGCACAATATAATACTGAGCTGTAATCGCAGTCGTTGGAACCGATACAGCTCTCAGACGCACATATCCATCAAAGGTCTCTGGGTTTGCAAACTGGGCGTATGAAGCCACCTTTGCACTGGCCGGTGTCACGCTGATAGAAATAACATCCTTTGAGGTGATTCCATCGATGTCAAGGTCAATATATTTTGAATATCGATCCACCGTGTCGTCAGTAAGCTAACTTGTAGTAGGAATAGTCAGTGTGTGGATATTGATCGTATTTGCCTTCACCTTCAGCTTCTCGTCGATCTCATTCTGCTGGTAGTATCGCTCATCATGGGTGTGACCATCATCACTTTTCTTTGAGAGCTTTACATTGATTTCGTCTTCCGTATAATAGCGGTCATCGTGGTTATGTTCTGTATTTGCTTTCTTCGCCAGAGCATCACCAACAGCTTTAGCATCGGCGGCGAAATTTTCTTTTGTCATGGTCTTGTCTACCGCAACAGAATCCAGCTTCAACTTGTCCAGCTCAGTGCGTACATTGGTCAGCCCAGCATTAGCCGATTTTGCAATACTCAGCGCCTCAGAGATCCTTGTACCAGTTACCTTTGCATCAGCAGCACGTCCAGATACAGTCAGTGTCGCGTCCACCACAACCTGCGGCGTAGGCAGGGGATTGCCGCTATCATCGACCATGCCACCAGTGATGGCATCGATCTCTTCATTCGTCAGTGCAGCCAGCAGTTCGTCCGGGTGCGGGGTATCAATCGTGATATCGCCCGTCTCGCCAGTTGTCACCGTGGTCACACCACCGCCAGCGATTTTGATTTTATCTTGCGCCGTACCGTTCAGGATTAAATTGATATTAACTTCGCCATTGACCGCATTTTTGTCTGCTTCCAGTGTGAATTTTGATGGGTTCAAAAGAATCCAGTCATCGCCACTATAAACATATAAGCTGTCTGGACGCAGGTAGTAAATCTTATTAGACAAAGGAGCCAGCGGAAGCGAGCTTACGATCTCCAAGTCTTTGCTGATTTGAATTCGTCTTGTGCCGATATCTCGATAAGTGCTTCCAGTATCAGTACATACGATCAGTTGGCCGTCAATCACAGGAGCTTGATCCAGCTGAGACTGTGCGACCTCGCGTAATGATAAATTTGCCATACTCAACTCCTTTGCTTAATAAGATTCACCACACAGCGTCATTGCCATGTGGTGAAACAAATCAATTAGCCATCAAGGGATTTCCAGGTGATAGCGCCTTCCAGCACCTGCACACGGCCATCCATAGTGGTATTCAGACCATTTGCATAAGTCTTTGCACTGGCCAGAGCGTTATCAGCCTTAGTGGTTGCATCATCAGCAGCGGTAGAAATTGCCTCAGCCTTCGCAGCAGCCAGCTCATCCTGAGTGGGCTTTGCATTCCAAGCAGCGCGCTCGTCAGCAGTGATGTGCTTTACAGCATCCTTGATATGCTCGTCTAACTTGTCATTAACGACCTTAACCTTCGCGTCTGCCTCAGCCTTGGTGTAAGCGTCCGGCACTGCAACATACAAACCATCTTCCTCAACGGTGATGCTGTTATTGCCCTTGGTAGACACACGAACATTGACAGAGATCTTATTGTCATCAGAAACAGTGACCTCAGCAGTAGGAGTGACCACACCAACATAGATATCGATCAGAGCGCCAACAGGGATCTTCACGACCTCGCCAGTGGTGATAGTCAGCTCGATCTCGTGGGTTTTTGTGTTGTAAGTACCAGTCTTCACAACCAGATCCTTGCCCAGATTGATCACCAGCTCATCGCCGCCAAACACAGGTAGCTTGATGGTACGGGTCTCAGCATCATAGGTGGGATCATGGGTCAGGCCACTCATCACGGTGGGAACAGGAGCACCGTTCTTTGCCACACTCAGAGTGCCGGTAGCAGGAGAGTAGGTGACATCCGTAACAAACAGACCTTCCTTGCCCTCGGTTGCGGCAATCTTTGCATTCACATAGTCAGCCACGGCCTTGGTGGTGGGCAGATTGTCATCGCTTGCATCCGCATTGGGAATCTCAGTCACAACTGGGCGATTCAGCTGTACAAACTCAGTACCATTCCAAATGTGGAAGGTGTAGTCAGTCATACGGATATACAGCAGGCCCTGAATCTGTCCGCTTGCAGGCAGAGCGCTCACCAGCTTGCAGCTCTTGGTGTACTCATCTGTACCCTTGAAAATCTGGCGCGTGTCTGTAATAAAATACAATGTGTTGGCATCTTTGGTAGTCAGCTTATCATAATTCGCTTTTGTACCGTAGCCAAAATTTACATTAGCCATCTTTGCCTCACTTTCTTAAAATTCTTGCCAAACAAAATTTGTCGGCTCAACGTAAAAAGGCTCAATAGAAAAAAGCCCCGTGGCTTCGCTTTGTTGAACGATCCACGGAGCATATTTGCCATTTTCGTCTTTCACCATAACGGTTTGACCTGCATAAGTGTCTTCCGTCTCATTTAATTGCTCGTTTGCTTCAGTAACGCTGGCGAAGCAACGATTGCGAGGACGAATCTTTTGAACGGATAGGTCATCACGCACATACATGAACTCCGAGGAATCCTTTGTGATGATCATATCCCTGCCGTCCAACATTCCCAGCGCAATCGCAGCTTCTACATCTTCGGCGTTACCATATCCAAGCTTGGAATATTTAGCCTGTGCCATCTTTGCCTCCTTATAAAAGAAGCGGATGGCTTAGAACGGAACCACCCGCAAACTACCGTCTTCAGTTTCGACGCTCTCCTGAGTAATCTTGACTGCACTACCGATGGGCTTACCGTTGGCCAGCAGCTGCAGGGTATGATCGTCATTGTAGCTCAGGTCATCAGCCTTACCATCCAGAATAGCGTTGTTACGATCACTCAGTGCCTTAATCTGTGCATTCAGAGCGATAATACGCTGGTCAAGTGCGCCCAGAGCTTCATCAGGAACAATATCGCTCCAATTCTGAATGGGAACAACAGTGATCACGCCGGGACCAACCTTGCGAACGTGCTGAACAGTCGTGCCATCCGGGTCCATTGTCACATTAACAAATGTCAGCTGGATCTGGATATCGCCCGGCTCATTGGTCAGGTTGGTGTCGATAGGCAGCTTATACTCCAGCTTGTTCTTATAAAGCTCTTCTGATTTCTCCAGAATCTCTGTCTTATATCGCTTGCTGATGGGCAGAACGTACTCAAGCATCACGGTGAATTCACTCATGTCAACATCCTTGTATGTAGTGTCAGCCAGAAAGTGAAGAGTATCCACCTGCTTGCTGCGCTCCATAATGCGTTCCCGCTTGCTTACGGTCAGTGTATTATCCTCATTGATCAAAAAGGTATACATATCACACCTCCTTCCTGATGATATACAGATACTCGTCCTTTGAGATTTTGTGCCCGGCAAACAGATTGTCCAGGAGCTTGTCCTGAATCATTCCGCCATTGTACAGCCGATGCATACTCTCAACGAACTCGCTATACTTCCTCTCGTCACTCATAGCAGCCCTCCTTGAATCAAACTCAAAGTGTAAGCATCAATAATAGCCTCTGGCGTTTTACCACCCAAGGCTTTCAGCTGCTCATATTCATACAGGTCAATTTCCTGCAGTTCCACGGTGTCATACTCTGGGCAGGGGATGAGATAATACCCGTCCACATGCCAGATATGATTGCCGTCACTGCTGATAATCCCCTGTGCATCATCCTCCACGCAGTTCACCATAATGTCGTGCTTGGGCTGATACTTTACAAAGCGTAGGTGGTCAAGAGCATCGATCACCCGGCCATTTTTCAATACCTTGTAGTACACTCTCAACACCTCCTTAAACGCTGAACATCAGGCGGATGCCCTGTTCGTTATTTGCAGGGGTAAATCCGTAATATTCGCCAGTCACAGTCACAGAACAGAAATAAGAAGTCTGATCAGCATTCGGGCTTCGTGTCCAATATGCGGCAGGATTGCCATTTCCATCATTGCAGATGCGGCTGGTGTTATCGGTCATAAAGCTGATTGCCGTACCTTCGTAAATATAAGGCTCGACATTCTTAGACGGGAACAGTTCAGCCACAGAGGGCAGATAGAAATAACTGTCCGCAGTCACAACTTCACTACTCTTTCCACCAATGGTGCTACCTACCTTAACCTGCTTGATGATCTGTTGCCAGCCAATCGGGAGAGCTTCCAGAATACGACCGTCAAGGAATGTACGGATATTCGCATCTGCCCAGCCGCCAGTGTTGGTGGAACCAGTATTCAGAGCCATCTTCTGACCAAGCAGTCCAGCCTGAATAAAGGTGATAGAACAACGCTTGTTTGAATTGTCGCTCAGGTAATACCGTTTGAAGCCACATGCCTCGAAGGTGAAGTCCTCATGTGTCCATGCGGCCAACTTCCGGCAGGCAGCGTCGCCCAGATCGGTATACCAGAGCTTGCCCCAGTAGATTGTGCCTTTTGCGTAACGCTCGTAAGCGCCGTCGTCTGCCTTAGCACAACCAAACACCAAGGTGGCATTTGTCTGTGTAGTGCGAGTACGATTCAACTGAATATAGCCGATTTCAGCAGCAGTGGTATTCGCCGCATAAACATGGATGCCGTTTTCGCCCTTGGTGTGGCGCAGAACGATCATATCACGAGCACCCAGATGAGCGCCGTTTGTGGATTCAGTACCCCAGGCAACCTTAGAGCCATTGTTGACCCAGAAGCGGAAACCATTCATGCCGTTGGTCTGGAAGCACTGAGCAATCACAGAGTTTGCGGCAGAATCTTCGTCGATTCGATAGTCCAGTGCCATAACCCAGCTACGATCCTCAGACAACAGAGATACGCCGGTATCGACATAATTTTTGCCAGTAAAGATCTTCGGCTCGTTGAACAGAACTTTCTCTTCCACATCGCTAAAGGTGAAGTCATTGCCCATCTTGATGGTGATAGCGTCTTTGTCAGAAACAACACTCTGCTCCAGATTCACCTTGGTCATGGCATAAATCTCAACAGGGCGTAGGTCACTCAGCTGCTTGTCTCTGAAATAACCGCTGACGTATTCGCATATATCGTAAACAGCATTGATATCCTTGTCGCCATTGACATAGCCGCCCTTGTCCCAGCCGCTGAACAGATAATACTTATAAGCAGTCTCTTCGCTAGTATAGGTCGGAGTGTCGCCATCGTACAGAACCATAGAGCCATACGGAGCAGTTGTCTGCTGTAACACAGCGCCGCGATTCATATAGCGCACCCGATACTGACGCACGGATTCATCGTACACGGCAGTAACAGTCTGGTTATCAAAGACAGGAGTAAACTCAGTGTCCCAGCCGCTGAATGTAAACACGGTGCTGATGGTACTCGGGAAGGTAGGTGTCGGTATCGGATTATCAGAGCGGGTCACAGGGTCAACTGCACGCTCGCCCTTGTCAATATACTGGATATCCAGAACAGTGCCATCCTTATTCACGAACTTCCAAGCGTACTGATTGATCATGGTGTTGTAAGTGATCTCCAAGTCAGGCCAGCGCTCAGTGTACAGCAGCTTCTCACGCTCACGGATAATAGGCACATGCACTTTGCCTTCCACAACGGAATTGTCAGTGTTGTAGCCGTTTTCATCAAGACCGCTCATTGCGTACAGGCGATTCAGCAGGGAAGTATCAGCCAGTTCCCAATCAATACCGGTAATACGCACACGGTTCAGGTTGGTGCACTTGTCCAGCATATCTTTCAGATCGATGGTTGCACACTTCTCAACAGTCAGCGTAGTGATATTGGTGTAATCCTCAACCGTCAGGTCAGTCAGATAGTTCAGGTTCTTTGCGGTCAAGCTGGCGATTGCAGGCAGATGAGCGATTTTAATCTTGCCTCCGCTTGCAAAGGAGACACCGGTAATACCAGAGCCGTCAGCATAGAACTCGGTCAGGCTTGTACATCCGGTCAGACCAATAGACTTCTTCAGGTTCGGCACGTTCTGCAGGTTCAAATGTTCCAGCAGAGTGTTATTACCAACAGCGAAATCGGTCATGTTCGTATTCTTATAGCCGCTCACACCGGAACCAACTTTCAGTTCAGTCAACTTAACACCGTGGCTGAAGTCAACATAGCCGGGATAGAAGCCAGAGATATCACCAATGCTCTGAATGATAGAAGCATTATAGATATAAACTTCAGTATCGTTCATTGCGGTGATCGGGCATTCAATCGTATAGGTCTGTCCGCGCTTGCCACGCACCTTCACAGGGTTAGAGCCATACAGAACAGAGACATAGGTATCAGCGTAGGGTGTGATATGGAATGTGCCATCCGGCTTCACGCCAGTCCAGTTGGTAGGAGTATAGCCACGAATGGTCATATCATCACTGGTTGCAACAGAACCGGAATACTTAGATGCCATGTATTTTTCCTGATAACGCTGGAACTGCCGACGTTGGTGACGCTTGTTGCCATGCATCATAGGCAGATAGCTAGTGGTATTGATGGTAGGATCTTCGTAGGTGCGGAAATATTTGCGCCGCATATCCATGATCCAAAGCTTTTCTGGCTTCACATCCTGATATTCCTCGAACTTTTTCAAAATACGAGTCGCACTCCATGCCAGCGCATTCTCACGGTTGCGGAACATCGCTGCCATCTCATCGGGGAACAGGTCACGCAGCTTGCACCACAGCTTGGAATCCGCAGCGTTAAACACATTCTTGGTGCCGATAGTATCAGTGTCCTCATAGCCATAAGTCAGAGTCAGACCACCCTCGTTATCATTGCCCATGGCGGTATCGTTATCGTAGTCAAAGCAGAAGTCCCAGTGAACCAGATCGCTGGTGTGCGGGAACACGTTCTTTGCACGGTTATCAACCATGGTGTGACGCTCAGTAAACAGATAATGGAAAATAGCAGAATCCAGATCGAAGTGATCCTTGAAATGTGCCTTGAATTCTTCATCATCCGCATTCACCACCCAGTTCTGAGCTGTAATCCACGCCTGTTTGCCAGCCTCGATCTCTTCCTCAGTGCAGGCAGGGTTACTGTAACGGAACTCAAAGGAGTGATCGCCGTCCCAAGTTTCCTGTGAGAAATCGCCGCTCAGGAAGCGGGTTTGCTCATCGGCGTTGTTGTCGATCTCAACAATAAATTCCTTATGATTCTCGGGGTCCATACCCATCGTATCATTGTTCTTTTTGGAGTTGCCAATATCGCCGCAGGCATAGAAGTGCCACTGACCATCGTTAAATACGGTCGCATTGGTGGTATCGGTCTCCTGAATAAACACGACACAGGGATAGAACGCCATTGTATCACGCACTTTGGGATTATCCTTCTTAGCCTGACGCACATAGGGGTTGAACTCATTAAAATCGTTTGCCAGCAGGGCGTTGTTTGCATTCTCAGAGGAAGCAACATTGACTTTGATGTTAAAATACTTCTCAGGAACACTATTTTCGGTCAGTGCATAGGTGTCACCGGTAGTGTCGTCACCAAACGTAAAGCCGCCCTTGCAGTTGATATCAATGTTTCGGGCAGATGCGCCATAGTGGTCAGAGCTGGTGCCTTGACCCTTGTGAGAGCCGGTAGCAGTCCAGTTATCCTCCTTGGCACGACCATTCTTATAGATCTGCTGGATCGTAGTGTTGGCGACTTCGTTCTTCTTGCCGGTGGTGAAAGTAGGTGCTGAGATCTTGATGATACGCAGATCAGGGCACTTCTCTGCCAGCAAGTCAGGGGTCAGTTCGCCGCTCGCATCCGTAATGTCGTTGCGCATATAGCGAGAGACCATCTCTTCGGCGTTCTTCGCATCGGCAATAAAGTTGTCCAGAATCTCATCATCCGTCAGGTTCATGCCGTAGCTCTTCATGCGGTACACGATAACGTCACAATCGTCAGAGCCAATAGTAATGCCAACGGGAGCAGCCTGAGTAAAGCTGTCGCTGGTGTCATACAGTTCAACACGGCAGGGGATACCGTCACACCACAGAACCATCTCGCGGAACTGCTTGTCCGGCAGAATATTGAACTCGAACTCAAGGAAATCGTCCTCACAGATGGGCAAATCAATACTGTTCTGATGGCTGGTCAGCGTAACTTTCTGAGCCTGAATGTTCAGACCAACACCGCCATTCAAGCAAGTCACGGCAGTAGCATCATAGTTGCGGACGTTCGTGGTCTTAAACACCAGCTTGAAATTCTTGCCGCTCTTTTTTGCATCGTCTGCGAAAAGCTTATAGCTGATGGTGGCGGTCGTACCAGCCTTTACACAGAAGTAGGTGTCGCCATCTTCGTCGATCTGGTAGCCACCGTTCACCCAGTCAAAGTTGTCGCTGACAGTCATCTTATTGCTGCCGGAACTCCACAGGCGGTTCACGTCTGCGTTGCTGCGGCCAGCTGGGTTAAAGTCCAACATCAGACCGGTTTTAACTGGCTCAATGGTGATACCCAGGTCTTCGATCTTTGCGGTGATGCTCTTAATAGTAGCGCCGCAAGTAATGGTCAGAGTGTGGGTGCCAATATCAGAAGATTTAAAGCTCCAAGTCTGAGCAGTACGACCAACAGTCAGTGTAGAAGTCTTAATGCCGTCAACTTCAAGCGTAATGCTTGCAGTAGAAGAGGCCGGGTTATAGACAGTGTAAACAATGCCAGTGGTACTGTACTGTTTTGCGGTGAACTCCTTTGTGGCGCAGCTGATGATCGGTGTGTTATTGCCTTCTTCTGCCCACATGATATCTTTATAAATGGTATTGCTGGTCACAGCTTTGCCATTGATATTTGCAGTCATGGTCACTTCCAGCAGGTGAGCGCCGTGTCTCTGTGCCGGAATCGCATAGGTCATCTGTCTGCCGGTAACCGCAGTTGTAACACTACCAAGCTTTTTGCCATCCAGAGTAAAGGAAACGTCCTTATTGATATTTCCGTATGGAGTAAAACGGAAAGTAACTTCACCACTATAAACCAGAGAATCATCGAAGATACTCTCCAGATAAAACTCGACAATATTGATATTCCAAGTCTTTGAACCCATACTGCCAACGGAGTCAGTAACCTGCAATTTGATCTTGTTGTCGCCATTGTGCAGATACTGAGTGATGTCGAAGCTGTTCTTTCCCTGGTAGACAGTCGAAGTGGCGACCTTTGTATTTCCAACGTACCACACGCCAGTAGCATCGCCAGTGTCTTCGCCAGAGTTGTCCACAGAAGTAAAGTTGAACTCGACAGTTGCGGTGTCACCCTTAACAACAGCGATAGAAGACTCTCCAATACGCTCAATGGTGATTGTAGAGGTACTACCACCGCCACCGCCGCCACCTTCAATAATAACAGTGGTCTTGACCGTGCCGTTCTCCAACAGGTTCAGCTTAGAATCTTCATAAGTGATATCGTACTCGCGACCAGAATTCTCATCAGGCTTAAAGTCTTTCAAGGTTTCCTGAATCTTGGCGATATCCGCATTGGCCAGATCAACAGAAGTCTGAATGCCGCCAACCGTATTCTTCAGGCCGCTCACATCACTGGATAGCACGTCAACGGTCGTCTTGTCTGCTTTCTTATCAAGCAGTGCATCAGTAGCTTCCTTATTATAATAGGAGGACTTCAGTGTCTCCGGCAGGTCGCCAACACTGTTCTTCAGTTCCTGCACGGCGGCATCATTTGCGGTCTTGTATTCAGTCAGCTCAGTCTGAACAGGGGTCACAGCAATGCTGATCTTATTGTCCACAATGCCGTTGTACATGCTTACCCACTCAGCAGAAGGGTCAGTGTTCAACTTGATCTTTGTGATTTCTTCAGCACCATTCAGGAACGTCAGAGTGCGAGTATCGTTGTCATACTGCACATTGAAATTTGCCAGACCATCCACGGCGGCAATCTCACCACGCAGCATCGTAACAAAGCCATCAACCTCGTCCTTCTTATAGAACTGCGCTAGCTTTTCATCCACACTTGCAACTGCATTCTTTGCGTCCTGTGCGCTCTTCTCAGCAGCGGTTGCGGCAACCTGTGCTTCGCCAACTTTTTGACTCATTGTTGCCAGGAACTGGGTATACCAGTCATTGCCACTCGGATCAACCATCTGCTTGCCGGTCAGCGATTTCAGCACATTCAGTCGGCCATTCGGGCGGGTGCGCCACAGGTAGCTCTTGGTGGTACTTGTATTCGGGACATTCACAGCACCGGATGCCATGATCTCAAACTGTAGCTCGCCATCTTTTGCAGTAGCATCATTTGCTACCAGCCAATAGAAGCGGATCTTGGTGTTGCTATAGCTCACGTTGATAGGGGAGGCGTAGTTTTCCTCTCTGTCTGCGTTCAGGTAGTGGATCTGAATCGTCATCTGAAGCAGGTCAATACCATCGTAGTAACGCGGCATTTCAAACGGAATAACCTGCGAGTTGGATTCTTGTGTGATATTGATCTGATTTGCATCCAGCTGAATGTCTTTGTTTTTGTCGATGTAAGACCACTGGTCATCAGAGTAATCAGCAAACCAGGTGTAATTGCCACTACGCTCAAATGTCTCTTCTCCGTTATCATCATACACGGCAATTTGGTCTTCGTCATTTAATTCCAGAGTTGCGACATCTATATCATCAACAGAAACATTTGCGGGGCTTGCAGCTTTTTTCGCAGCCAACCGCTTAGATTCTCCAAAAGATAGTGCCATTTGCTCACTCCTCTCTTATTGTTCATCTGCCGTAGTGGCAGTTAATTCGGGAAAATATTTATCAAACAAATTGTCCTGATAGAACGTATATTTGTTGTTTACGATGTAAGTGTAATAGGGGTAATAGCGGCTCAAAGAAAGTGACATTGTGCCTTCGCCCAGATTCATAGAGATGCTTTTGATGATCCAATCCACGGGGGTCTTACCGCCCAGATATTTGGCAGCATATTGGATCTTTTCATTCACGTCGAGCCACGGAACCAGTCGCGTGGTCACACTCAGGCCGTCAGTCAGGCGGGCACGCTTCCACAGTTCGTATTGACAAACTTCCATGGCTGCGTCATCCGTGGTGTAATTCTCGTAGTCTCCACCCGATAGAATCTCAGTTCTACGACCGATCTTTTCAATTGATAACCGTGCATTGTACAGGTCATCAATATTATTCGGGTCATTCACACAGATAAAAGCCATGTTGTCGCAGTTATCTTCTGCCTTTTGAGCTTCGATCTCTTTGGCAGCCGGGATTTCGTCCACCAGTTTTGCCATAGCGTGACTCTGCTGTTGGCCCAAAAAGTAGATGCGGCCAGTATTCGGATTCCACTGGAGAACATAATACTTCGTTGCCTTAATACAGCCTGGGTCTTGAATAATATCCGAACCATTAGCATCAGTCAAAGAACGATACAGCGTGCTGGTCTTTGTCTCAGAGCCAACTTGTTCATTGCCGTCTTTATCCTTGTACTTCCATGTAAATGTCAATACAACTGTCATAGCGCCACTTGTTACGTTGCCATTTTTGTCCGTCTTGGCAGCTTCAACATTTGCAGGAGCCACAAAAGATACTTTCGTTTCACTTTTCCATGTTGATTCGGTTGCGTTCAATACAAGGTTGATTGTTTTATTTGTTCCAGACCATCCTTTTACAGTTGCAGCTCCATCCGCTTCAATCGTCGCACCAAACACTTCGACACAGTTTCGAACAGCGGAATAATCCACCGTGGCCGATTCGCCATCGTTTGTCACAAGCTTCTCGAATACTTCCGGGTCAAGTACAGGCGGGTCGTCAAATCCACTGGGGATTTCCTTGCATACAAACACATCATCGTCAAAATACATCTCAAACGGATAATACAGGTCACGCAATTCTGAGAGAATATCCCAAACAGTCGAGCCAGTATCATAATCCAAGTCATGTGGAACAGTGCGGCTCCAATAGTCGATAGAATATTTCTTAAACTCCGTCTCATCTCTCATCACCGTCCAGATGGCATCACCGATACGAGTGCCTTTCTCAATGCGATGTGTACCACCAACCAGCTGTCCACCCAAGTCTCCGTTGGTACGAGAAACCAAGTCAACACAGCTGGCCTGCACAGTGTTTTCTGTTGCGCTATATGTAAAGCCATTGGATGTAAATGTATAGCACCTCTCGTTGTACCAATAGATTTTTACACCATTAACATAAGAACTATCAGCTGAATTGGAATAGCTAAGGAACAGGTCGTTATACAACTCATTCAACGCGGTCTTTGTGTCAATCACTTCTGCTTGAATGTCGTGCATGGAATGTCCTGCAAACACACTGGTTTTTCCGTAGGTCTCCCTTAATTCGTCCTCACTCTAACCGGCAATAGCAGAAACATCCACCTTACCAAGCGTAACTCCGTTCAGAACCATACCTTCAACAGCAGCAATCATCCCATGGACATGCATTTTGTTACCATACACGAAACTATCGATGCCTGATTTATCTACCTCAAAGATATTGGCAGGGGAGAGACCGCCGCTCATTGACTTCGCTTTTGTTGCCACAGCATCCAGATAAGCCCAGATATCATCCTTCACAAGCGGCACAAGTCCGTCTTTGGTCTGCAGCATCGGTGTAAATGCGATATAAGGGCCATCTTGACAAATTGGGTCATCACTTCCCAAAACTGTAGAGTAATCACCAAGTTTGGTGTACCATTCTTCTGCTTCAGCTGGGTCATCCGGTGGCGTGCCGTCATTGATCTGGTCAAAGAACGTATGATACTTTGAGATATTGGCTCGTGTCCACACTAGCACATCTCGATTCAGATTGTCGATATTGCCGTATTTTGCATAGCCTCTATTTGTGATGTCCTGAATCAAATCATCATAATTCGTCGCAGCGAGCTGATAATCCGCATTTTCCCTGATCATCTCGTCAATACTCTTTGAAGCACTGATTTTCGACATTCCTCTTCCTGACAGACCAATGAATACACGCACATTTTTACTGATCCAATCCTCTTCCGTCAGGCTGGAAATGCCGCTCTTCTTACCCAGATACAGGGTCACATTAAAGGTTCGCCGCACATCAGATTCTGAGTCGATAGAAATAGAACCATCGATCACAAGACCTTCCAAACTATCAATTGTAATAAAATCTTTGTTCAGCATATCAATGCGGCAGTAAATATTAGATGAATGATTGTTCAATAGCGCCAGGTCTGCGTCAGTCGGAAGATATGTCATACGCTGCCTCCTGGCTGATAATCACTCAGCCCATTGTTATACATGTCGCTCTCACTCTCTGCGTCACCGAGCTCCACAAAGTCGAACTCCAATACACCCTTATCGTAATGATCAGAGCAGGAGATAGAGACATTGCCATTGACACCCATTAGCCATCTGCGGCCATCAAACATCTTCAACAGCTTTGCACTGCCGTTGGTCAGCCATTCGCTCAGTTCATCACGGAATGCATTGCCGCCATTGATATCAAAGTCTTTCATTGTGTTATCAAAACGGATGCCAACACCAGAGAAGTGGCCGCTGTAATAATTGGCTTCACTGCCAGCAAATAGATACGGGTACTTGCTTCCCATCGTCTCGACAACTGTAGCAGAACGTACCTTCTCAACACTGTCCACTTTCGGTTCAAGGAAAATATGGTAGGTCTTATTGCCGTCAGTGATCACTGCACCGTCAAAGTCGCTCACAACGCTGGCCTTCGCATAGCCAAGCTCAATGCCATTTGCAACGGGAGCTACGGCGTACTCATAGTCGGTCTTGCGGCCAATGGCATATAGGTCGGTGTAATCAATCATCACATAACCATCGTCAGCGCTGTACATATAAAAATCATTGAAGTCTTTTGGCTCCAAATCCTGATTCTTTGTTGCCGATACCTCAACACGATAGTATTTCATGTTGTTCAAGAAGGTCTCAGAGAACCACTCCTTGTATTCGCTGGAACTTCTGAATTCGTCGGTCGATGTAAAATCACTTGATGCCTTGATGAACTTGCGGTCAGCAGTATATGCAATCAGACAAAACGCCTTGTCCTCAGATTTGAACTGGAAAGAAAGAACTCGATTCTTGTCGATATAATCCGAGGTCACTGCCTTATAGTTGCCCATCGGTTGACCAGTCGTTTTATTGATGTGGAGGTTTGACCAGCCCATCTTCATAATGACATGGTTCAAGTCGATCTCTTCCTGGTAAAGCGAAGTCCAGATTGCTGCGCCTTTCTTACGTCGCTTGATTCGCAAGGCATTTGCACCACTGCTTCTTGTCAGGAAATACTGTGCGTGCATACTGATATTAGCCATACGATAATTATTCTGCACGGTGAATTCTACGTCATCCACATACTCTGGATAGTCAGTTCGGAACGCCTGCAAGCCAGTGTCCAGCTGATAGCCGCCAACAGATTCTGCCGTCGCTCTCAGATAGTATAGGGTATGGTTATCCAGTCCATCGATCTGGAACCCCTTCAATGAATCACGGTAATAATAGCTCACCGACTTTTTCAGCAGCTCGCGATTCGCATCATAAAGCCAGAATTCATAACGATTGACAGATTCACCCTCCGATACCTTATACTTGTAAGAAAACTCAAAGGAATAAGAAGGGTAGGGGATAGTAGTCACACCTGAAGAACTCAGGTCATTCAGCTTGATTGTCGGTTCCTCATGGCAATAAAACAACAGCTTGTCCGAGTATTCTGAAAACAGATTCGTGCCTTTCAGCCGACAGCGAATAATCATATAATATGGATCTTTGCGATTTTCAAAAGTGCCTGCCGGAATTGTAAAATATCGTGCCAGACCAGTGCCACTGGCAGGGAATGTACCAAACTTATACACGCCTTTTGAAAGCGTATCACCCTGCAAAATACTGCCCGTCGGAGTATCGAAGACGATAAGAGCAATGATATCAATGTCTGCGTATGCGGCAAACTGAAATGTATGATCCTTTGTGGCATCAAATGCGCCGATTTTAGATAGAATTGGTTTCAAGTTATCACCTCCGAATTATCCTTCGATATATAGCAAAGCTCACCATTGGTATTCACAGCCAGATTCAATGCGGCCAGAAAATTGTCAACAGTGATTTCTGAAATCGTTTTATTGATATCTGATACGTTCGTTTTCAAAGTCGATATGTTCGTATTTGCAGCCGAAATCTTGCGTGTCACATCTTGATAGTGATTAGATTCAGCCGTTTTTACTTTATCAAGGTCTGTCCTCAACGAAGTAATATCAGAAGCATTTTTCTCAATGTTGCTTTTATTGTTGTATACCTGTTTCTTTGTGGCGGTATAATCTTTGTTTGTGAAATCACCAAAATTATCATTGAAGCCATTCATTGAGCGCCACAGACTAGCTACATCGTCGGCTTCTTTTGTCTCAAGAGCACTTACACGCTCAACCGCTGCGTTTGCAGTTGTGTCATCCGTATACTTTGTTGCAACAGCCCAGTCGCTAAATGTCTATTTTTCGGTTTCACCTCTTGCAGTAATACAGATATACAATGCACCACCGACACCGCCATAAATCCATAGATCATTCACATCGTATGGAGCAGTCGGTGTGTCAGTAAAAACACGGACTTTTTCTGTCGCAAGATCTCGTGCGGATGTTGCCATCGACAGTGCATTGATAACACCGGCATCAACAATTTCCATCCAGAAATACTGCTGTTTATCCTGGTCATATACCCAACGATAGCAAATGCCAGTCCTTTTATCATAGTAGATGTCGTTGACGTGCGCTTGTTTCTCTTCATCTGTCTTCCAATCTGAAGCAGGATAGTTGTATGTATGCGGATGACCATTTCTGTACCAAGTATCAATGGTATTTTTCAGCTGATCCTGAACAGTATCTTCTGTCTGCTGGGATTTGTCTTTCATCGACTCAAACTCGGCGTTCAAGCTATCGACACCGGTCACCAGAGATTTCACTGTCAGAATTTCAACGCTGGTATTACTCTCCGATACAATCAAGTTACGGAAGTTGCCCTGCAATGCAGTCACAACAACCTTCTGGCCTACAATATAGTCATGGTTTGTTACAATGCCGTACTCGCCACCGAATACAGCGATTTTATAGTGCTGGTCTTCTTTTTCTGTAATCACTCCATAGGCGGACACGTCAAATTTTGCATTCTTTACAGCGCGTTCAGCGGCAGAAGTCACCACCTCGGCCAGCACATCAGTTACTGATTTATCTGCCATCCTATTCCTCCTAATCAAAAATAAAAGCCGACCTGCTAGGCTATCCTAGTGGTATCGGCTGTAAAAACTATTACTTACCGCTTGCTTTGCATTTGAGCAACCTTAGTCGGTAACTTCTGTTTGATTTCATTTGCCAGAGCATCAGAGCTGCCAACGGGATTCGTGATAATAATATCGCCAATCGAAGTTGTAACATCTCCACCGCCGCCCTGAACAATCGGCTGAGAACCGTACTTTGCCATCTGCTTCTGGAACCATGCATCCGGGTTGCCGCCCATCTCGAACAGGCGAGAGGTGATATCAGCAGGAACAACACCATCGCCAGTCTCAAGGTAAGTGTACCGACCTGAATTCGGCTTACGAACCAGCATCTCAGGACCCTGCTCGTCAACGTTAGCCATGTGCGGGAACTTAGCAGACTTCAGACCATTTGCATGGCCAAACAGACTGCCAAAGAAACCGCCAATTGCAGCACCGCCAATTGCACCCAGAGGCCCAAGGAATGAACCAACGGCAGCACCGATACCAGCACCAGCAGCGGCTGTCACGCCCTTGCTTGGACCGGTATTCTGCTGTGTGCTCTGTTGTGCTTTTTGACTTGCTTCACTGATTGCGGCAGAAGTATCAGCAGCCTTCTTACCAACGGCTTCAAATGCATCGCCTGTGGTCGCCAAATCGTTTTTAATCGATGTAACGGCAGCTTCACATCCGGCCTTGATGGCGTTGTAAGACTGGTCCATCATCCAAGTCAGATTGGTGTTAATGTCCTTTGCGCCAGGTTCAACATTTGCCCATGCGTTATCCGTCTCAGTGGATAGAGAACCGCCATCGCCAAACGTATTTGCGGCATCAGAGGTGATCTCGTTATAAGCACCGCCAATGGTCTGCTCAGTCATGTCTGCCAGATGGGTCACGCCAGCCTCGTTCATGCTCCAACTATTGTCAAAGCACGCACGCATATCGTACATCAGCTTCTGGGTGTCTTGGCTGGTGTCAGCCCATGCTTGCTCCATTGTCTTTTGAACATTGGTACTCAGGGTCTTTACACCACCGCCAACCTTAGTCCAGCTGTGACCGAATGCCTTGGAGATCTCGTTCATGGCCTTATTTGTACTATCAACAGAAGACTTATAAGACGCATTTAGCTTGTTGGCAATCTCTTCAGACATATCGCCGGAAGTAGAAGCCAGGCTGTTCCATCCGCTGGTATAGATCTTTTGCAGCGAATCAAACATCGTGTTGGTGACATCTTCAACCTGTTCGGCGCTCAGACCAGTATTCTCATTCAGAGCATCAAAGGTGTTATTCACCAGCTCATTCATCTTCTCAGACATCTTTTTGCTGGTTTTTTCAATATCCTTTGTGTCCAGACCGAGCTCGCCAGCCACAGATTTCCAGCTAGACTCAAAGTTGCTCGTCATAGACGAAATTTGACTCTGAGCCGCCTTCTTTGTGTTGCTGGTGGATTCTGTCACTGTCTTAGAGGAGTTGATCTTACCGACCGTAGACATACGATATGTAGTCTTGGTGATCATATAAATCATGCTTTGAACGGCGGCAATGATCGGATTATCACTCTTCTTGAAAATATCAGAGAGTCCAGACATGAACTCGTTTGTATCACCAAGGATCTCGTCATACTCGCTCTCGAAAATTGAGCCAACACCAGCGGCAGCGGCAGCTGCGGCACCACTCAATTTAGCATTCGGGCCTTGGGCACTCATACCAGCACCGGCAGCGGCACTACCGGTCACTTCGGCCAAGCCTTTTGCCAGCCAGCCCTCTGGATTAGCACCAATCGCCATCAGGTTGTCGGTTTCCTTTGCAGGAATAACACCGTCGCCCTTTTCAAGATAGGTCATGCGTCCCTGATCGGGGTTACGAACAATCAGCTCTTCGCCCTTTTCATCAACGTTTGCAATCTGGCCCTTCTTAACGCCACGAGTACCCTTTGCATATTTCTTTGCTTGGAATGCAGGAGTAGGTTCATCAACCTGTGTACTGGAAACATTACTTGCAATTGAAGCAATCGTAGCAATCAGAGCAACTGCACCTGCAACAGCTGCAGCGGCAGCAATCCAACCAGCAATAGGAATGGAAGAAAGAGCGGCAGCAATCGCTTGCATCATAGCGGCCATGGCACTGCCAACGCTCGTCACCAGAGTACCAAGTCCGGCGAAGATAGAAGGGAAGAAGCTTACAACGCCAGACGAGATGGCACTACCGATAGACTGTGCGCCAGCCGCAATTGGGCCAAACATACTTCCGATGGTATCAACAATATTTAACAAACCACCATTAGCGACATTGTTTGCTGTTGAGAATCCGTTCGTAAAGAACCCAATAATATCAGTAAACAGGTTGCCTGTTTTACCAGAAATGGCATCACTTACACTATTGAAAATCCCGCTTATATCCCATAGATTTCCATTAGTTGCACTTAAAAGACGATCAAAGAAGTTACTAGATGTTCCTTCAATACTACGTGTACCAACAGATACATCACGACCGATGATTTTTAATTTCGCACTATTCCAAGAAATAAGATCATTGAAACTTTTTCTGTTCTTACCAGTGATCCAGTTCCACCCATCAGAAACAGCCTTGGCTGCCCCATCGAACATCTTCTTGAAACCGCCACCCAGATCAAAGTCGCCGTTTTCGCCAGTGAACATGTTCTTGATCTGGTTGAAAAGTCCAAAGATTCCACCGCCATCAGTGCTTACACCGCCAGAAGTAAAGAATGTTATAACGTCGTTAAGCGTTTTTAGTGTGTTGATTAACTTTTCGAGATTTGTAATAGCATCACTGACATTAGTAGCAGACTGAATGTCACGCATATTGTCTAGGACACTACCCTTGAAACCGTCATAGTGACCTTCCATCTGCTCAAAGGTCATGGCCTCGAACTCAGCTGTGTATTTTAGCTTCTTCTGATAATCATCCCAGCTGGTGCCAATAAGATTATTGGTTTCCTGAACTTTATCTTTAAGCTTTTCCAGCTTGTCAATTTCATCTTTCTTCTTATACTCACGCTGTTTGTCAGATAGGTTCTGTCCGGCTTCACGAACGGCATTTTCATCTGCTTTCTATACAAAACCCTGACTTTTGCCGCCATATACATGAACAGTCTTATTGGCCTTTGCACGCTCGTATTCATCCTGAAGTTTTGCCAGTTCTATTGCTCGTTCCTGTGCATCATTCTCTTCGTTAAGGGCTTTAATTCGTTTATCGATAACATCAATCCAAGCATCACCCTGAATCTTTAGGTCATTCGATTTGGTCTCGTTGAACTTTTCAAATACACCAATTAGGTCACTCAGGAGGCTCTTAATATTTCCAAGTGTTGTCTCGAAGTTTTTAGCCTTATCTTCTGCGCTTGTAAAGCCATCACCGGATGCAATAGCTGCATCTCTTAATTCACGAAGACGTTGAGCAAGTGCTTTTGTTTCGTCTGCGGCATCATACTCATCAATCATTGCGTTCAATTTTGCAATGAAAAGTTCCTTATATGCTTCTGTATTGAACTTCAGTTGATTACCTTCAAGACTCAAACACTTAATGTAATCATCATCGAGACTCATCAGCTTCTGATAATTGTCGATACTTAGGCCACCATAAGTGTTGTACTGAGTGACGATATCAGAGATATCGGAGAAACCGCTTTGGAAATGATCAATCCTATCGGTTGCATAATTTAAAGAAGAACCAATTCCATCAATGCACTCACGAATACTCATCACGTTGTTTGCAATCTTGGCGGCAGCATCTTCAAAACCTTGTGCAAGATATGCTCCAGCAGCACCACCGGTCTCACGGGCAGACACCGCAAGTTCTTTCAGATGATCTGCAAACATCTGTTTAAATGCATCGCTGTTGTAGTCAACTTCTCCGGTTTCGGAATTCAGAGCACTAGCATATTTTGGATTTGTAAATAGGTCTGTGTTTTCATACAGATTACGAACAGCCTGATACTGCTTCTCAATGGCATCCATATCCAAGAAGCCAAAGTCATTATCCTTTTTCTGTGTGCCAACATCGTAAAGATCAGAAAATGCGGATTTTATAGCGTCTGTCTTTTTCTTAGCTTCATCCATCGCAGTGCCGTAACCCTTGATGGCATCAGTCAACTGCTCAAAAGAGATGGTTGTTGTATCTACATTCTGATCAAGATAGTTCAGAATTTTATTCATCTCATCAGCTGATTTTCCGCCATCTTTTGCGGCATTCGCTTCCTTGAGTTGTTCCTTCACAAACTTACGGAACTGCTCTACATTGATTTGGAGCTTATCACCCTGCTTTGTCAGACAGGCCGTAAACTTATCGTGCAGACCAACTAGAGACTTTGCTGTGTCAGCACACATATAGCCATACTGGTTATATTCCTTCATGGCCTTAGTCAACGTATCAAATGCTGATGCAGCATCTGTTACAGACTTGGAGCTTGATCCTTTATTTGTTTTGTTAAATCCATTAAGTTGGTTTTTAAGCTCTTTTCCGCCTTTAATAGCAGCCTGCATATTACTATGAATAGCGGTCAGACGAGTATTCAATGCGGCTGTTATTGTATCAATTTTCGCCTGCATTGCGTCATCGCCTTCAGCTGCTCCTTGTGCAGTCGCCAGAGCAATAGCTAAATCACCGGTAGCGGCTGTTGCATTTTGGATAGCGGGTACGGCATTTTCAAGGGCGGTCTGCTGCTCTTCGGTGGCGGTCGTTAAACCCTCGGTTTTCTCCTTAGCATCTTCCTTTTGAAGCGCATTGAGTTCGTTCATGGCTTGATCGATTGCGGTTGCCTCAGCTTCGGTATACTGCGCAACAATTAGATCAGCATAACGTTCGTTGTTGATTTTCAACTTTCCATCTACAACATCCAGACATGCAAGATACTCGTCATTCATACTCAAAAGACCCTGCAAAGCGTCTGCACTCATATAACCATATTTGTTATATTCGTCCATAGCGGTTGTACAAGCCTTATATGCAGATTGGATGTTGTCTATATTCTGAGAGATGGTTTCCATCTGTTGAATAGCAGACGATACGCCATTTACGGCATTTTCGATACCACCAAACATACCGTTTTCTTCGCCAGCTTCAGCCACACCCTGAATAGAAGTCTTGTATTTCGTGGCTGCCTCTGTAAGAGTATTGATAGCTGCGGCCTGTTCGTCAGTTAATTCTACATCATCGGCAGTAAGACCAACAACATCAGATACTGTCATTGCACGAGAGTCTTTACCAAGAGATTCGGCAATATCATCAAAAGCACTTTGTAAATCATTTGAGAGTTGATTCTTAGTGGTAATATCATTCCCATATGCAAGGTTGTCATATAGACTGTCATATATCGATTCAATATTATCCTTACCTTCTTGGGCGACAGCCTGAGCGTCATGCATAGAACGACCAATATATTTACTCAACCAGCCCATGCCAGAGTAATCGCCCATTTCCCCACCATACAGTTCTTGGGCAATTTCGTCATTGCTTGAACCAGAGATAGCCATGATATCCGCTTTTGTGAGCTTTTTACCATCAGAACCAGTGCCACCCTCAACACCTGCAATCATGCCTTTGACACGAATCATCTCACCATTGATGTCTCGCTCAAGTCCGGTAGCATCAAGCTTCATTAACTTGTCGAGGTCAATAGTGTCATCTTCTGTCCAGCACTTCTCTGCAATAGTCTCAATATAGCTGCGCACCTGATCATCGGTAAGCGGAACAAGGCCATCTTCAGTCTGAAGCATCGGAGTGTAAGCCATGAGCGGCATTTCGGGGCTTTCTCTATAAAGATTGTCGTATACGCCGAGAACAGTGGAGTATCCACCTTCTTCTATTTCGCCAGGGTTGAATTTGTTTTGCTCAGCAACAAAATCTTTATACTTTTCGAGATTCTCTTTGGTCCAGTCAATCTTATCACGGTTGAAATTATCAACGTTGCCATACTTATTGAAACCGCCAGATTCCCACTTGGCTTCTGTTTCCTGGGCTTCTTCGACTGCGTCCTTATACTCTTTCGTCTTTTGGATTTTTGAATCAATTTTGGCTTCTTCAGAATCGGACAGAGGCTGCGGATTGTCACGGAAGTTTTTACTTGCAGAAAGATCATTAGAAAGATCGTATTTACCAACTTCTTCTTTATTCTTCTTCAGAACATCAGCGGAATTTCTGTAAGCAGCAACCTGATCATCCAACGCTTCTTTTTGAGCGGAAAGAATATTGTATAAGCCTTCATAGATACCTTTCTCTTCAAGGTCAGCATCAGAATATTGCTTTCTCAATACTTTTAAGGCTTCGGTAAGATCGTCATACCAGTCAAGAACCGACTGAGGATCATTTGGATCTTCGGGACCGATGACTAGTGAGTTATTACTAATACCTTTAAAGAGGTTGAAACCTTGAGCCTGTAAATCTTCAGCCATATCGTGATCAAAAGACGAAGTTAAAACATAGCCACCGTCAATAGTGCTTTTTGCATCGCTAACTAATTTCTGGCCTTGCCTTCTCTTATCATCTTCATAGTCATCAGTAGAAGCACGAACTTGCTCTTCACGAATTTTCTTCAAAACAGCAAGCTGATTTTCGTATTTACCATTTTGAAGATCAATTTTGTTGACTTTATCTTCGTCTAATGTACCCTGATCTTTAGCGAGTTGAAGAATTTGTTCCTGAATGTCTTTCGCTTTGTCATAACTATCAGTGTCCTAGGTCGATTTATCGCCAAGATTTTCATATTCATCTGCGAGTTCTTTCAGAGAAGTTTTTGTGTTGGTTGCAGCATCTGCTGCTTCTTTGGAAGATTCTGCGAGTTTATCTGTACGTTGCGCTGCTTCGATAATTTTCTTTGAGAAATAAGAAACTACTAAACCAATGCCAGCACTTACGGCCATATTGAGTGCAATAACACGAGCTTTAGCGTACAAGGTTGCAAGACCAAAAGCTTCAGTTGCCTCTTCACTTTCTGATGCCCATCTGATATAATCAGAGAAAGAGGTTTTACTGTTACCAACAGCCGCATTCATCTTTTTGAAATTTTCATACCCATTTGAGACAGTGGAATAAGTCTTTTTTAACTGATCGACAAGATTTTTTGCAGAAGTTGTCAACTGTTTTAATCCACCAACAGTATTTCCGTCTTTATCAACAGAATAAGCTGTCAGGAAAGATAATATCGTTTTCTTGAGGAGAAAAGAATTATGGATAATAAAACAATTGAAGTATGTCCACATTGTGGGAGATTGGCATGGTGGCCAACATTTGTATGCGTTCATTGTACTTGTGAGTTAGTCAATTATAGAAGATGGACAAAGGCTAATGATAAAGAAAAAAAAGAAATTTTAGCTCAAAAAATGCACCCGAAAGAATATAAACCTATGTATGGTCCTGGAGATCACCCGGAAAAACTTGAAGAAGCCGATCGTGTCGATGCCCAGATTCGTAAATATCTCGCAGAGCAGGGGAGCAAGCCTCCCGAAAAGAAGCCGACACCAAAGTACGTCCCCAAGTGCCCGACCTGTGGATCGCCTGATATCGAAAAGATTTCTGGTACATCCAAAGCAGTGTCATTCGCTCTGTTCGGTGTCTTCTCTAGTAAAGTGCGTCATCAGTTTAAGTGTAAGAATTGTGGATATGAGTGGTAAGATAGGTCTAACTCGTATGGCATAAATAAAACACCCGGAACCTCGTCAGTTCTAGGTGTTTTTCATTCAGTCAAATGGATAAAATTCTTTGATTTTTGGAGAGCCATCGTCGTAAGCCATTTCAAAACACTCAATATTTGACATTGGAATACAGAGAATCTGGTCGCATGGCTCGTCATCTTTAGATTTTGAGTTTTCGTCTGTTTTTTTTGCTAGGACACTATTGTAATTAGTAAGGATTAGCCAATCATCGTCAGCTTGATGGATAAGTCCACAATACGCACGACCATCAGATAAATAAACGATGACGTAATTGCAACCATCAAGATCTAATGTTGAAAGCCAAATATTTTGAATATCAGATAGTCTGAGATATGAAAACAGTCGATCAATCAATCCGATTCTCTGTAGTCCATACAAAATAAATGGCAGCATCGTACAAATAACGACATAAATAGCCCCATTGAATCGTGTTATGGCACAAGCGTCTACTACTATCTTTACAATATAACTAATTATAATTGCCCAGAAAATAAAAGCAGAGTGGTCTTGCTTTTTAAGAAATATAAAATTATAAATAGTTAATGTAATTGCACCTGGAATAAAATATGCGAAAAGTTCTGGTAAGAATTCTATAATTTCTTTCATGTCATTTAATCACCTCTGTTTGACTTTTTCTTTAGGCTTTCCTGGATTTTGATTCTTTGGAGAATATGTGTAAGTTCCATTACGTTTTTGAATATGCTCTTGATTGCTTTTTGTTTCTGGATGTTTTACAGAAGTTTTGCTTTTGTTTTCCATGATTTAACACTCCTTTTACAAGAGTGTATCATAGACCGTCGTAAAAAGCAATGCAAAACGCCCGGCCTCCCAGTAGTAGGGAAGTCGGGCTTGTTCATTATGATGGCTGTACAGCAGTTATTTCAGAAGCTCAAGAATATCATCAACAGTAGTTCCATTTGCCAGCGCCTTCTTTACAAGATCGACGGCTTCCTTTTCAGCAGCGGCCTCGGCAGCTTTCTTGTCAGCTTCATCCTTCTTTTTAGCAAGATGAGCCAACTCTTTATCCAACTTTTTGATTTCAGCTTTCTTGGATTTCAGATCAGCCTTCAAAGAATCGATATTAGCCGCGATAGAAGCAACATCTGCATTCAACGAATCTTTTGCGGATTGCTTTTCATCAATCAGTGCGGCATAATCGACAGGAGCCGCTGCAATCATAGTAACCTTGTTTTTGCTTCCTTTAGGTCTCGGCATGATAAATACCTCCGTAAAATGAGTTTATACGATTGTATTTTCATTATAACCACCAGTGCGTCAGCTGTCAATATGAATCATGTCGAATTACAATTTTGAATATTTTCTTCTACTTATATCGCGCCAGAGAATGGCGCGTCTCCTCGTTTCCACCTACTTCTTTAAGTCGTCTGGTTACGTCTGAGGTGGACTTCTGAACTTTCGTCCAGAACTGACTATCCTTCCAGTGGTTGCTCACTGACCCTTTTTAGTCGATGAACCTTCCACCATCCTACATTATATAATAGGGGAGTGGATCGGCTGCTGACCGCCCATTGTAAACGCTACTTAGCACTCGACTGTTACAACATTTTAACAATACGGTAAAACCGAGCTTTTATCTCAGCATATAGCATCCATATCCTTGTTTCTATTTTTCGATTCCTACATTATACAAGTATAACAATAGGCGATATGGCTCTTAGGGTTTCCCAGCACTCTAGGGGGTGTTTAGTTTTATATGGTGTTGCATCCTATGTTCTTTAAACGCAACGAACATAAACGGGCATATTAACTTTACCTGCACCATTTTGGAGTTTGCCGTTTGCTTGCATAATAGACAGAATACCAGAAACGGCAGCAGCAATCGGAGGCAATGCCCCTGAAAGCTTAGTGATATTGTCTGTGATTTTTACGATGGCTGTTAAGAACGAAACTGTATATTTTACAATACCAGAATCGAGAACATGAGTAGACAAAGATTGGAAAGAAGCGTCCAACTGTGCAAGACGACCTTGAATAGAATCAAGGTATTTTGCGTTTTCCGCCAGCGCACTTCCGGTAGCATTTGCTGCTTGTTTCATAGCATCTTCTGCGACACTAAAGTTGTTAAGCAGGGCAGAAGTTGCTTGACCTCCGCGTTTACCAGAAATCAGTTCAGTGACATTTGCTTGAGTAACATCAGAAAGATTACCCCAAACCTGAGACAGCTCCTTCATAATCTGATATGTAGACTTAAAGTTTTTACCAGCTGCATCAGACATAATATCAACGCCGGTTAGGGATTTTAATTTACTACGAAGTTCAGATACAGAATTAGCCATGCCATCAATTTCAATGCCAGCCGATTCAGCATCAGTCTTAGCAGCACGCAGATACATACTCAGAGTTTTCAGATATGTACCACTAGTATCGTTATCCTGAAGGACACCGTTAACAGCGGCTGCCATAGCCATTGTCTCCTGATACGTATTACCAGCAGCATTCATTGCGGCGGCCGACTTCTGCATAATAACACCAAGGTCGTTTGCAGTGACAGGTTCAGTGTTTGCAATCTGGTTCATAACATCCAGAAATTCACTTGCCTGATCGGCAGCCAATCCAAAGCCTTGCATCGCAGAGATTAAGTAAGAAGAAGCATCACTCGCAGATTCAATACCGTCACCAACATTCTTCATCAGACTACTGACACGAGCAAGTTCCTCAGCTTCCTGTTCTGTGTAACCAAGACGCGCCCAATCGGCTGTGCTATTGATAAAGTCACTAATACTAATGCCTAGTTGTGTAGCATTATCTGCAGCTCGATCCATAAACGACTCATATTCGCTTGCAGTTAGACTTGTGACTTTGCGTAGTTCTGTCATTGCAGTGTCGATGTCAACGACGTTTTGATAAATTTTCTGTGCAGCTTCTTGCATTTTGTGCAACGCAGCCATAGTGATCATAGTGCTCAAATGCTGGCCAAAAAGCTTTTCAAAAATATCAAGTAAATTCTGCGCCTCAAGACCAAGATCTTTTGCCCTTTGTTTAATTTTTGCAAGATCCTTACCGAGTTCATTATCACGCATCCATGCCGTTGAAGAATCCAAATCACTCTGAAGCTTTTCAACATCTCCGGCAAGTTCACTCTGCATGATTTTTGGATATTTTTCCAGGTAATCGTGTAATTCACTCTTTAAATTTGAAATTCTCGTTGATGCTCTGATGAAAGAATTTTCAAGTGTGTTTCTTGTTGAGAGGTCCTCAGCTAGTCTCTTATACTCTTTTAATGAAACCGTCAAAGCAAGGATCGCACTATTATAATCTTTTACATATTCAATCCCATTTGCATTGGCCTATTCAACAGCGACCTGATCTTTATTGCTTCCGTCAACGTTTAGTTGAGAATGCATTCTATCATAAAAATCATCAAGAACCCTTGAAGAATCCTTTACTGTTTTATACGTAGAACTATCGCCAGCACCCGCCTTTTCCAATCGACCAAGAACTCCGCTAAGCTGTGTCTTGTAATTTTCAAGCGTTGCAATTTCTTTATTGGTGACTTGGGTAGATTCTTCATCTGTTTTTATACGTTTTCTTTTTGCCTCATTAACAACATTTTCTGCCTGAGCTTTTTCATGCAACAAGTCCAAATAAGATTGCTCAAGTTGTAAGCCACGATTTTGTAATTCATCATCGAGTGCTTTCAAAGCTGTTTCTGCTTCTTCGTACTGAGTATTATACTGTTCTGCTTTCCAAGGAAGATTTGCAGCAGTAGCACGTTCTCTTTTTTCACCGGCATTTTGCATGCGGCTAACTTGGGTACGATATTCGGCCATCAAGGCATCAGTCTGTTGTTCGACATAATTGGAACGATTTGAATTAAACTGCTTAGAATTAGCTGCTCGGATTTTGTCAGAGTTCTCAAATGCTTTCATATAAGCATCATTTCCAGCAAGATCAATCCCACTGTATTGGGCAGCCTCTTCTAATTTTTCAATATCGTCAGTTAGCCGCTGAATTTCCTCATCTGTTTCTTTTAATTTTTCGACATCTTCGTCTTTAAATAACGCTACACGATGAGTTGATTCCTTATTTAATTCCTGATATAGACTGATAATTTTTTTGAGAACCTCAGCGTCTGCTTCGTTGTTCGCTTTTATACGAGCGGCATCTGAACTATTTGAAATTGCAGAATCTATTCCGGAAATATTATTGTGATATTGAGAAGTGTATTTTTTATACTCTGGAGAAGAATTTAACCCTTTGTCATGGATCTCTTTTCTAAGAGCACCAACTTTTTCTTTTTGATTTTCCAGAAGATTTTGTTTAGTTGTCTGATCCACTGGGGCAGCATTACGAAGATCTTTATATAATTTTACTTCTTCATTAAGAGCTTGATTGTATTTGTTTAATAAATCAATATTCTCTTTCTTTGTTGCAGCAGCTTCCTTTGATACCTTTGCCTCGTATGCAATTTGATCTTGAATCTGTTTGTTGTTTCGCACAACATCGACATCAGCCCATGCGGAATCAACCAATCCGCCATATTGTTGGCTATAAGAATTGATTTCGTGTCCAGAAGCTTTCATAATTGCCTTTTGAGTAGCAATAGCATTCCGAATCATTTGCTGTGTCGCCAAGTCATCTGTTTTCGCTAATTCTTCACGTTTCTTTTGAATTTCGGCAAACGCATTGATATATTTTGCTTTAGCGGTTTCAATCGCATTAGTTGCCTGAGTGAGATTATAAGCTTGCTGATTCTTATCAAAATTTGTGGAACTATTTACTCTAGCTTTTTCAACAAGCGTGTTAGCATTTGCAACCTCTGTGAAATTATTGATGGGAATACCCGAGGCGATTGAATTGTCCTTAAGAATTTTAATCTTGTCAACAATATCACTTATTTTATTATCGACCTCGGTTAAAGTAGCAACATCTTCAGGTTTAACTATACTTGAACGCTGCTGATAAAGTCGAATCAGCTTATTTGATTCGGAAACAATGTCATCTATAACACTACCAACATTCTTCTCATCCTGTTTTTGTTGAGATTTGGCGGCGGCTTCATTCGCTTTCTGAATTGCAATAGCTTGCTTCTGCGCAGCTTGTGCCACTTTATCACGTTCTGCAGCTTCTTCATCAAGAGCTTTTTTTGCTTCCTCCTGAGCCTTGGTATCTGCATTTTGTTTTGCAATATCAAACTTATTGTCAGAACTAGCTTGAGCACGATAATATCTTAGAGCTTGTTTTCGAATACTTTTGACTTTTAAAGGATTATAACCAGTTTCGCTTGCTGAACGCATTTTTTCACTAAGTTCTGCTTCAACCATGCGAATGTCTTCTTCAACTTGATTTAAGTCGAAAGCTTTATCTGGGTTTGTATATTTGCCACGCTGCTTCTCAAGACTGGTTAACTCTCGATAAATGGATTCGATTTCCTTCAGATTATCAAGTTCGGCCTGGTTATATTTCTTTTGCTCTGCTGCGACTTCTCTATTAAATGCTTTGTTTTCAGCATCTGCCTTTTTTTGAGCGGCTATCGCAATTTTTTGCTGCTCCTGCTCTTCCTGTTGCAGCAGTTTATTAGCCTCTTGCTGAATCTTTAAATCATCCGAATCAACAGGACGAAGACGAGATTTTTTCTTTGTTTTAGTTGCCGAAGTCTCATCATTAGATGTTTCACTATTCTCAATGGCAATATTACCTTTTAGCTCAATTGGACTCTTGGGCACTGTAATATCATTCTCAGTTAGTGTAACATGCCCGGGAATCTCAACTGGTGTCTCTGGCGGGGTAATATCTTCCGGCTTCAATGTAACCTTTTCAGCAATCGAAGGCGTATCAACCGCACTTTCCTTGACAGGAGTAACTCCGTTTTGCTTCAGTTTTTCAAGTTCTGCGTTGTTCTTTTCCAGTTCTGCTGTCTGGTTCGCAAAACCCTCATTGGCAACCGCGATACTGTCAGCTGTTTGCTTTGCTGCATTACCGACCTCTGCATAGTACTTTGCTGCTTTTGCCAATAGATCAGTCAGATAATTGATAGCGGCATCCTTTTCTCCAAGGAACGGTTGTTTGTCTCCAGAGGATGGGAAAATGCTGTTCAACTCAGACATTTCTTTGAGCAATTTATCTTTTGTCTGATTATCTGTCAATTTTGATACATCAATATTATTCCAGGCATCTGCAAGGCCAGAGAGCATATGGATGGCCTGAATCATAGTATTTGAATCAAAATCACCACTTGCGTTTCCAAGTAGAGAATCTGACCAATCTTTTATACTTTTTAAATATGGCTTTACATGTTCAGTATCAAGGTCTGGAAGTTCATCTTGAAATTCCTGAAAAGAACTAAAAATATCAAGACCAGAAGACTTTCCATAATTGTCCTTCATTAAATTTGCTAGATTCTTTGTCGCACTAGCAATCAGTGTAACGACTCGCCGCCAGTCCTGCTCAAAATCAACGGCCGACGCATTCAGATCGCCCATAGCTTTATTCGCATCAGACAATCCCTGAGCGGTCTTTGCAGTGGCAGCACTAGCATTTTCAGAAGCCTTTGCCTGATGATCGGCCAGATTCTGATAAATAATATCCTTTTGTTTTACGGCGGCCGCTTCTGCGTTTTCATTCTTTGTGGCAGTATATTGCGCATTGGCCATCTGCTCCATGATTTTGTCATCAGACGGAATATTGACCTTTTTCTTTGCGCCGGTCTGAGCTGCAGCTCCATTAACACCTTTTATAGTTGGGGTGATCGCAATACCATTGAAAGCAGCCTCAACATCTTTCCGTATTTTAGACAGCTGATCTGGAGCAATATTTGCCACGATAGCAATGTCATTAAGCCCTGCTTCAATCTTAGTTTTCAGCGCGGTGACACTATCGTCGCTAATCGTTCCTACTACATCAACAGGAATCTCTTGTTTAGCAGCCGTACTTGCATCAACGGCAGTGGTCTTTTTGCCCTTTTTTGTATGCTTTGTAGAAGTAGTAGAGGTCGAAGCAGATGCGCCTTCCAGCTTTGAATAATCAAGACCATCAATTACACCTTGCAGTTGGTCTCTGATCGTATCGAGGCTGGCCTGGGTCGCTTTCAAGTTGACTTTTGTTTCTGTCTCTTTTTCTTTGAAAACATCCAATGCCTTATCAACATTCGAGATTTTTGCCATAATAGGCACAAGATGTTGATCGCCCTCTTGGTATTTAGAAACACTCTTTAGAAGACTGTCTACGTCCAGTTTGCCCTTGATCTCAACGCCGTCTTTTGGAATTTTTTTATTGATATCTTCTTGTAATTTGGCGGCATCAATTTGCGGGTCAACCTTAACTTTGATGCTCAATTCTGGTTCTCTCGCCATGTTTTATTCCTCCTTCTGGAGCAACCAATCTCCGAATCTAAAAAAAGCAGGCTTTTAATAAGTCTGCTCATCTTTTTGATTATTTTGTATTGTCGTGATTGATCCGCTGCTCGACCATATCTACGATATCTTTATTGTGTTTATTGATATCTTTTTGAGTATTCGTCATAAACGGACGCGGTTTCATCCACCTATAGCGCTTGTGTGTCCATGGATTTCGTATGTTGTCACTTTCAAGCAAGCGGGGGAGTCCATCTGGATTATGATATTCTTTATGGTTTGCAAGGCGAGGACCTTCAACTTGAGTTTCATTATACACGGTCAAAACGCGACCATGTACAACATCTCTGATATTTGAATCATCCAATAATCCGCCATTGGTTTCACGACGTTCATATTCAACAGGGGAATAGGTTGCATAAACATCTTGCTCTACATGAGATTTCATCTTATCTTCCACATAATCTTTAACCTCATTTTTCAGAGCTTTATTTGCCCGTTTCATAATTTCTCGCTGAAGCCCCTCAACGGTATTGAATGATTTCTTCCCCATAGTTTACTCCTTGCCTTTAGTGGCCGCAGAAATAAGCTCTGCCGTATCAATTGAAGGAGCACCATCGAGCATACCTTCAGGAGTTTTGACGCTATAGTTATCTTTCTCTACCGGTTTCTTCAGATTTTCTTCAGCGATTTTTTCAATCATTTTGTTCATGTCGAACTGATCACCAATGCCGCTCACTACGTCAGCTACCAACTGCATCAACTGCTCAAACGGCTGGTTCTTTGCTGCGGCTTCAAATGCGGCCATATACTGCTGGCGGGCAATCTCGATTTTTTCGCGGCAAGCCTTGTTCAGTGTAGTCAGAATATACTTGCGCGGAGCCTCGTTCATCAACCTGGTCGTTTCATCAGAGAAAGCCAGTTTACTCATCTGGTCCTGGTCCATCTCACTGGTTTCCAGACCAGTAAACATGATCAGTGTTGTAATTCGGAAAGCGTAGTCATACAGCGCCGGCTCGTAACGTCCATCGCGCTCAGACAGGCTTACCACGCTGTCAACAAACAAAATTCGTTCAGCCAAAGTCAGATTATTCTTTGCATCCATAAGTATTAGTCCTCCTGATTTAATTTATTGTTTTCAAGTTCCATCTTTACAGCTGTCGCAATGCACATCGCGTCAGCTTCATCAGACGAAACATCTTCTCCATAATAGGTTTTCACATAATCGATGGCCTGCTGCTTTAATTCTGCACGCTTTACTCGACCCTGTTTAAATCCTAATATCTTTCGCCACTCGGATGGCTTAATGATCTCATAGGGGATATTATTTAGCTCGCATACCCCCATAATCGCTCCTTGCAGTTGTGCCAGCTGGATCAATGTTTTTGGCGAGCTTTGCAGTGCAACATCTTCGATCACTACAAGGTCTGGACGATTGTTCTTGATGCGGCTCTGGATCATCTGGCGCATCATTGTCGAGCGCTCCAAGACATCCTTGGTTTTACTCAGGTCGATCAGCGAGTGGTAAACAGTGTAGCCATCAATGGTACAGACACCCGTCTTGCCGAGAGCCTGGTCAAAAGCAATGATTTTTATAATAAACACTTCCTTTTTCTTTCTGGATGTGGTAAAATTCAAATTTGAAGAACACCTGCGTATCCCTTTTGGGAATTATTAAAACGGCGAGAATTAGTAGGGGCTTCCCAAAGACCAGTAGTACAGCTGCTGGCAGAAAGGAGGCCCATATGATGATTGACTTCGACACCATGTCTAAGTTCGTTCAATTCGTAGCTGCTTTGGTGACTATCGCCAAGTTTGTTATGGAAGTAAGCCAGCCCCGGGCATAAGTGGGGCCAATTGTCCAATTATTCACTGAAGCTCCTATGCAAATTAGAGAGCGGAAAGTCGCCACGTGGGTGTTCTTCTTATTTGTGAGTTTCCTCATATCAACGCGCAATTGCAATAATTGTGCGCTCATAAAAGGGGCAGAGCCCCGAAAGACTCTGCCTCGTGTAAATGCTATGTATCAGCCCTCGTTAGGGAAGATGAGAGAGAACATGTCGCCATTCTCGTCGGCCAGAACGTCGAAGGTCATGGTCAGAGAAACGGGGTCGCCAGTGTTCTGCCAAGACAGCTCGAAGCCGGCCTGAGGAGCAGCCTTGTACCAGATGGGATGTGCCTCGATGATGTCGTCGCTCTCGGTCTTGTAGGGAATGGAACCCTCGACACGATAAGCCTTGGGGAAGTGACGGCTATCCAGGTGCACAACCTGAGCGGCTGCCTGCTTTGCGTAGTAATAAACAATGTAAGCAGTATTCTCAGTTGCTTCAGCAACGGTAACCTCAGTGCCGCCCTCAGTAACAGTAGCGGTGACCTCGGTGCCCAGATCGTCATCAGCCTTAAAGACCTGAATGGCGGTGGTGCCAGCAGCAGTAGAAATGGTCAGCTTACCAGCCTCGGTGCAGGTGACCTTCTCGCGCTTCAGGAAGTTTGCGGTGGTGCCCAGGTCGTTACCAGACAGCATCTGGAAGACCTTGACGGGGTAAACCTGTGCCTCGATGGTCAGAGTGCCGGTACGAGAGCCGTCAAACTGCACGCGGTTAGGTGCGCCCTGGCCGCCGGTTGCGAACACGCGGTCACCCTCAAAAGAGGTAGAAGTGACGTTAGCCCAGTCAACATTCAGGAACAGCTTCTTGGTGGAGTAGTCGACCAGCATCAGATCGGCGACCTCGCGGTTGGCGAAATTTGCATTCTTGTTAGCCATAATTGTTATCCTCCTATAGTTTCGTTTTCTTTGTCAATTCGCTCTATCCATTTCGAGGGGTCATATTTACCGCCCCAAACGGAGTAATTCATTTCAGCGATATTTAGTTGTTTTGCGCGTAATAGTTGGGAGAACGTATCTCGTATCTGTCCAACTGTCAGCTCAAAGATGTTTGAATAATTCAAACTTGGATGAAAAGTGCATAAGAGAGAAATCATGTTCGGCAGCTCGAAATTCGGGTCTGCCTTTTTTGTTTGTTTGAACTTTTTCTTCTTCTTTTGGAACTTCTCATAAAACAAGCGATCTTTTTCAGTCTTGAATTTTGGAGCTTCTTCCGGGATGTCGCTTTCGTCGATATCAACCATCTGCAGGCAAAGCTTTGTTACGGTCGAATAGTTGTTTCTGTCGATATAGCCACCGATAGAAAATCCTTTTTTACCGCTATTTTCTTTGTCGATAAAAATTGCTCGATGCTGCTCGTCCCACTCCAATTTCCCAGAAACAAAAAGACCCAGAGCCGAAATTAGTTCAGCCCTGGATTCATCTGTCGATGTAAGAATATCGAACATTGCAATATTTGCTTTTTGCTCACTTGTCATTTGCTCCCAGATATCTGGCATCTTCATCATAGTTGCCGCATCATGGTAGTATTTTTCTGGGGTATATAAAAATAAGGTCAGTGCGTATTGATACTGGGTATAGCCAATCTTCAAAATATCTTTCAGAAAAGGGGAGTGGATTCGCCCAACGTCTTTTAGCTGCACACCATATGGACTCAGATGATCAAGGTACGAAATTTTTCTCATCAGCGAGCCCTCCTAAAAGAGCCGACCTGATAAACAAGCATTCGTCCGTAATAGCATTGCGCTGGCTTATAGATGCTGCTTCCAGCCTATTCAAGCGGTCCAATTCCAAATTCTTTGTTTCCATTCAGAAGCTTATCAATATCACTGGCTAAAATATCAATGCGTGTCCCAGCCTGTCCTTTCCGATGATATGTCTGCATAAGGTTTTTACTGCAATATGCAAATACGTAAATGGTCATCATCGTAATAGAATCACCGCTGGTTTGTTCTGGCACGACCTCAACACACAAAAACGTTTTTGAGTTTTCCTGCGTATCTGGAACATACTCATACTTAAACACGCATCCACCTTCACCCGACCCATTCTTACCAAGCAGAAGAGTTTCGGGATCGTCGATATCATCTGTATTGCCCAATAGGACATCAAGGACATTTTCGTCATTGATCAACTTGGAAACGACCCGATTTTTGAATACCCCGATCTCATCGAGATTCATATCAGATCACCTCCAATTCGATCTTTTCGGTAAGGCCGGCTGCTTTAACCGTCAGTACCACGACTTGTCCAATCAACTTAGAATCATCCACACAAGTGATCTTGCATTTTGCACCGGTCGTAGTCGTATTACCGCCTTTGAAACATACTCCCGCAGGAGTACAATCGCCGGTAAGCGTCCATTCTGCGCCGTCGTACACTTCGCCATCGATTTTTGCAGTAAATAGCTTGCCAAATCCGCCCGTTGGGATGGATGGTTCGCCCGTAAACTCTATCGAAAGCACTCTGTCGTCTACGATGTTATCGTCAGGATAGGTGATTTCCACGTTATCGGAAGCATCTTCAGGCACATAATTGCAGATCATTTTCTCTGCATTGTCTGTTTCTGCGTTGTAAAGATCCTGTTCAACGTTAAACGAGAGGAACCCGATCTGGTCATTATCATAGTCAATTCGGCCAGTCATCTGGTCAATCGACGTGATTCGATAGGTCTTTGGTTCTCCATTGACGATCTCCAACATCAGCCGTTTTCCAATGTTCAGACGGGCAGAATACTCGTCGAACGGGGTTTGAATGCGGAATTCACGGGTTGAATAACTCATTACCTTATTCTCACTCAGGTTGGAGTAATACGGCTTTTCCACAGTTGCCCATAGAGATACGATCTTTTTTGTCTGGTCATCCTGCCACACGATTTGTTTCTGGCAGATCTGAATGCGGCCGCGCACGGTAATCTCATCGTCTGCATCACGTTCTGTAATCAGCCAGTGGCTCTTACCCCAGTACATAATGCTGCCGATCTCAAAATCCTCACCAGGTCTTGTGCGGAATATTTTCTGGTTTGTAACAGTAGATGATATAATATTTACCCAGCGGGGTACGTCATCTATCGTTACTTCTTTATAAGAAGGATTGACTGGCGCTAAAAAGCGCGTATCATGGAGTGCCTTATTGATCACCCTGTCGCGCTGTGTCTCTCCATCCTGTTTCAGCATGGCTCTATATTGAGATCTTGTCATATCCCACCGCCTTACTGTGTCCATTCAGAAACACTGTTTGACTTAAAGGAATACAAGTTCATCTCAGCAGTCAATTTACGCTGCGACTGCGCCAAAAGGTCTTTCATCTGCTCCAGTAGCTTAGCAGGGGAGAAGAAAGAAAAGTCCTTGGTGCTCATAGCGTTCTTCAAAGCGTCAGAGTTGTAAACATACGGCTCCAGCCAATGCACAATCATGCTCAACGCCAGAATACTCTGTTCCTTGCGGGTCAGAGTAACATTGAACTGCTGCAGCTCATCATCATAGTCAGTCAGGTCTTGCACGCAAATGTCAGCAAAATCATCAATGGCGGCCTGAAGCAGGTCGCTCTCTGCATCTGCAAACATCTCGTCAGTATATCCTTCCTTGTCATAATCTCGAATGCGCCCACGACAGCGGGCATAGATACTTTCAAAAGTGGTTGCCATGACCCGCCTCCTTTACATCAAATTGTGTCTTCCAACTCAACAGACAGGGAGTCCTCCAGCGCCTTAATCGCACTGCGGCTGTCCAGCTCACCGGTTTCGATCTTTTTCTTAGCCTCAGATGCAATCGCATCCTTGGTGCCGCCCGGCAGTGTCGGGACGATCTTCTTAATCTCATCGGCGGGCATTGTAAACACGTCATTAAAGTTGTCGGTGGTCAGACTATTTTTGTAATAGCGCTCAACGCCAAGCTTCTTGATAATGGCGGGATCATCGATCAAAATCCAATTTTCCTCAAAGAACCGGCGCTGATTACCGCGCATAGAAACCAGCTCGCGATACTCCATTTCCTGAACATCGCCAAAAGCTTCCCACTCAACGGTATAGCCTGGATTCAAGGTGGACTTATAGATCAGATTACCAGCTGTGCCATTGCGGCACTCCACCATGGTCTCGTTTGTAATTTCGACTACGGGCTCGGTTGCTACGGGAGTAGCAGCTTTCGCGGCTGTAGTCTTAGTTGTACGTCTTGCCATTCGTTCCTCCTATTTAATAAAAGAAGCGGCAGGGTTGTTGCCCCACCGCCATTCAACTCAAATTATCGATCAGGCCATCTTGTATGCGCCGAAGTCACGATCAAACACAATGGCAATGCCAGTGCGCTTCATCATCAGGAACTCCTGGCTCATATCGGCGTTGTTCATCGGGGTACCCATCAGCATAGTGACATCACCCTCGGTAACGCGCTTAATGGGCTTGGTGTCGCCAGCAAAAACGTACAGGGTCTTGTCATCCAGGATGAAATCGGTGGTGCCGGTGGCGTGACGCTGCTTCACAGCAATCAGCTCAGTACCATTGAAGCGGCCAAAGTGACCCATTGCGTACATATCTTCCTTGGCGGAATCAGACACAACGGCAGTCTTGATCTGACGCAGAGCCTTACGGGTGCCAACAATCACAGCGGTCTCGCCAGTAGAAGCCTCAACGTGCTCGATCAGGTCCAGCAGCTTGTCCTCGTCAAAAGAGCCGGTCTCAATGTAAGGAGCATTCAGCTTGCTGAACATGCCAACGAATGCGGCGTATGCAGAATCCAGCTCATCCTTTGTGAAGGACTTGGAAACGATATCAACAAACTTGTTAAAGTCGATACGGCCAGCCAGAACACGGTTCAGCTCCTCGTAGATTTTGATAGCGTGCAGCTGAGTATTGACGGTGATGTCAGTACCAGCTTCCAGACGCTGACGGCGCACGCCCTGAGTACCCTCGGCGATATCGGCAACAGCAAACAGGCACTCGCGCTCGATGTGGAACTTGGGAGTATCGCCCAGAGCCAGGTTGCGATCCTCGACCATGTTCATAAAGAACTCGTCGCCCTTCAGACCTTCCTCAGAAATAACATTGACCAGCTCCTCAACAATAGCGAACACCTTGGAGCAGCTGCCATCACGCAGAGCCTTAATGTCCAGCTTGGTGGAACCGCCATTTGCCTCAACCAGAGCCTTGCGCAGAGCCTCCTGGGTGTCGTTCACAGAATAATCACCAGCAACGTGGCCCTTGTAGCCATCGAGAGCCAGCTTGACCAGATTAGAATCAATAGCCATGGTATAAACCTCCTATAATAAAAATGGCCGCCCGCTTTAAACGGACGGCTTTATGTTGATTTCTTAAAACTTCGGAATCACTTCAGGGTGATCATGTAGTAGGTATAGCGACCATCGCCAAAACCAACAGTCTCAACGAAGTCAATGCAGCCAAAGGTCTTGTCATCAGCAGCTTCCTGAATCTGGATCTTGGTGTCATCGGCAGCAAAACCGACATACTTGCCCTTTGCAGGAGTGCCGTTAAATGCCTCGGCAGTAGCAGAGAAGCCACCCTTTGAAACATTCAGAGCGTAAACGCGCACAGGCTTGCCAGCCTCATTGACCCACTCGGGCAGATAGTGTGCCACGGTCTGATCATAGAACAGCTCAACGCCAGCGGTCAGATACAGGTCAGCAACGGTGGAAGTTGCGGTAGGAGCGGTAGCCTTGTAGACCTCGCGACCCAGCTTCTCGCCCAGAACAACCAGCTGAGCGTTATCGATCTCAGCAGCATCGGACTCCTTGTAGAAAATAGCACTCTCCAGCTGAGCACCATCCAGGGTGCCACCCAGCTTGTCAATGCGCACAACAGCATGCTTATTATTAGCCATAATTATGTACCTCCTAATTTTTGGTAAATTACTTATTGCCGAGATAGTGTTCGATCAGACCACCATACGCGACATCTGAACCGTTCTGGGTGCCACCCACGCCAAAGCGGACAGTTCCTTTGTTGTTTTTATTGGGAACATAAGAAAACTCAGCACTCTTGCGGCCAACCAGCGCATAGCACTTGGTCTCCAGATCGGAGTAGCTGATCTCCTTGTTCTCTTTCAGTGCGATATACTCAGCATCTGCGCCAAGCTTCTCGTCAAAGGTGGCAAACAGAGCGTTGCGCTTTGCTTCCATCTCAGCGGCTTTTGCGTCAGCTTCAGCCTGCTGATATGCTTCTAGCTTTGGTTTGATCTCGCTAACTTCATTGGCCGCTTTAGTAAAGCTGTCAGACAGTTCAACAAGTTTGTCAGTCAAAGTAGAAAACATAGTGATTAGGCCAGGCATTACGTCGCCATTATCCCAGTCCTCATAAATAACTTTTTTGCGTTTAATATTCTCGTACTCCAGAACAACATTGTCACCGTTCATAGAGTAGGGAATACCCATCAGTTGATATGTGCCAGAATCGGTTACAATAACTTCGCTGCCCTGAATATCAGTAAGCCAATACTTAGGAATCATGCATTCATTGTCCCAACGAGAAGGAACCTGAACCTTAAGCAGCGCATTATAAACTTCATCACGAAGCTGATTAGCGGTCAAAGTAAATTCGCTGGACGTAGCGGGTTCGTCTTCTTCGGCTGGCGCAGTATTCTCAGCGGGAACCTCAGTTGTTGCATTTTCTGCACCTTCTTCAGGTGCGGCGTTTTCGGCAGGAGCAGCCTCAGATTCGGTCTTTGTCGCAGTATTCTCTGCGGCGGGAGTCTCAATCTCAGGATTCTCCACAGCGCCTTCTGCCACGGCATTTTCAGTCATAGCAGGATTCTTTTCATTTTCATTCATTGGCGTTGTATCTCCTTTCTCCTTATCGGATGGATTATCATTTTGCGCAGTATAGTTCTGCTGAATTGCTTGATACTCATAGAGCCGGTCGCGGATCTGAGCAGTAATATCTTCAACAGAAAAAATGGCAGTAACGCAGCTGCCTGTCATAGCGGGCTTGATACTCGGATCAGTCGTAGACAGAATGCAGCAACCGTCAAATTTAAAAGACCCCACAGGAACGTTGCCGTTCTTATCTGCGGGGCCACAAGCCATATCGGTCAGCTCAACACTGTGATTCTTCGTACCATCGCGGGTAAAAATATCTACAGGATCGCTAAACTTTGTCCAAATCAAACCATCAACACGCAAATACTCCCGTTCAATACCGGTGCCGTCATCCTTAACGATCCAGCGAGGATTACAAGATTCAGGGATAACACCATAAGCTTGACCAGCATAGACGTATTTCACGTCTTTATCGGTGATTCGCAATTCATGTTCATGTCCTTTAAAATCCTTATCTTCCTCGTCAAGTTCATCTACAACATAACCAAGGATCGGCGTATTACAGATTGTCGGTACTGCTTTGTTGATCGCGTCTTTTGTAAAACTTGTCTTATTGAGGTTTGCTCCAGTGTGCATTACATCAATGCTGACATCAATGAAGCGAAAATCAGAAGATTCGTATTCGCCCTTCTTAATAAAAGAAACCGGATATCGTTGATTCATTCTGTTTTCACCTCCTCGTCAGCAAAATAAAAGCCCTGGCGAATCGCAACCTGCAACTCAGCCAGAGCATTTTCAAACACAGAATCGTATACAAAAACATACTTGTTTGTTGGGTCTATTCGTAGCATCAGAGCGCCACGGTCGGTCAGGAACTTTGCCATCCCGGCGGAGTGTGCTCCGTGTACGATAACTTCATAAATCTCCTGACTCATCTTATGCCTCCTGTCTATCAGCGCTTACATTGCCAGCATCAGACAGGCCCTCGCCCTTACTTGCGTTTGTTGGGCGGCCACCTTCATCCCCGGCGGAACCGGACTGAGTATTGGAGCTCTTGAGCGGTGTTTCACCAGCACTAAGTCCCAGGATTTCATTTTCAAGATAAGTCATGTTCTCATAATCGCTGCCCGCATAACCAGTAGTTGCAAGAGCGGCGGTTCGAGTCGGCATACCATAGGTGGCATCCTTGAGATATCTTTCATGCATCTCAGTCACGTTATAATGAGTGACTGGTAGGAAGTTTAGGCGGAACTTATAAGAACTGGAAACGCTCTTCAGCTTGCGATTGATCCAGCGTTCCAACTGTCGCATCACTGCAAACACGATCTCCTGGTCATTCACAGTACACAGCTGCAGGGTAGTAGCAGAAGGATCTTCGCCACCGCCGAACAGATTCTTATTCACGCCAGCGCCTGTAAAGAATGTGGCCTCAGCATTTGAGACCTCTTTAGAGTCACTGTTCACGCCGCTCTTTTCAAAGTTCCAGCTACTGATCTTCATGGGAGTAAGAATTGCGCCAATATTCGGCGGAAGTACATTACTCATCATGTCATAGAACTCTTTTGCTGTATCATAGTCGATCAGGAAAGAGCCGTCAGTATCATTCACTGGAATCTCCATTGCCAGCGCCTTATAGTTATTGGTCTCACTTGCGTTTTTACTGATGGCACGGTAGTCTTCAATATCGGCAAGCGCACTAAACAAACTCACAAACGGGGGAATGGGGATATAATCGTGCTCGTTTACTTTGATGCAAATGGACTTGGAACTGTCCAGCTCCTGCCACTTGTAGTTCTGCGAGTCAGCCTTATATTGGTTATACATCGTCTCAAACTCTGGCGGATAGTTGGGCAGCTTATCTTTGTTGGAATCAAAATAAGAAAAATCAAAAGCAAAGTTATAAACGCCGTCCTCAATGCTGCTTATTTTACAATAGTCTGCATCAAGATTTTGAAAAGCAAAACTGTCATTTGTCTCCCACGCATAGCCATAGTAAACGTCATCGCGGAATGCAATTGTCAGTATCTTCGTGGCTTCGTGCGAGATATTCATCAGCTCAACTGCTGTTACAGCAGAATAATACGCCTTCTTAAATTTATTGGCGTTAATTGTCTTAGAGCGATCAAGTCCATACGGAGAAATCGTGTAAGAATATGTAGACATATTCGCAAAATACTGAATCAGTCGGCGATAGTAGTTTGAAATATTGAATAGATATTTACTCATATTTCGCAGCTGCTTCTCATAGTTGGCGGGGTTGCCAAGATAGGTGACGATCTGATCTTTCGTATATTTTGTATATGTCGGATTTGTGTCGGTACTCGATGCCAGATTACGGATACCGATATGTGACAAGTTCGCATAAACGCCATTGACAAGATCCTGATATGTTACATAAGAGGTCTTACCATCTTTGGCATTTGTTACGCGGACCTTTTTCTGCATTTTATCTTCAGCCATTACAGTCCTCCCTTCTTTAACACAGGCGCTCTAAAGTTAAACGTGAGCGAAGTTGGTTTTTTATTCTTCTTCTCCATGCTTCGTTCAACTTGCTGCGCAATGTAATAGTTGTAAGACAGGGAAGAGTAGCGGTCTTTACGGCAGCCGGATTTCTCCTTGACCTTGATAACGTTATTCACAGTTTCGTAGCCCAGGTTCACGAGTTCGTTTACAGCAAGTCCGGTATTGATATATGGCATCTGTAGTGCGGCTCGTTCAGTAGGCGACATTTTATCATAGCCTTTATAGATTTTGCGCAACTGGTCTTCACATCCGTACTCACTCTGAAGCAGATGGATACGTCCTTGCTGGAAACCGCTGCGTAATCCAATGGCTACATCGCTATTAAACTGGGAGCTGCCCATAATAGCCTAGATGACCTTGCGAGCATTTTTGTCAGCACAGCGAGATGCGATTTCTTGATTGTTACAGCAGCTAATCGCAGGATACGTTTCGCCTGTTTCTGGGTCATACATATCGCGCATTAACAGGTCGACCAGAGGTAATCCAACGCCTCTACAGTCAACCCCGATATAATCACAGTTGAAGTAATCGAAATACCGTCGTAGTTTTAATGCTTGGTCTTGCGCACTCATACCCTCAACGTTCTCTGAATAGACAAAGTTGCTGGTATAGCGCCCTGATTTATTCGGCAGCATACAGTTCAAGAAGATACTGGTTGCATCGTTGTCGTTTTTGCGGCTACTCATCAATGCAATATCGGCAGTAAGAATTCGCACTTCGCCATTTTTCTTTTTCGGCACATCCATAGCAGCTTGATTAAGTAAAAGATTCGGTGCGTAGAACGCCTTTTCAATGACGCGCGTTTTGTTGATGTCATCAAATTGGAATAACCCACCCTCAGTAGCACCAAGCCACTTACATTCATTCTCCATTGCAAATGTCAAATCAGAAAAACTGGATTCACTCATTTCGTCCTCTACAGCTTCCTTCAACAGCAAGCCGCTCTTGATTGACATTTGATACGGGAAGGATACACAGAAATATTTCTTATTAAAGTCGATCATATTTACGAAGTAGTCCTGACATTTTTCATAGCTCCAATGGTTTTGGAACCAAGCGGAACTTAGGTAGAATTCTTTGTTTCGCTCTGCAAGATGTGCATATTGTGGCTTGTCCAAATATCCAGGATGACGAACAATATTCAGGAACTTCTTCAAAATCAAATCGATAACATCTTTAGAAAGCAATCTATATTCATCACAGATGAGAAGTGTAGCTCGACTACCACGACTACTATCTGTGGCAGTGACTACTTTGATATAGCTGCCGTTCTTAAATATAATCTCTGCTTTTTGATTGTTGATATCGACCTTTTTGATTTCAGAGCGTAGAAGGGGACTATTGGGGTAGATCTCCTTCATTATCTTTTCATCCAAAATACTGATAGATTGGCTTCTTACCTTACAGGCAATACAAACCTTGGAACCAGGCCATAGAATACATGTAATCACACAGAAAACTGCGGTTAGAAATGACTTACCAAGGCCACGAGCAGCAATGAAGCAGAAGCCGGTGCATCTCACCATCAAAAACAATAGTAGCTCTTGGAATGGCTTCAATGTCAGGTTTAAATAGTCTTTTGCAAACCGCTGAGGATTCGCTCTATAGAATGATGCCCTCATGGCAACTGCGTTCATTATTTTTTCTGATTTTGTATTCGCTACTTCCTTATCTGTTAATTTCTCTTTACTCATGCGGGACCACCGCCTTCGCCAATACCGAAAATAGTTTCGCGGAGGCTGGTATCTGTGGCATCGTCCTCATTTGTCTCTGGTTTATGGGCAGTATATCGTTCAAACTCTTCGTCAAATTCGTCTTGATATGGATTCTTTAAGTTGAACATCTTAAGCAAAGTACCCAGAACCCATACTCTGAAATACTTACCGATATTATCAACGTCCTGCCACTCTGGCGACGGCTCTGGAATCGGTTCTTCCTCTTCCTATTTCTGAATCAGCGTGCCAAAAGTATTCGTTTCAGCCAATGCGTTATCGTTCGTCTGATTCGGTTTGATCTGAGCGGACCCCATCAGGTTCTGCAGGTTGTCGTTTGCTTCTTTTATTTTCTTTGTGTCGCCAGTGGCATCAGCCTTATCGCAATTAAGTTCTGCCTTTGCAATGCGTTTGAACAGAATTTCTTGTGCGGCCGTCTTACATTCATGTCTAGTGATAAGATTTTGATAGTGCTCATCAAGGAATAAATAATCTTTTTCATCCAGACCAGTACCCCAGAATTTTCTCATCTTCAGAGTGACCTTTGTACCCTTTGTATCGCCGGCAGCCAACGCATCCTTTTTCTTCTGATCGATTACATCATCATAGGATTTACCAGCGTGCTGGCGCATATTAAGCCGTCCCATGTAGGTGTTGATCTTCAAAGCGGATGCGGTAGAATGCTCAGAAGCCTCCAGCAGCTTATCATCAACATAGGTGTCAAACATCATAGCCAGACGATCGATCGCCTCGTCCTCGTCGTTATATTTCTTGGCGTAAAACTCAAACATGCGCTCACGACACTCATTGCACCATGGGAGATATCCATCATTACCCATAAACCATTGGCTCTGCGTTTTTGAGAAATTTCCCTTACGCACATCATAGATCTTTCCGCAACACATGCACTTGCCACCGCTCCAAGACTGTGGGACCTTGATACGAGGCGGTTTCTTATCTGCGGCAACTCTGGCCATAGCCAATCACCACCGTTCCATCGTCCATCATATCATCGAAGCGATATTTAATCTGATCCTATAGTTTTAAAACTTCATTCAGTTTTTTCGTCTTGCGGAATTTTGTATATACAGAGCCGGTTACCGGGTGCTCTCCAATCTCTTCGTAAAAAATTCCCATAGCACGAACAAACAGCGCTGTCCGTCTGGAATAGCAGTAGAAGTAATCGCCTCCTAAATCTTTGTGATATTTTTCTTCCATCTCTAATTTGGAACCCTCCTTTTTAATTTATTTTTGTGGGTACAGGTATACGAGTCGAACGCATCCAAACACAGCTTATGAGGCTGGTCAGCACACCGGCGCTGTCACCTGCGACATATAAAGCTCGCCTTTTCTAACGAGCTGTTTATTTAACTATTGTTGAACTTATCTGACAATTCTTTTAAGATCTGATAAACCGTTTTCAATTCTCCATCAGCATTTCTAATATCAACCCCTAATTCTTTAAGACTAGTTTCAATGTCTTTATCAGGGCAAGCACAAACAGTCTCACATTTAGAACCTGCTAAAACAGAACAAATGTCGTCCATAATAATCTCCCTTATAATAAAAAACGCCCTGAGCGGTTAAGCCCAGAGCGCTTAAATCTATTAAATTACGATGTTAAATCACTATCTTCACTGGCTTCTCCAGCTTGACATCATACAGACATTCAAGTCCGCTATCATCGATTACAGCCACTGCCTGTTGCGGCACATCATTCTTGCGCAGTCCAATTGCGTAGGAATCGCTGCCACAAACGCAGCCGCTCTCAATAACCTTCGTACCATGCACCGTTGTCATGCCGTTTGTGTGGCGGTGACCAAGGAACACCATGTCGATTGGCTGCTTCACCATCAGTGTCAGGTGCTCAACGACGTTAGCAGGGGAGTCCTTATCTCCATGTGCGTACATCACAAGACTATTCCTAGCCTTAAAGCCACCAAAGGTCGGATCAAGCTTCTCTGTTTTAATATCAATGCCAGCCAGATTTTGCAGTCGTGCCTTCATATAGAACGGAATCAGTGCTTCAAGTTCGTCACCTGCTACCTGATCCTCTTTGCTTGGGAATACTCGTGAATGATTGCCACTCACAGAATACACGTCAATATGCTGGCATACCTCGTACAGTGTAGCAACAAAATTACTTACCAGCTCTGCAGCAGTCATAACCTGCTCAATGCTGTTTTCATTGTTCTGCACGCGGGTATTAACATGGATATGCCCATTGATCAGGTCGCCCAACAGCAGCACATGAATTTTTTCGGCTGTATGTCGCGCTACGATATTGAACACCTGTGCAGCATAACTCTCAAGCCGAGCCTTTAGAATATCCTTGTTGAACTTATTCCACGCCGAATCAATACCCGCGCCAGCGTGTAAATCAGACAAGCACACAATCACATCGTGACCGCTGTCTTCGTACTGCACAACATTCAGAAAATTGTCAGGGTTATACGGAGCAACATTCTTCAGAATCAATTCCTTAACGGATTCGGCACGAGCAACATCGCGATACACCTTGTTTGTTGCATTGCGTTCATCTTGTAATTTGATTTTTTCAATCTTCAATCGCTGCAGTTCGTTCTTGATCGTTTCTTCGTTGGCGTGATCAATAGCGTAGTCATAACCATCTTTCCACGACTTATAGGTCTTGCGGTATCTGCATTCGCCATAGTCTGAGCCGGTTGCTTCATTCAGCAGTTCTGCTGCCTGATTCTAAGTCAGCTTACGTTCGCTGCATGCCTCACCAATCCGCATCATATATTCATCAAAGGTCTCGCCGTCCGCTTTCTTAAATTCGTCCATGCGCCACCTCAGATCTCAAAATTGGTGTTGGTACGCTGGGTGCGGTTCAGTTCGCGTAGCGCCTCTTCTGCCTCGGGATTGCCAGGCAACTGAGTCAGCACAGACTTGATTTCCTCCGCATACCAGTGATGAACGGTACGAGTGATATGGACACCGGGAATAACCTTACGCAGATACTCTGCCTCACGCTTAGTAATTTCAACCATTATAATAAATCTCCTTTGTAATTTATAATCGAAAGGGAAATATACAACACCCTTTCATATATTAAGAACTTAAAGTTCATTTCGGTCGTTTGTTTCGATTCGCATTCTTTTTCGCTAGACGTGCCTGTTCTTTCTTTGCCGCACATCCTTTGCAATATCTGCTGGCATTTGGCTTTTCTGAGTGATACTGTTCGCCACACACGATGCAATAACATTCCTTCGGGTCAAATAGCTCTCGCACTATGGCGCTTAAATTCAGCCGATTGTTTTCAAGCGTCACATTGAACGTGTACGCAATCGTGTCATTCTTATCAAGGGCAAAATTTGGGTACTGGTATAAGCATCCAATGTCGTCAGTGCCGGTTCTGTTCAGCAGGTGATAGTCGTCAGAAATCTCTTTCATGCCCCGCACTGTATTATAGCCGTCGTCCTAGTTCTTCCCAGCGCAATACATGATCTCTGTCTGCTCTTCAAAGCAGCCACCAAAACGTTTCATCTTGAACTCGGTATCCAAGGCAAAGGTATCGCTTCCATACAGCCGGCAGAAGAATATTACCCCAAACAGAACACGTAATTGTGCGTAGTTGATATGATACTTTCGGCGCGCCTCTGTGATATAGTCCAGATCTTTCTGATAAAGCACAACTTGATGTACGTCAAGTATGGGCGCGTTATTTTTACGGCCTCTGCTGAACGTCTGGATCAAGTGGCTACGGTCATAGCTGACAGACTCAGGATTTTTCATCCGCTCATAATAAATGGTGGCGCATTCAATAGGGGAGAGGGAGGTTCGCTTCAGCAGATTTCGCAGCATCAGATTTGACTCGTGATAGTCCTGCCAATGATCGAGCAGCATATTCTCATTACAGTAGAAAGTTGTATATGCCATTTAACCTCCTTACTCGATTGGTATAATTTCGCCATCAATATAGCGGCAAAGTTGTCCATGTGCATTATAGTATGGAGACATATATCCACTATGTAGCCAATAATATATAACTCTTGTATTCTCATCATAGATAAGTTTCGTATTAGAAATACTATACAAAGAACTTCCATTATAAACAGCTTTATCGCCTACATTGTTTTTACGCGGAATAGATGCCCAAATTCCAATACCTAAACATAAACATATTATAGCTATCAAAGTGATGATTGTTATTTTAAAACACCGATAACTCATTCTGTTTCATCCTTCCCATCAACTGCTTCGTGAACATAATTTGAAATACGCTCGAATTCGGTATAATCAAAATACATCTCACCGCAATCACCGCATACCATCGCCGTGATATCCGGCACATGAACCATCTGATTTTTATAAGTAAATTCGTGCTCCAGTCCAGTCTGCTTTGTCAACAAGCCGCCACAGGTAGGACACTTGGTTATTTTCTGCAGTTTCTTTGTTTTCTTCTTAAACCAACCCATATTATTTCACCCTCGCTTCATGGATTTTCGGTTCAGCCAGACTATATCGCTGGCCAAGGTATTCGTACTCGCCGTTCGGATCGTGAACTGGCAGCTGAACAGGAACCGGCTTGATATTTTCGACCACACCAGCGCCGGCCATGTGCCACAAGAACTTCTTGAATTTATTGGGATACTTCTCGTAGCAGAGCACTACAAGAATATTCGCCAGCTCTCTCACATCAGGACACACCAGCTTGCACTTGTTACGGTAGACATTGTAGATCGCCTGCCAGTTCGTTTCATATGTCTTGGCCTCTTCTTTGGTAATACGCGACTCAATGTCCTTATGATATAATTGCCAGTTGCGGCATTTCTTTTCGAACTCAAGTTGTTCCTTACGGCATTTGTTGAAGTCCAAGAAAATGGCCTCGATCTCGTCAAAGACTGCCTGATCATAGGAGACCTCTGGATCGTACATGATATGCCAATCAAAGCTACCTGCAGGCTCTTTGCGCCACCGTACACCGCGCTCCCAACGCTCCAGACTCATGCAAAGCAGGTTCATGTTGCTATGTGCCTTGCTGAGATTATGTAAACGTGCGTAGTAAGGGCCTGCATACTTCATAAAGTAAGGTAGAGGACGACCATAAGCTGCTACATTACGCGGGATCGGATATAGAACACCTGTTTTAGCATAATCGATAGCTTTTCCGTTGCAGATGCTCAAAAGCGAAATATTATCGTGATAGAGCTTCTTGGTCTTTTCCATGGTCGGAACCTTATTATGGTATGCAGTTGCGTAGTTTGAAATTTCGCCAATAGAACTCTTCAATCCGCGAATGGTGCAGGCGACTTTGTTCTTCACAATATCACATTCTGCCAACGCAGTGATCTTATCTTCAACATCAAGTGTGATGGGGATATTATCAGGAACACCACTCATCATCAGTGGATTATCGATGATTAGAACCAGGTCGCCGTCAAAATCAGAACCATTGAGTCTGGAAGCCACGATGGATTTGATATTCACCATAGCAACATTCTGAAGATGGCTGCAGTATTTGCGGGTGTATTCGTTGTCTACGGCCTTGGCCTTTACATGTTCTGCAACAGAGATATGGGGATTGCGCTCAATTAAGCGGTCTCCCTCCATCACACCACGACGATCAAAGCTATAGAACTCACCGTCTTCAAGGCAGCCAGTTACAGGTAGGCCACCAATGTGCTGTAACAGTGCAATAAGGTCAGGAGCCCAGAACTTAAAAGTAGCATTCATCCAAAGCCGACCGCACTTCATCTCATTGCGATATTTATCAAGCAGCGAGTGAATATAATCTTTGATTGCAGGCTCTTTTACCATCACTGGGTTACGCAGGGCAGCAGCCATGTAATGATTCATTGGGTCGTTGTTCTCGGCAAGTAAACCAAGGAAGCAGTATGTATAAATCGGGTCGCCTTTGACAATATTTTGATACCAGGTAATGCTGTCGTCAGCTAGATGCTTAAAAGACTCATTGTCAAGCTGTAGATCTTGAATGACCTGATAGTTGCTACGGGTGGAAAGCGGTTCTTGTTCAAGCGTAAAGTTCCATTTAGCTACACCAAGGCAATTATCGTACTTCTTGAAAAGTTCCCAGTATCTCTCCCAGTCAGAATATGTACCAGTTTTCTTGAAATATTTGAGACCCTTGTACATTGAAGCAGTAATAATAATCATTGGTTCGCTGCCAGGTGTTACATCATATTCCATGCCCCAGATGTCCTTGATTTTTGTAACGCCGTTCTCTTCAAAAAAACGCTCGTAATCAATCTCGTGTAAGCAACCCTTGATATATGGAGCACGCAGAATCAAGCTGTTCATCCGTTCAGAAGTGCCGATACGCTTTTCAAATTCGCGCATGATACTTGGGTGGCAGATTCCAGCGCCATCAAAGGCGTTGATATCAATGTCAACTGTTTTTGTGGCGATATCTTTCTGAGTCCAGGTGCGTTCTTTGCCTGTTTTACGGTCATTAAACGTCACAGTCTTGTCTACTAGGTACTCGATCCACTGATTCTTGATCGTTGTCATATAATCTGGAACAACAATCATTTTTGGGTACCAGTTCTCCAGGCAATGGCAGCTGCTCAGCATCAAACCACGATAAGCATAGTACTTGCTCAGGACGGTTGGTGTCTCAGAAAAATCCAGCTCCATACTTACACGGCGGTCGAGTTCAGGGTAGATATGTCGCTCAACAAAACTTAACATGCTCTGACGGACCATACTTGCACTACGTTCACAGAACAGATATTTCTGGCCATTAAATTTGAATCCATGCTCTACTAAATGATCAATAGCATCAGGGTGGTTCTGACCGCCTGTTGCATCAACAAAGATAATAAAGCGCTGGAATTTATTCTAGTCATCGGAAATGAGCCGAATCTGTCTGAACAGCATATCGTCGCCCTGTAAGACCTTATACTGCTCCATCTCTTCTGGTGTCAGTTTAAAATTATAGTTATGAGAAACGATATAATTCAAGTTAAATTTTAGTACGCTATATAATGGTGGACTAAACAAATAATATCACTCCTCAATGAATCAAATTATTCCAGTGGTCGTTAAAGTGGTCATCGCCGTCATCTTCGCCATCGCTGCCGCCCATATCATCGTCGCCATACATAATCTCATCGTAGGCCGCCAGACACCTGCTGATAAACACAACCAAAATGGGCGTAACCACCAGGGCAGTAAAGAGCACACGTCCTAGAATCTGATATGTAAGCACAAATACAACAAGCATTTCTGCGATAGTAAACATCCAATCAACAAAGTCAACGGAACTTAAAACACCAGCGATAAGTACCATCAGCGGAATAGAGTTAACGCGGATCTCCTGAATATCGTCTCGCTCTGTATCATTCTCTCCGCCCGGCTTCTTAGGCTCTTTGTCCATACTACTGCGTACCTCCTTAGTCTTCGTCGTCGTCCCACATTGTGCGCCGCTTTCGCCGCTCTGATTGCCGCTGGCGTTCGCCGCTTTCCTGAGCCTTCTCAACTTCCTGCAAAAACTGATTCTCAATCATACGCTGTTTGCGGGCGTTACGCATATAGCTGCTCTTAGACACCTTATCACGCTTGCGATCACTCATCGTCGCCGTCCTCCTCATCATAACCATAATCATCTGGGCAGTACATCTCGTGAAATAAATATCGTGTCAAAGAAGGGGACATAGGCGTACCATCTTCCATCCACAACGTATCATAGAGCGATGCATTGCCGATCAGTTCCTGCTATTCTGCATATACCTGAATCGCGTCAAGGATATCCTCGTAAGTTACATCATAATCGCGCACAGCATCAGCTACGGCAAATCCGATATTATAAATATCCTGTTTTGAAAAGTCGTTTTCTTTCATATAGTTCCTCCTTATAGCAGCGGCTCACAAATACATGGCCCTGTCAGTAAATCGATTTTATGTTCAAGTTCTGCGATTCGAGCTTGTAATTGATCAATCGCAGTTTGATACGAAATTGTTGTTGCTTTTATAGTATCTATACGTTCTACTGCAAAATGCGACAGATTATTTGCTTCATCGGCTTTAATAATCGCATGGTTCACTGTATCGTGCATAGAAAATAAATGATTATCTATTTCTTCAACTCTTACAGTTAGCTCTTGTTCGTCCAATATTTTCATCTCCTTTACAATAGACTTTCACAATAATATTCACTATTTGTATTGATATCTCCATTTATCAGTTTAAGATATCGTCTGTACATCTGTTCAGCATAAGGCCCAGCAATTTCGAATTCAAATCCGTTATTTAATAAGAAAAGTCTTACTTTCCTTTTAACTACAAACGTTTCATCTGGTTCTCCATAGCGGCAAACCGTCATATCGTCTTCGTCTATTTGAAATCTAAAATTATCAAATTCTATTTTACAATCATTTTCAATTTCGATATGTAATTGTAGGGCTGCTTGTTGTTGTACTTCTTCACTGATATATTTTTTCATAATAGACTCTCACAGTAACACTCATTGTGAATAGATGCACTGTATTCTTCTTTTAGAAATTTTTTCGATACATAGTCTTTGATAAACTTTTGTAAAGTTTCATCAGTAACTATGGTGTCATAATCAACCCATTTGTCGAATTGAATAGTGTGATGTGAATCGCCATAATTTACAGTGTTGATAGTCGATCCATTTTCAAATTGAATTCGCACAGGTTGCTTCCAATCCGATGGATACATGTATATCTTATCATCAGGTATCAATAATTGATTGTTCATATCGTGCCTCATAATAGTGATTCACAGACACACTCGTTCTCTGCCTCGACAACATTAGGAATCGCAATCGTCCACAGCGTGTCGTGTCCCATTCCATAGTATTTTACTTCCGCTTGAACTTCACGCTGGTTACCATTTGCGTCAATGTAAGATACAATTTCGTTTGTGGTTCGCAGTGGTTTATCGCTTGGCAGAGACCATGTAAATCCATCTTTCGACCAGTCAAAAGTAAACTCGCCACTGTTGACATCATCGGGATATCTGTATTTACACCATCGCAGCGTGCGATCATCATGTAGCGCATCAAATTTGTTCATTGCTGGCACCTCTGTTATACCAAACTGTTACACACGCATTCATCCCGCTGCACTTCTTGAGGCGTAGTTGGCGGTGTAAACGCAACCTCGCTCGGATCGTATGTCATCAAAGAACAGGCATCGATTCGCACATTCGGGAAGCACATGAACTTAAAGCATCGGTCAATATCATCAACAACAAGTGGCTTATCCTCTAAGTGCAATCCACGATAATTATCGGGAGGACAAGTAGTTGTTATCACGTGAATACTGTATTCTCCGCGAGCTCTGCTTTGTAAATCTACTATAAGGCATTGATGATCAACCCTATACCCCTAATATTGAATATCAAGGTTCCTTGCGATTTCCTTGATATAGTCCTGTGCACATAATATAGCCGTCCCGCCCATCGGCACCAAGATGTTACAGTTGTTCTTGACAGCGTATTCGCAGATCGCATATGTACGTCCACCGCCTCGTGGCGTTAATATTCTTTTCATATTTCACCCCTCCTTACAATAGCGGTCTGCACACACATTCGCACTGTTGATCAGCCAGAGCATCATGGATTACATCGTCCAGACATTCGGGTGTGATGGAGAACTGCTGGAACAAGTCAAATTGATTGTTGTTCATCAAATAGTTCATGGTGATCCGCCGCATTTTATTCTCTGAAATATACTTCGCATCCTCTTCACCATACAGCCGCGCGATCTCCTTGAAAAATTCAAAAGTATCGGTCAGCGCCAGCCTATCGTCAAAATAGAATGTCGTATATTGTGCGCCGAATTTATCTTTATTGAATATATTCCAAAAATCTTCGGGTGATTTACAGATTGCGGTCTCCTTGCGATGCTTTTGCACAGTATCCATGCGTTCATACCAGTCACACACTGTGTCATAGATCGATGGTCTTACGAATAAAACGCGCATTATTTCTTCTCCTGTTATAGCAAAGTCTCACAGACACATTGTTCGTTGAACAGCTGTTTGTCATATTGTTGGCATATTTTCAAAGCAAGATTAGTAATCCATTCTGCGTCGTCTCCATGAAGTACCTTATAATTATCATCGATAAACGCAAATACAGCAGGTCCCGTTTGCTTATATAGATGATAATAGACTCCTGCTCCACCGACAAAATCCATGAAGAATCCTGAGTTGTCTTTTAAGCCAAGCAACAGAACATAAGTGTCAAAATATCGAGACATCTTATAGGTCAGATACTCATTGGTTGTATAAAATATTTCTTCACTAGCTTTACTCATCTGTCCCATGCTACTATGCCTCTGTTAAATGGTGTAATCAGATATCGGTGTGTAGCTATATTATTCAATTGAGCTTGCAATTGGTTTAATATAACCATATTGTCAGAATGTTGGTTTTCTATATATTTTTTGAATTCCTCCAGTATCTGTTCTGTCTCAACTTCTCGAAGTCGGTCACACAACTCTTTCGCTAAACCGTCAATCGCTTCATAGTTCCAGTCGCCAGTAGGAGAGATGTAATCCATTGGTCGTAATCCGTCTATTCTTACTTCTATCATTCTGCTGTGCCCCCTTAGTCTAACAGGTCAGCCAGTTGTGCGGTCTCGCTGCGTTCTGTCTTGTTCAGGTAGACATATCCAAAGTGCGGGTTGCCAGCCAGACACTGAATTGCCTTACGCATACCGCTGTTATTTTCAAACACGGCCTCGTCAGTCTGCTTCAGATCGCCATCAAGCCACAGCATAGATCCTTCACCAACACGGCCGAGTAGCAGCTGTACATGCTCTTTGGTCAGATTCTCAGCCTCTGAAACCATAATAATTGCGTTCTTGTAGTCGCGGCCACGAATAAATCCAAGGTGAGCTACTTCTACCTGCCCATTATTGATCCAGTATTCCAAACCAGCTTCGCCGCCCAAGTGATCAGCCAGAGGTCCAGCAAAAGAAGCAGCGCCGAGCTTCTCTAGTAGAGTGCCAGGTAGTGCACCCAACTCCTTGGTATTCTTGACTTCGATGTTATTGCGAATCCAGATCAGCTTCTCAACCTTGTGCTTCTCGATCATATCAATGGCAGAGGACACCATAAGCATTGTCTTGCCGCTGCCGAATGTTCCAGCCAGCATTTTAACTGTAATATCGTCGTTCTGCAGCATATCAAATGCGAGCTTCTGTTGGTCATTGAGTGGTTTTACGTCGCCAGTGAAGCGATTACTGATCTTTTTGTATTTGAGTGGTACATATTTCTTGCCATTCCATCGTAGCCAGCCTACCGCATTGCCTGCCGGCATATCATCGTCTACTGTGTCTGGATCACGAACAATCAGATAGCCATTCACTGGAGTGTCAAACAGATTCTGATATGTATAGCCTTCATCGTGGGTTTGATATGCCATCGCCATGGCTTCCTCGCCGCCTTCATCAAGAGTGACTTCAGTCTAGCCAGTGTAGTTATTATTGGCGCTTGCTGCTGCATCTGGATAGGAGAACTCGATCGGCAGATCAAGAATGCCGCTGGCGATATTGGCGCAACTTAGGTCGCTGGTGACGAACCTGAAAGAATCAATGTTGGCCTGGATCTGTCGCTGTGCTTCCGGGAGTCCGGCTTCAATCGCGTCATTCAAATTGCGCTTCATCTCGTCCAGATACCAGCGGGCGGTTGCCATGATCGTCGCGTCGTTGTTATCGCTGATCGGTTTGCCATCCAGGATATAGAACAGGGAAGACATGGGGACTGCCACTACCATAAAGGTGTTGTCGTCGTGATGCTCGGCCAGCAGGCGGGTTACAGTACGGGCCTTATAGCGGATCTCTTCGCTCTTCTTGCCGCTTGTCTTGATCTCTTCCAGCTCGTGCAGCGTCATATCGGCAATCAGAAACGGCTCTGTTGCACCAGAAGCGGTTGCACTGGCAGGTTCGAAAGCAGCAGCTCCCAAATCAAGAAGCGCGGAGGTGTCATAAAACTTCATTAACGGGTTATCCTCCTTTTATAATGATATTGTAAAGTGTGATTGACTACTGAAAATATAAGCTCGCAGCTGTGGAGAGAACTGCGGGCTTTTTCTTTATACCTTATTATACACCCATGGCGCTGTAAAAGCAATAGTTTTGTGCAAAATACCGGAATAAAATAATCTGTTGTAAAAGTAAATAAAATATAGTAAAAATAGCAGAAAAATTGTTAAAATTAAGCAAAAATGAGCAAAAATAATGCATTTTAAGCGTTTCTACGGCGCTTTTGGGACGCTATTATGTGGCGATCGAGGCACAACTGCGTGAAGATTGGGGTGAAAATCACGTTCGGCATGGAGCGTTTTATAACGATAATACGTTGTTTACCGGAGACAAAATCGGGGCTAAATATGGGTGTTTTACGGGTGCGCAGATAGGGGAGATGATGGATGGTTTTGGGGCGATCAACAGGTGATTTTGGGTGCTGGTGACTGCGAATTAGGAGCAAATGCGGATGGATGATTGTTGCGTGGAGGAGGCGAGTGGGAGGCAGGTGAGGTGTGAAAACCGGGTGATTTGGTACGGGCTGGGGAGATGGAATAACTGGTACGCACGACCCAAACTCGACCCCCTTTCCAATTTTTAACATCCCCCCGGTATGGCCCGAAAAGTCTAGGATTCATGCGGGTTTTCGGTGAATGCTACCTTCCGTTATTAGGTAGTATTCGAGTGCTGGAAATCTGAAATTCTGTCTGGATTTTTACAACTGCCTGTTGTGCCTGAAAATTTCTTTGCTGTTTTTTGTTGTATTGTGTTACCATGTATTTTTGTGGCTGTACTATATAGACAGGCCCGCCGCCGTGGTGGGCTGGTATCACACTTTTAGAAATGAGGTTTATAAAAATGCTGTACTTGACCGAAAAATCCAGCGCCCCCGCAACTGTACGCCGTTCCACTTCTGCCCGTATTGCCGCCCGTGCCCGCCGTATTGCCCGCCGTGCCGCCGCCCGTGTCTACCGTGCCGCCCGTATTGCAGACACTCATACCGCCCCCGCCGCCGTGCTCATTACACCCATTACCCCCGCCGCCCGTGTTGCGGCAATGCTCATTACTGATGATATTACAGGACGTTTCACCCGGCACGCCGCCGCCGTTGCCGTTGCCCGTGTCTATCCCCGCCCCGTTTTGACCCGTACCAATGGGGGATACTGCTATATCCAGCCCGACGGCCCCGCATACCTTGCCCCCGTGGATAATGCCCCCGCATACCGCCGCCCCGCCGTGCCTTATACGGGCGGTACGGCCGAAAGTGTGCCTGTATCGTATCATCCCGGTATCAAAGCCGCCGCCCCAACAGCGGCCCCCGCACCCTTGTATAAGTCCAGCTATGCGGCACAACATACCATGCACACGGGGGCTGTATCGCCTTTGATGGGTTTGGCGGGTGCCGTTGCGTGCAACGTGGTCAAGCGCCGTTTTGAGGACAGTGCCGCCCCCCGTTTTTTGACCTTGCAATGGGACAACGTGCGGGATGCAAAGCGGAATACAGCCGCCCAAAATATGGAAAATCTCGCTGTTCAGTATGAGCACGCCGCCGCCGCACTGGATGCCGCCCAAACCCTTGCTAAAAGAGACGCGAAAATTTTGGGCTTGACTGGACACGTCAAAACGCGCTATATCGCCGAAAATACCGCCGCCGAAAAGGCCGCTTTGCAGTCCATAAAGGACAGTATTGCCGCCGCTGAAAAGTGCGATAATACGACTATTTCTGACTTTGCTGATATCAAGAGTGCCGCCTATATTGCCGGGTATGAGTTACTTACACAATTTGCCCGCTGGACTGTAAAAAACGGCGGTAAAGCGCCCGAAAATATTGATTGTGACGACTTAGTCAATACCCTAATTGCCCGCAACAAGTCCGAAAAAGAGGACTTAAAGGCCGCCCGTGCCGCTGTTGATGCCGCAAAAGATGCCGCCCGCCGTGCGGGGTATGCTCGTTTGATGGATTTTGCCCCGTACCGTGATGCAAAAGAACAGCTGAAAAAATACCGCCGCCGCAATCTGGTAATTGTAATGAGCAGTGCCGCCCGCACTTATATTGGTGGTGTTGACCACGGCGGCAACGTCCACGCCGCCGATATTGACGGGGCCGCACGCCGTGCAAAAAACGTTCAAAGCGCCGAAAATGCCGCCCTTTACAAGGCCGTGGATAATGCCGCTGTATATGATGAGCACTATACCGCCGCCCGTGCCGATATTCTCAACACTGTACAGGATGCCCGTGCCCGTGCCGCCGTTGCTTGTATCATTGATGGGTATACCATGGACCAGACCGCCGCCCGTCTCGCTCAACTGTACCCCGCCGAAAAATGGTATAAAATGCGTGTGTCCCGTCTCATTGCCGCCGCCCGTGCCGATATTGCCGCCGCTGATGGATACCGGGACACGGTACAGTGTGCCGCATATCTGGATGCAATCGCCGCCCGTATCAAATAAGGATCTCCAGCCGCCCGCCGTGGGCGGCTTTTCTTTTGCCCGCCGTATATCGCCCGTTTTGGGGCTTTATGCGGCTTTTTCTTTTGCCCTATATCCTACCATTCCAGCCGCTTTTACACGCTTTACAGGGCTTTACAGCCGCCCTACAATGCGCACTTTTCAACAGTGTATCGCCAAAAAATACACCTATAATAAAGCGCCGAAAATTTTTTCAAAAAAATTTTTCTGATTTTGTTACAAACGTGTTTCCCCACGGGGTATAAACGCCGCACGGCACAACAACAAACGCCGCACGACAAAAACCCCGCCGCACAACAGCGACACGGGGACACGGCACAACAACAAGCGCCGAAAAAATTCCAAAAGAAAATTTTCAAAACTTGTTACAAACGCCGTTCCCCACGGGGTAACAACAGAAACGCCGCACAACAGCGGCGGCAACAAGTTCAACAGCACCGGACAAAACGGAACGGATGCCCAGAACAGGAAAATCCAGTGAATCCTATAATGCGCTGGACGATGTTGGCCCAAAAGAAATTATGGGCCGTTGGTGTCGGGAATCGCCGCCCACATGAACACATTCGCAAAAGTTGCGAGAATGTGAAAGCGACCGACTATGTGATGCAGGAAATGGCACCATGAAAGTGACCTGAAAAACGGCTACCAATGGATGTAATCGTAAGCTCCAACAGGAATGCAAGCCTAAACGCAAGCCCTGACTGGGGGCATCTAACTACACCTGCGGCCGATAGTGCTTTAGTCGGCGCTGGTATTAAAGGTGCAAGAGAGCGTACTGCAAACGCAATGAATGGAGATAGAATTGAAATCAATGCAAGTGATTGACTGAATTGGCTCCGTCAATGAAAATCGTTGCTCCATGGCCCCTCCGGGACTATGGATTCAAAGTATTCGCAAGCAATGATTGAAATGATATCGAAATTGATTGTGTGGTGATTTTAGCGATATTACATAAGACTGGCGCAAGCTGGCCTTGTTTGATATATAGCCCTCCGGCGGCAACGTCAGAGGGCTTTTTATATGTCACTGAAGTGGTTCAAATGATTGCAGTTCGATTCTGCAAGGTGGCGCAAAACATATCAAACGAGAGGTAAAACTTATGGAAACCACTACTACTATGAACACCACGCCCGAAACTGAGACCAAAGTCGAAACGAAAGCTCCTCAGACCGCTGAAGAGTGGAAGGCTGACGCAAGTCGCAAGCTGCTGGCTCTGGAGCTGGCTGTCGATGAATACAAGGCCGTAGTCAACACGAAAGACTACGACGCAATCAAAGATAAGCTGGGACGCGTCAACCTGGCACTGGCTGGCTACAATGGTTCGTACAAGATGGCCGTTTACGCTGAGCTGGCTGAAAGCGAAAACCCCATGAAAGCGGCCGTCGAATACGGCTATCTCAAGTGTAAGCGTGTGAAAGAAGTCGTTGATCGCGACACTGGCATGATTGGTGTTGAAATCAATGATGCAACCGTTGATAAGCGCAACGTTCTGAATCTCATTGAATTTACCCGCTTTACGACCGCAAAGTTCAATAACACAAGCTGGCCCTTCGCCTGCAATGAGTTTGCCCGTGTAATCAGCATGGACACTATGGCAGAGCATACCATGAGCGCCGAAGAGCAGAAAGAGTTTAATGAGGCGTATGCTGAAAAGAAGGAAAGCGGGCAGCTCGTCCTGAAGTCTGTTGAAAAGATGAAGGCCGGCGCAACTGTAAGCAACAATGACCTCATCACTGATATCCAGAGCATTTTCGATGCCATTCTGATGATCCCTGTTGAAAACAAGAAGGGCGAAACCGTTAATGCCATCAAGGCAACCAGCCATGAGCTTAAGTTCATTATGAACCGTAAGTCCGGAGCTGGTAAGAACGCTCGTGACACTCATGTGATGGGCGGAACGGAAATGACTCAAGCAATTATGAACATGATGTGGAACATCGCAAGCCATGTCGATGAAAAGGGCGAACATGATTATCATGCCGACTACACTTTCAGCTTTGGCAAGTAATCGCAATCGCTATGAAAAGCAGACTGAGCGGCTATAAAAAGGCGTTAGGCTCAGTGCGTGGGGCCCTTCGGGGTCCCGGTCGCATTACAGAAATGAACGGAAGTAGTGCGAAAGAAAGGATGAAAGCTGTATGAAGTTCAATATCTATTTTGATGATGGTGTCATACTTCCCACTGAGGACATGAAAACCGCTTTCAAAGCGTGTGACATGCCTGATCGTGTGGCCGCTGTGACTGCCGTGAACTACAACGGAATGGAAGAGATTCTGTGGGGTGAAAAGCCCTGCGAAACCGCTCCCGATAAAAGCGGACGCTGGACGTATCCTAATCCCACCGTGACGAATGCAACCATTGATGAAGTCGGATTCAAAGCGCCTTTTGTTCTGGAAGCGAAAGTGCACAACAAGGAGACCGACCAGTATGAAACCCTTTATTATGAGCTGGATGCAACCGGTTTCAAGAACGCAACGAAAGACGTTGAGACCATGGTTGCCAACAAGCACTCGGACTGGACCAGAACCAAGCGAATCTTGACAGCAAGATTCTTCTCCAATAAAAATGGTCAGTTCAATATGGAAGGTTCGTTCAATTTCGCATTCTAAATGCAATCGCCTAATGAAATCGAAAAGGAGAACCCGTCAGGTATGAAATCAAAAATAATAACCGATGTCCTGAGCATGACGTTAAACTGCTTTGCCCTCAATATCAGAGCCTCCACGCGGCGAGGGTGGATAACCAACAAATCTGAGCTGGAATCCGGGATGAATCCATGATATAATAGCCCCAACGAAACCTAAGTCCAATGAAAGGGGTATTATGTTATGGATTGGATCGAAAAGCAGAATGATGATTTCTGTAAATGGCTCCAAGATATAGGAAAGCTCGAAAAAGTGTGCGCCAATGGTAAATCCTTTATGGTGAATCCGAAAGCCATACAAACCATTATGAAATTAAACGCTTTTTTCAAGACGAAATCAGATGAGCATATTCAAAAATGCAAATCTGTAGGAATTGAATGTCAACCATACTTAATAAAACTAGCTATGGGGAACGAATCAAGTCCTTGGTTTGGTTTTGAAACGTATTACATTGCGACAGATGAAGATGGTATTTCGTTTTCAAAAGAGGAGCAAAAGAAGTTTGACGAAATTTGTTCTGAAAATATAAACGGAATAACGTTTTCAGCAAACAAATACGATGGTGTTTCTATTACAATGGTTATCGAGAATTTCTATATCGAAGTAAAATAAATCCAGATTCCAAACGTAAGCCCTATGAGTATCACAGCTCGTAGGGCTTTTTCTTATGCCAAAACGTCGATGAATTTCTCTGGCGGTATCGGAGCAAATTCGTTCGGCGTTTTCTTTTTACCTCTTTTCCTTGTCCAAAATGCTGGGCGATTTACGGTACCAGGGTAGACGTAACCGTAACCACAACAAATCGAAAATTGAAAGGAGCTTAGCAAAATGAAATTCGTCAGAATCAACGGCGAAAACCACGCCGGTTACGCTCTGCTTGATATCGTCGAACACAAAACCACGAGCATGACTGTCGCAGAGCTGATGGAAGCCCTGTCCAAGTGCAGCCCGGACGCATACGTTACGTTCGGCAATAACTACGATGATTATGTCATCGAAACCGTAAACCAGATTTGAGTATCAAACGAAAAGGAGAATCATTATGGATTACTTTAGCACTGAATTCATTTTCGCTTGCGGCATCATCGTTGGTGTCGCTCTGGCAATCGTAGCGCAGTCTATCTGGCATGATGTTTTCGCCGGGCAGCACGCCACCACTAAGCGCCGCTGTCACTAAGCGATGCAGCCACAGCAAGCGCCGCTGTTCGAATCTAAACCACAAAAAAGAAAGAGGTATATCGTTATGAAATCCATTCTGAAATCGCTGAAGTCCATGGCAGTGACAGTCGCCGCTGTCTTTCTGATGGCCGCAATCTTTGCCCTGCCGGTTCCCACTGCAAGCGCCGCCACTGCAAGCGCCGCTGATCACAAGCCTGGTCTGAATGGTCGTTACATCCTGACTGGCATGGTCACTCGATATGATGTGATTACCGGTCTTGACTTGAACGACAACGAAAGCACCCTGTTGTACTGTACGATTGAGGACGAAAACGGTGATGCCTGGTGTTATGCCTACGAACTGGGCAGTGAAATGCCGCCTGTGAATCAAAACCTGACCCTCATTATGAATTGCAGTGATACTCCCGATGATATCGACGATGACATCATCGAAGATATTCTGTGGTGCAACTGCATTGCTAAGAAAGATTGAATATGATGATCTGGCGGCATTTGCTGCCAATTGATAAAACAAAAAAGAGAGGTAAAACAAAAATGCTGGATGTTCTGACTATTCTTGAATATGCTCGTAAAGGTGCACTTGCTGACTATGAAAAAGCATGTGTGATGCACCGTCTACTCAATATTAAAGAGACTCAGGCGATGGTTGATGATGCATGGGGAACGGCAAAAGAGCTCACTCGTTTGATGGATCTTAAAGCAGAACAAGTTAAGCAGACGGGACGTGATACTAAGGAAGATGCTCGGAAGCGTGTAGTATCAGCTGACCGATTCGTGCAGCCTAATGAGCAGGCTCTCCACAAGCAGGTGATTGCTGAAGCTCCTTACGTCCTCGTCATCAAATGGAATAATCCCATCATGGGCGAAATGGAATACCCCTTCAAGAGTTACGCCGAGGCTGAGAAGAACTTTGAGGTCGCCAAGCGTGAAGTTGGCAATCACCACGCAACCGAAGCTCATGTGTACGAACAGAGCGAAGGTCAGCGTGTTCCCGTGATGGGCATTATGAGCGGCAAGCTGTAAGAACACCGCTCCACAAGAAGGGAAATGAAATCGAATGCTGACTGTGAAACAAGTTTTTGAATTCGCTCGTGATGGTGCGTTCGAGACGTATAAGTTTGCAACTAAGTGCGAGAATTTTGACGCAGCACATGCGCTTGCTCAGATTATCAAAGAAATTCAGAATGTCATTGATAACCTCGACAAAAAAGAAAACTATATCGCCAGCTCGAATCCAGGCACTAAAACCGCTGTGCTCTTTGCTCTGAATCTAAAAGATGGCGAAGTACAGAAGCTCAAAGCGGCAAAACGTCCACAACCAGTGCAGCTGTATCAAGTTCGCGTCACCCATTTGACGGGCGACGAACAAGTGTTGCGATTTCCGATTCTGGCCGCAGCCAGTTCTACGCTCGAGCTGCTCAAATATGAGTTGGAAGTCGGGCGAATCCGTGGGGCAAAAATCGTCAGGGTAATTCCCAGTGTCGGCATGAAAGAAACTTTGGTCAGCATTGGCGAAACTGAAGGGGAGGACACTTTCTAATGATTTTGTCAGAGATCTATCAGATGCATGACAGATTGTGCGCCGTTGTGCTGGACCCGGAAAGCGGAACCCTCACGCCGATTCGTGTCGTAAATTTGGATACGAAAGAGTTGACCCCGCAGTTTTTCAGTGATGCGAGGGCGGGATTTCCTGATGCGAAACCATTCCGACCGTACAATCCGAACAGTCTGAATTGGCTCATCATTGAAAAATATGGTCTGCTGGTTGCATCTATCAATAATCTGGGTGGATTTATCGTGTTTGAAAGTCCTGATATGATTCCGCTGACAAAATCTCTATTCAGCAAGAAAGCGAGATTGAATTATGAGAGACGTTTTTCCCCCAGAGAAACACGCGATCGCCGTGTATCCGCTCAACAACTGGGGCGGGCTTGAGATCACAGCGATTGAAGAGGCGTGTGTTGAAATTGCAATCAACAATGGTGAGCGCCGCAAGCAGGCTGGCCGCCACAAAATCTATCAGACGAACAAGGGCCATGCGTATTTCATTATGCATGGCTCTCGTTATTATCTGGACGAATTCACAAGAGTATAAGCGCCGCAGCAGCCGTAAGAAGCGCCGCAGCGCAGCACAAAAAAACGTAGTAAGAAAGGAGCAATATGAATTATGTTCGCAACATACCTTAGTGACACGGATTCCACCTGGATGCAGTCCCAAGAGCGCCGTCATAAGCGCCGCATCGAATTGGCTGACCCGTACTTCCTGCCCTATAGCAGACTCCGGCCGCGTGTTCAAATCGAATTGCAGTTTCACATTCTGACTCTGCCATTCACAGTAAAGGAGGGTGATTTGATTGTTTGAGCATCCTATTGTCTGGGTGTTCGCCGCCATGTTGTTTCTGGTGGGCGCACTCCAGCAAATCGGAACCGGCCTGTATTATCTGGGATGTTTCCGCCGCTACAATCAGGTGATCGACACCCTGGCACGCTGGTTTGATACCGTAGATCCGATCAAAATGACGGAAACGATTCGCGATTTTTTCCTCATCTCGATCGCCCTGACTCTGTTGATTGCTGTGGTCGTCTAAGCGGCACGCAGTAATACATAAACGCAAAAAAGTGAAAGAGGTAATAAAAATGCTGTACTATCGTACCAAAAAGGAAGCCAACAACAAGCCCATGTATATGGGAAAGAGGCGGGACCGCGAAGAGAAGTGGTCGATCTATATCGCAGATGAACTGTTCACTGAGAAAGAAGTGTGCAGGTTGAATCTGAATATGGATTACCTGGAGCCGGTTGAAATTCCGCGTCTTCAGACTCACAAGCAGGGCTGTTTCCGTGTTGCGAATTTCGATGCCACCATCACCAAGGTGGAAGAGAGGCCCCTGGTCGAGCCGCTGTCCAAGGAAGCCACGCGGGAGTTGGTGAAGAAGATGAAAGACCGAGAGCTTTATAAGGCCCGCACCAATCAGATTCCCGATGCCCGTCCCGCCACCATTATGGTTCGGTTCAAGGTGCCAACCCCGAAGCAGGTCGGCGCTGCAAAAGTAAGTGGCGCACAGTCGAGCGTGGCAGAGAAATAATCCGGCGGCACAGGCGGCGCACATAAGCGGCGCGCTGCTGGTAAAAATAACCTACATACAATGATTTCCAATCGCATCAAAGACAGGACCACAGATGATATAATCTATGAAATTTTGATGTGATTCAAAATAACGCTTTGCAGTGGCGCTCTGGTAAAAATCGGAGCAACAAACTGCGGAGCCCATGTCGGGCGACTGGTGGTACCGAGGCAGACGTAACCACATCCAATGCAATAGCATAATAAAATGTGCAAAAATGCGTGCCAATTCAATTATAGACTGCACGAAAAATTGCACAAACAGGAAAGGAGAACACGGTCATGGATATCTATATTGTCATGCAGAATGTCAAAGTTAATGATTCTGAATTTAATAGATGGCGCGACAATGGTACTCGTCCACTATCTGCTCATCGTACTTTTGGTGCAGCATTTGATACTATTTTTGAAAAATATTGCTTTGTCAGAAAGCATGAAAACGTATCAGATGTGGATTATAAAGACGGCGACGAATGTGGTCTTGAGTATATTGTTACAGATCCTAAGTACGGTGTTCAATACAAATTCGAACAGTGGATTAGTTGTGTTGAGTTAAAAGACGAGGAGGCTCTGCAGCATGGGTGATTACGCTGCCGCTGGCTATCAGCTCCAGCATTACAAGATTACATTCTATGCCGATAACAATGGCAAGATCCCGCTCAAAGTGGTCCGCCGTGCATTCGCCAGCTATGATTGTGCCAAAATGTGGGAAGCTGATGTGATGTATCGAACCCCTGAATATAACAGTGTCACGATCGAAATGGAATGAAAGGAGCTACACAGTATGTTTATCTGGGGAATTTTCATGTCTCACGAAGCCCGCGACGAAACGATTCATGACGATAACTTCCATTACGAACTCTTCGCTACTGAAGAACGAGCACTTGAATATCTTAAAAGTCAGGAAAAATGGTGGCGTGACATCTACAATGATCCTTGTATCACAGATGCGGCTAAGAAGGAAATCTTTGGTGGTAAAAAGCCAGACGAATCCATTCGCTTATTCAAAGAGCCTGCCGAAATCTGCGGCGAAGAAGACGTATGGGTTCTTACTCGCGATTACATTTCCTCAACTGGAGCCGAGATGCGCGAAAGAATCATGGCAAAAGAACTATCAGTAAAAGAATAAGGGGGCAAACGTAGCAATGGTTCTCAACATGACTGAACTTTCTATCGCCCAATGGTCCAATGCCCAGCTCGATGCAGCTCGCAAGCTGTGTACAGATGGCACTCTTCATGATTGTGCGCTACCTATTATCGTGCCGACTGATTCCTCTGTCCGAGTCAGAGTTCTTGCATGGGATACGGCTGATACAGTTATGACCATGAAACCGGAAGCTGTAATTCTTCAGGGCGAACCTGTTTTTGTAAACGCATTCCTTGAGCGATACGGTACAAGAATTCAGTGTTACTCTCCTTGCTACGCTGACGGCAAGTTCGTGCAGTTCAGGAGGTTCTGATTATGGCTGACTGGAAACTCGGTAAGGACATGATTCCCAGCGATACGATTCTTGATCCTGTCACATTCGATGACTTGATCCTGGCTCTGAAATGCAACTGTGAGCGTATCACGCCGGATGCGGTCATTATTCAGGCGACGGAGATTATCAATCAGCGTCTGGAAGATTGGAAGTATCTGATCGAAAACAACATTGACGAAATCATTGCGTTGGCAACAGATGAACCGCTTGAAGACGCTGGTCACGATGATATCACACTCGAAGAATAACGGGAGAGGAGGTTTTGCCAGATGACATTCAATGAAGCAGTCGGTGTTCATTTTTGTGATATTGACAACGAAACCGATAAGTGGCTTACGTTCCGCGAACTCAACATTCGTTATATCAATCATCTTGGAGGGTTAGATGTAATTAAAAAGCACATCCCGTTCGAACTCGACTACTTGATTCCGAAATATCAACAAGATCGTCATCTTAACAATACCTCTTTAAGAATCTGGGACGATGCTGCGAATGGAATTAAAGATCTTTGCTATCAACACCATGTTACATGTACAAGCCAAGCTGAACGAGTCTGCGTTCTGAAAGAAGCGGCCGCGATTCTGTGTGAACGAGCGGCGCAATAAAAGGAGTGTTAATTTGTATACGATCAAAGTGACCTATCGTGCAGCCACCGAAACAAAGGCCGGGCTCGATTATGAAAAGGCGACTGTCTATTTCGATCCGATTCCTGAAGACGTAGCCAACGACTTGTGTATTGCTGTCAAGACGGAACGCAAGAAACGGTCAAAGGCAGAACAGACGGCGCTTATCCATTTCGAAGCCTACCTCGAATCAGTGGAACGCGTCAGAAAGCGCATGTACGTGCCGAACTCCATCGAGAGCGTCGAGATCGTTGACGCAGAAGAAAATGGCGACTAATCAACGCCTGTTAGTTGTTGAGCAAAACCCCAAACGGTTGTATAATAAAAAGGAGCGTAACAGTATGAAGTCAGTACAGATTACATACGATGCAAAAGTTAAGATCGGAACCAGCTATGAGCGCGGCGAAGCATGTACGCAGCTCGATTTCCTTGACGATAAGGTTGTGGAGAGCCTGATCGCTGATGTGAATGCGGCACCTGCTGAACAGAGTTCGCACTGGTTCGATCTGCTTCAGACGCTTACTTTTATGAACATGCTGCAAGGACGAATCTTCATTCCGACTTCAATTAAGATGATTCAGGTCGTTGCTGAGATTCCGAATTAAGTCACAAAAGAACGAGTGATACGATAGCGATGTTGAAAACTCACTTGTTCAAAATGTTGAAAACTTAATCGCTGGTTCATTCTTTCGCTTGCAACAATAATTCATTCCTATTTCGAACTCAAACTCAATTACGCAATCGCCAATGAACAAGCGACGCGAAAATAAAATTGATGGTTATGTAGTAAGGGATTATAGGGATAAGAGTAGTTTGTAAGGAGAGAGAAGACCATTCCGGGAAAGAAGTAGAAGGAAGTCTTGGCGGCGAAGATGCTCAAAACGAGAGGAGAAAATTTTAATGGCTAATCTGACTATGGGTGTTCACGAGTTCAAACCGAGCGAGCTGGTCAAGCTGATCAAACAGTACGATTGCTTTATGATCTCGCAAGGCGGCAAGTCGTTTTTACAGATTCGGGTGCCGTCCAGGTGGGTCAAACTGGAGATGGGAACCGATGGCGTAAGCTACATTACCTGCCGCAATAAGCGCAAGCGGGACGGTCATCTGTTCGAAATCTACGGTAATAAGTTCGTTTTCGACGTTGACCATAACAGCGGGCGACTGAGCGGCCACCTCAAGACGGATCTCGATGAGGCCGATTATTACGTTGTCATGTGGGGCAGCACCGATGTCCCTACGGACGATGACGAGTAAGGAGAATTCAATGCGATTTCGTAAGTTTTTCATGGCAATTGTACTGGCTGCTGCACTGATGCTGACTGGATGCGGTGGAAAATCTGAGCCGGACGAAAATCTTCACCGGGTCAAGTATGCCAAGATCTACAATCCTGATGGCACGCTGTTGACTGAAGGAGAGTATGAATCCTGCTACTACGGCAACCAGGTCGTTACGATTGAAATCAACGGTGTCGAGTATCAAACCGCCTATGTCAATGTCGTCACGATGTGGTGGTATGAGTGAGTACAGTAGAAGAAAGGAGCGATAAATCGTGGAAGAAATCATAATGAAAGCCATTCCTGAGCATGGCGGCGTTTCGATGTCCCGGGCTGAGCAGGAGACCATTATCACCATTGGCGCTCTGGATAAGACGGCCGATGTGTGCACCAACGATCCTGTTTACTGGCGCAAGCTTGATGCCATGTGCGAGAAGCATCCTGACGAGTACAAGCTCGCCAAGGTCCACCGCACGAAAGACGGGTTGATCCTGTGTAAGTGGTATTCGGTGCCGCGTAAGCTGGTTCGGTTCGGAACGCCGACAGCGCCTCGCGAACTGACCGATGAACAGCGTGCAGAACTTCGTGAGCGAATGAAAAAAGTACAAGCGGCTCGACAGAATAAGGCCAGCATCAATTCTCAGCCGAATTCATAAAGAGTTTGACTGTATTCTAAACATACATCATGGTTCGGTAATGAAATTACTCTACTGAGATGTGTTAGGTGTTTTTGCCTTGTAATTCTACTAGAGAAAACAGCAAGGTTTGAATCAGGAGGTGAATGATATGAACGCAATGCCCTTCGACGATTCCGCATAGCGCAAGCAGAGTCGCCGCAAAACAGATTGAGATGAATAGCAAGTCGAAAGGTTTGCACGTTCAGGCTAAGCCGAACGGAACGAATTGTTAGAGTGAGACACCCCCACCCGTGGCTGCCACTGGAGGACCAAGGAGCTCATCAGGTGACCCTACAGGGAGGAACTCACAGCGGTGCCCAAATGGAATATAGCGATAATGCGTCACTCCGGAACCCCAAACGCGCTCGCAGCTCATCCGCAGCTCATCCGCAGCTCATCTACTTGCTGCCTGCTGCGACGATCGCATGGGAGGCACAGGACTCCACAGATATTTAGATCTCAATTTGAAACAAAAGTACATAATCAGACAAGAAAGCGAGTTGAAAACTATGTTGAAAACCGGTCCTCCCATGTGAGGAATCCCGTATTTCACGAACAGATTTGTGATGAATTGTTATCTGGTTTTACCATGATAGCACGTTCAGGCCAAGCCGAACGGAACGAATTGTTAGACCGAGGGGACACCCCCGAGGAAGGCGGAAGACGCGTCGACTGCAGGTACCAGACATCGCTGGCCACACCAAACGGTGTCATCAGGGGGTTGAAAGAGCCTCATAACACCCCAACCGACGCATCCAACAACCACATTTGGGCCTCAACCCCTGGATCATGAAAGATCACCATCTCCAGCTAGTAGCTTCAGACAGATTTAGATCACAAATCGCCTATATTATAATAATGAAGGTTGTGATAAGAGCAACAAATACAAACAAAATGTAATGCTGTCATTTGTGAATATTTTCCAATTGACAACAATACGTTTTTGTGTAATACTTGTTTCAAGCGAAACACACTTTACAATATCAAACGAAAAGGATGAGGTAAAAAATGAATGCGAATGTAGTAATGCAAGTAGCCACCACCAAGCAGTTCGGCGACATGGAGATTCAGGTCTATGAGAATCCGGCGGTCGATCACACCAGAGCTCAGGATGATTTCTATATGACCCGTGAGCAGATTGGCACGGCGTTGGGATATAAGAATCCTTCAATTTCGATTGGAACGATTCACAAGCGCAATGCGGCTCGTCTCGACCCGCTTTCAGGGTTAATCAATTTGATTACCCCTGGTGGAAAACAGCAGACCTACGTATATAATATGCGTGGTGTCATGGAGATCTGCCGTTACAGCACTCAACCCAAAGCGAATGCTTTCATTGATTTCTGCTGGGATGTGATCGCCGCTCTGATGCGGGGTGAAACCGTATCGCTGAATGCCAATCAGACTGAGCTCAAGCGGCAGGAGCGATTCGACCGGATGACTCAGGCGCTGGCGGAGATTCATTCAAAGATGGACGCTCTCGAAGCAGCACGACAGCAGGACCGCAACGCTCTCGACAATGTGTTGTTCGTCTGTAAGCAGCTGGAACGAAAGCTTATCTCGATGGGTCAGCCGCAGAAGCAGCCTGAGCAGACTGCCACAACTGCCACAGCCGCCGCAAAGGAAACCCACACCACTACATACAAAGGACGCAGCGAATGGCGGACTGAGATCTACAAGCTCGGCAACTCCATCGCTCGCATGACTGGTCTGACACTGAATGCGGTTCTGAAACAGGCTTATGATTATATCGGCCGCAACTATGGCTGGTATTTCAAAGACGAACGCAAGGCGTATGTTGAGCGGGTCGGCTACATGGGTGACATCAAGAACCTTAGCGGCTTGGACATTATCGAGGACAGCGAAACGTGGAAGTCGATCTTTATGTCGATCATGAAGGATCGGTATGATAACGAAAAGCACGACGCTGAGGTCCGAAAGGGGATTAAGTCGGCACTCACCAAGAAGCCGCCTATGATCCCTGCTGATATGATTCCTACTCGCCATAGGGTAGAACCCGCTCCTGAGGTCGTTGCTGAAGAACCCGCACCGGTCGTTGTGGCCGAGGCTCACGCAGTCGAGATTGAAACACCGGCGGCTGAAACACCGGCAGTCGAAGCTCCTGCGGTTGAAGAGCCGAAAAAGAAATATTATTACTACAAGCCGAGTATCACGCTTCCGATCGTTGAACCCATTGCAAAAAAGCTGGGCGATAAGACGCTTGGGTATTGGGTTACCTATGCAAAGATCTATGACGCGATCGGCACTGCAAAGATGGACCGAATGCGTAAAGCGTATGTACGTTCTCACAATAAGCCGCCTAAGTCTACTCCTGATATCTTCCAGAATTCTGATAAGAACATGAAAGTGTTTAAGGAGGCTGCAAAGATCGTGGCGGCAGCTATCTAAGCTATCTACTTCCTCCATTAGCCTTTGAGGCTGGCAGCCGGGAAAGACCGGCATATAACCAGGTGTAGCTCAATTGGCAGAGCGCGTGCTTTGGGAGCATGAGGCAGCAGGATCGTAACCTGTCACTTGGACCATAGCATAGGGCTTTATCCTTTCTCCCTGTGCAAAAAAAGCGAAGTTTTTTCTCTTTCACTTTTCCTTTTTCTTCGCTCGTGGCTGAAAATGCCGGGCAGGTACGATAACCCTGCTTTGATATGGAGCTGATGGTCGTACAACAGTTCGATTCTGTTGAGCTCCAGCTAGGTTCGATGCAGCGGCGTAGTGTAGTACAAAGCTGTTGGGGTGGCGCAATTCCACCGTGGGTGATCATACTCCCCCTCTGACACACCCATAACGCTCTGACCAAAAATAATATCCATGATGCAACGGGAGTAGCTACCCGCCACAGTGGATGTGCATGGCTCTATTATGAGTAGGCGAATTTGGCACTGCCTGCGAAAGTGGCATAGATGCTCGGTGCCCAGAGTATCGGAGAGTGAATTTGAAAAGGGCAGCCTTTGAGGATGGACACCATAAGAGACCAATTCGCTTATGTGTTGTATCCGCTGACGCGACTGAGTATTGCGCAAACTTTGTAAGCCGCTTGCTCCTCGCCGATGCCGTTACATGGTTAAATCCTCCTCTCTTATGCCGGTATCGCTCAGCGGCTAGAGCACTGGGTTTATACCCCTTGGTCCAGATAAGACAGAGGCGCGGGTTCGAGTCCTGCTACCGGCACCATTTTTAGTAACATTTTGAAAGAAGGTATGAATCATGGCAAATCTGAATATCAAAGAAATCGTTGAATGGATGATCGAAGAAGCGAAAAATAAGGCTTCCGATAGCATCGCAGTCATTGATGAAGGAGAAATCGTTAAAGAGTTCGGAGTGAAGCCTGGATGGCTTCAGAGCCATGGTCCAGAAATTTATCACGAGTGCGATCAGCACTCAGAAGTTTTGGACTCTTTGATTTACACTGGAAACGATAGAGATTATTGGTCTATTCAGCTTACTATTAACAAGGAGTAAATCAAAATGGCTGATAAGTATCTTAGTATCATCACGAACTTCGGGTGCCACTACAGCTGCCCTGAGTGTATCGTCCGCAATAATAAGCTCAAGATGACGCCGACAGGGGAGTATTCTTCTTACGCTCCGCTGTGGCAAGTTCTTCATAACGAATGCAAAGACTGCAACTGGGTATCTGTGTCTGGTGGCGGCGATCCGCTTTTCCACTGGTGGGAGCATCAGGCATGGTGGCTTGGCTTTTTCGAGATGTGCCAACGCTCTGGACGCAGGACCGAACTGCATACCAGTTACTTTGATGCAGAAAACAATCACGAGATTATGTTGTTTCCGTTTGGTAAGTTCGACCGTGTTGTATATCACCTGCATACGACAGATGAGATGGACAATGTTTGTCGTCGAGGCAACGAAATCGTTCGTGTGGTCTTTGTTGTGGACGACGATATGACTGAGGACGAAATCAATGGAATCGCTGATTATGTCGAAACGTCAAACGAGATCGACGAGCTTTCGTTCCGGCAGCGTGTGGACGAGAACTACGAGTCAACTTATCATCTGCATGACTTCCTGAAGGCCGGTCATCAGGAACGCTGGTGGTACATTGAACAGTGCGATTACAACACCTACTATCATAACGGTAAGCTGTACACCAAGTATACCGATATCTTTGATAAGGAGTGATTCAGATGTACATCGTCGCAAGCGATTACATTAACGAGAAAGCTGATGTCTACAAGTCGGTAAGTATCGATAAAGCATTCAAATCAAGAGACGATGCGATTGCTTTTGCCGCTGTTAGTTTTCAGTGCTTTCTCAATGGGATGCCTGAAGATGAGGCCGCTCGGTACGAAGATGCAGTGAAAGTTGACACTGAATCATACGCTGATTTTTGCGGATGCGAGTTGAACCCATATCCTGAGTATGTTATCGGTGCGGCAGTCGGCGATGGTGAAGATAATCACATGTACTACATGGTGTTTGAAGTAGAGGAGTGACCTGCGCAAGCAGTGGCGGCTCGGAAAGACGAGCAATGAGTCTCGGTGCTGAAATTGGTAAACAGGGAAGTCTCAAAAACTTCTGCGAAAGCTTGTGGGTCCGACTCCCATCCGAGATACCACCGGCTCGATCGAGTCGGGAGCTTGTATGTAGAGCGAAACGGTTTGGCAAATCGGAAAGACGGTTGACTGCTGGACAGACAGCTTTGATATGCTACCGTGGTGGAAAGCCAGACACAGAGGTCTTAAAAACCTTTGCAGGAGACTGCGTGCCCGTTGGAATCGGGTCGGTAGCACCACCCCGAAAGGGGTAACATAATAACTCTTGTCAATTATTCTCGGCTCGCTCGAAAGGGTGCAATTGGCCTTGTAAGCCGAGTATCTTATGCGATTGTAGCTCAGTTGGTAGAGCAGCAGGCTGAATGCGCGTCGGTGGTTCAAGTCCATCCAATCGCACCAGGGTTCCTGTCTTTTTGGTATGTTATTCAGCAGGGACCTTTTACCTCATTCTTGTTATTCCCGGCTCTTTTGATACGATGCTTCGGTCTATATCGTATCGAAAGCAACAAGGCTTTGTAAGCCGGGTTTATATGCAGCGGTCGTATAACGGTTAATATGCCAGCCTTCCAAGCTGGAGATGTGGGTTCGACTCCCATTCGCTGCTCCATGCCGCAAGGCAAGACAGCTTTGCCCATTAGGTCTTTAACAAAATGGGGAATAGGTACATGGTGGTAAAAGTACGATCAATAAAATAGCCACGACTTCCTTGTTGCGCCCTAATGTTTCGGATATTGTGGTCCGGAATGGAAGTTGTCCTGCTTGGAGAATCGGGAGTGTAGGTGTACCTAATTTATAAGCGGCTATGGCGGAACTGGCAGACGCGCTAGATTTAGGATCTGGTCTTCGGGTGAGGGTTCAAGTCCCTCTAGCCGCACCATGTTCGAATATCAACACACAAAAAAAGGAACGCAAAATGATTTATCTTTATAAAAGTGATTTGACAAGAGCAAAAGAAATGAACCAAAAATGCCGGGAGGCTGGTGTGATTGCTCTGGATTGTGAGGGCAATGATTCCGACATGTATGGATGGCCTGATACTTTTTATCTGTATTTCCCCACAGAGGAATCTATCAAGCTATTCAACGATCTTTCTAATTACCTTCACATTGAGCGGACTGGCTTGTATATTATCCATAACGATAGCGGCGTGTTTTGTATTCCGGTTGACTATTATGCAGCCCAGTTTAAGGTTTTTACGCAAAACAATAATCGAGAAAAAACGAAACAGCTTATGAGGGTTGAGAATTTCAAAGAAGAGGAGGGAACAGCTGTATGAACTCCATTATCAATCCGTGGGTGTTCTACTGGATCGGCATCGTAGATAGTATCAGAACACTACTAATCGCCATTCTAATTACGCTTGTGATCGTGGTAGTGATTATGTTCATGTGCACTATGAGCGATGCAGACGATTATGGTTCTAAAAACAAGGATGTAGTCGAAGAAGCAAAACTCTGCATCAAGGTTGCAATTGCAACTTTTGTTGTCGCGGTTCTGGTTTGTGTGGTTCCTTCTGAAGATACCTGCTACAAGATGCTCGCCGCCAAGATGTTCACTCAGGATAACATCAACAACGCCACTGAGTATGTCACTGATGTGATCGATTATGCGGTCGACAAGGTCAAAGAAATGGATAGAAAGGACTGAGTAACATGGACGAGAGAAAATTCTGTATCGGTGATCGCGTAAGGCTTGAGTCTCCGTGGGGTCCCGGTGATGTCAATGAGGGTAAAGAGGGAATCGTTGTCGGGTATACAGAAGACACCGGTTGTCCTCAAGTGCAGCTCTGCGATGGGTACACATGGAGTAAGCCAGGTTGCCGCCTGGTCGAGCACCTGCATGATGGTTGGTGGGCACCTGTAGAGTCAACCAGTGAATATCGCTGCGAGTCTCTGCTTTAATTTTTTTTGCCATCCAAACACACTTTACACTGTCAAATGAAAGGAGAAAACGGATGCATATCAAGTATGTGGACGGCCATTATGAAATCGTGTCGGCGGATAATGGCCAGTTCATTCAGTCGGCCGACACATGGGACGAGGCTCTTGATGATATGAAAGAGCTGCTAATAACAACGGTATAACGAGCAAACCGGCTCGTTTACATAACATTTTTTTATTATAAAGGAGATCAATATTATGAAGGCAACTGTTAAGTACAACAACGTTTTCGTCACTTCCGCTTACGACATCGAGACCCTGAAGAAGGTCAAGAAGTTCCGTCCCGAGGCTCTGGTTCTGTACAAGGGCGAGGGCAAGGAGAAGGAGCCTGTCTGCGCTATCGGTGTCAGCGGTTCTGCTTCTGCCAATGAGATGGGCGTGACTTTCGCAAAGAATTCCGTCACCACTCCCAAGGTCGCTACCATGAGCATCGAGCTGCCCAACGGCAAGACCACTGTCGAGGAGATCAACGAGTTCGTTCGTGAGAAGCTGGGTCTGGCTATCGTGAACTGCACCAAGATCGAGGAGCAGATCGCAGAGGCTATGAGCTCTATCGCTGCTGATGAGGCCGCTATGAACGCTGCTATCACCATCGAGAACGACGCTGAGCCTGAGGCTGCAGCTGAGAGCGTCGCCTGGTAAGAGCGCCACCAATCAGGTTCCCGTAAGGGATGGTTCCACGCCGGATGTTCCAGCGCAATACGTCCGGCATTCGTTTTAAATGATTCGTCAATCCGACGTTTCAACAATAAATTTTCCAAATTAAAAAGGAGTACATATTATGCTGAAGATCACTGTGGGTACCAACACCAACCGTAAGACTGTCATGGCTACTGAGGACACTACCCTGCGTCAGTGCCTGGAGGAGAACGATATCAACTACTCTGCTGGTCAGACCTCTCTGGATGGCTGTGTTCTGCAGCCTGGCGATATGGACAAGACCTTTGCCGATATGCACGTTACCGAGAAGGCTTATCTGGTCTGTGTTCAGAAGATGGACAACGCCCGTTAAGGAATTAACGGAGTCTGACCCTGAATCTGTTCGAGCGAATCTCGAATAAAGTCCGAATATAAATCTGTTCTGGTTACAACAGATAAGTAGCATTGCAGCCGCTGGCAGGCCGGTTAAAGTCTGCCTTATATGTGTCCAGTATCTGGGCTTTTTAAATGCAAGATATGAATTTAAGGAGGAAGTAACTATGGCATTCACTGGTTTGCTGACGAAGCTCGGCTCGAACGAATGCAACGAATTTTTCTCTGACATCAAGAGCAGGAACAAATTCGAAACCGAAGATAACACCGTCCTGACCGTTCTCCGGGCAGTGATGAACGAGGAGCGGCTGGCGACTTTTACCGCTGATCCCGAGAATAAGGGCATCATGCAGTCTCTGGTGGTCGAGAACGAGATCCGGCTCCCGGACGATGAGAAGTTGACAGCAGCCTATTACGCTGGTGAGCGTGGTCCGTTTACAAAGATCAAGCTCGGTCTGTATTTCCATTTCATCCCCAACAAGAAAGCAGCCGATTACATCAAGCAGGTGAAAATGTTCGACGAGGACTACAAGAAGGCGGGCTGGGTTCGTCTTGAGGATGTCTCTCTGTATGTCGATCGCAGTGGTGACGCTCTGGTTTATCAGAACGAAACCAAGCAGGCGACCATGGTGTTCGCTCCTTCGCCCAAGAGAATCCAGGTCATGCAGATGATGATGAGCTGTCTGCCTCGTCTGCTTCCGTGGGCATTCAAGGATCACCCGGCAACCAGGGATGAACTCGATCTGCTGAAGATGCTGGCTGAGCAGAAGTATGACAAGTTCAATGCGGCAATCGACAAGATCTGTGCAGCTTATGACTTCTACGGCAAGAAAGTCGAAAGCATGCTCAAGGGATTCTGCAGTCAGAACTTCACCCGCTCGATCCACGATCAGGAAGAACGTGTCCGCCGGGCAGAGAACAACGTCAATGATTACATGAGCAGCGCCCGCAATGCCATGAAGCAGGTTGACGAAGAGCAGATGAAACTTCTGGTTCTCCGGAATCGTGCCTGCAACTCTGGAGACGATGAGAAGGAGCTGGTCGATTTCTTCAAGGCGAACAAATCTCTTATCGCTCTGGATAAGTCCGGCAATCAGCTGTGGGTCGGCGTGAACTGCTATCTGAATGACTACAACGAAGATATCTTTAAGCAGTATGTCGAAAAGCAGGATAAGATGTCCAGCTACATCTACGAGGAGAGCCCGTATGATATGGATCTCACCAAGAAGTTGTTCCTGGCTATCTGGAAAGAGCACCGGTTCAATCTGCGTGTCTACTGCGAGTGGATTGTCTATGATGACTGCCGCGTCGAAGCCGTCAGAAGCACTAACATGAATCACCGGGAAGACCTGATGAAGGATCGTTTTCCTCAGCCGCATATCGACCGGTTTACCTGTTACGGCGGCTATCGCGGTATGCTTCAGGATTTGGCTCTTCGTCGTGATTACATCGGCGTTTTGTCTACTCTGGTGACTTCTTCTTCCTATATCAACTGGACGGATTCTACGGTCGTCGAATGGATGATGGAAAAGCTGTTCGGCGATTATAGTAATCGGAAGTGCCTGGAAGACAAGGATGGCAATCTCTACACCATCAAACAGGTGGTTGAGATTCTGGAAAACGAAAGCAGAGAAACGGCATAAGGAGGTTTGAAGTATGCAGCCGGTTAAGATGAATGACGAACTGATCCAGGGGATTTTGCAGGAGTTCTATGCACAGGCTTCTGCGTTGGGTAATCTGCAGACGGATAAGTTCTCCTTTAACAAGAATTTTTCCAAGCCTGCCAAGGACGCAGTCGAGGTGAATTTCACTCTGGAAGCTTATCACGAGATGTGTGCTCTGATCGATCACTTCAGTACCGAGGTCGCCTGGCACGGTCTGGTGAATCGCATTGATAAGACTCACTTCCAAATCACCAAGATTCTGGTTTATCCGCAGCAGGTCACGGGCGCAACAGTGAATACGGACCAGGAAAAGTATACGACCTGGCTGTATGAGCTGGACGATGAATCCTTTAATACGCTGCGGTTCCAGGGCCACAGTCATGTGAACATGAGCACTTCTCCCAGCGGCGTGGATATGCAGAATCAGTGGGATCTCATTGATACCCTGAGCTCTGAGGATTACTACGTCTTTATGATCTGGAACAAGCGGCGGGAGTATAACGTCCGTGTTGTGGACATGGCGGACAATGTCATCTACAGCGGCGATGATGTCAAAGTGACGATTGGAGAGGCCGATACGAAAGGGTTTCTCGAACAGGCGGAAGCGCTCGTCCAAAAGCCGGTCACAACTACATACAGCGGCTACAGCGGCAACTACAATGGTGCAGCTTACTCCGGCAACTACAGCGCGGGTACAGCAGCTTATCAGGGAGGCGCGTTCGTTGGTAACACAAGCACCGCAGCCGCGTCCACGAAAACAAAAGCAGAAACGAAACCGGCAGCCACGACGAACCCGGCGCTGAAAACTGTCACGGGTGGAGCCGCCCCTAAGATCGATTCAGCCAAGAGCAAGGGAAGCGAATCCAATCTGATGAAGTATTATCAGGAGAATCCGAATGACCTGATGAACAATTGGAATTCGAGCTGCTATCCCTACTCTGACGCATTCCAGGACTAAGAAAGGAAACAACAATGGATCTGAGCAAAATCGAAATGGTGTTTGACCCTGCGTCTGTTAAAGGTCGCATTCATATCATCGGCTGTGGTTCGGTCGGCTCTACTGTGGCTGAACTGCTGGCACGATACGGTTTGACCAAGTTCACTCTGTGGGATATGGACTTTGTCGAACCCAAGAATATCGTCAACCAGATGTTCTTCCAGCAGGATATCGCACATCCCAAGGTGGAAGCTGTGGGGAACATTCTGTGCAATGTGAATCCTGATATCAAAGAGGATCTGGTTCTGATGCCCAATGGCTGGCAGGGCGAAACCGTCAAGGGTTATGTGTTCCTGGCCGTGGACAGCATCGAGATCCGCAAGCAGTTCCTGGAGAAGAACAAGTACAATCCTGAGCTGCTCGGTGTGTTCGATATCCGCACTGGCCTGTATGATGCACAGTGCTGGTCGGCCGATTGGAAGGATCGTAAGCAGATCGACAATCTGAAGAACTCCATGAACTTCACTCACGAGGAAGCAAAGGTAAGTACGCCGGTGTCTGCATGTGGCATCGTTCAGGGTGTTGCACCGACCGTTCGTTTCATCTGCTGTCTGGCGGTTACGAACTTTATCAATTTCGTGGGAGGCAACCAGCTGAAGAAGCAGATCGTTGCAACCCCGTTCATTCTGGGTGAAGAGAGCGTCATGGCGTTCTGATAAAATCGTAAATAAAAAAATCGTGATGAATAGTTGTTTTTCATAAACAGCGCACTTAGGCCAAGCCAAGTGTATCGCATTGTTAAGACGAGGATGGCCCTCCCTGAAGGCATCAACATTGCAAACTGAGCTCTTAACGCCTGCCGACGGCGCTCCCACAGAGTTCGAAACGACCTTTTTGGGTCACCTGAATGCGGTTATATAGCCAATTTTCAGCATCCAATCATGATCGGGACCTCCTGCTGCACGCGTTTTAGCCTCAAGAAACCCATTTAGATCACGATGAAATCATAAAGGAGAAACAATGTACATTACATATCTGAATCCTCCTAAGACCCGGCAGATCACTTTTGATGAGATCCTCGCCGGTGTCCAGAATGTAGAAGCACTGCACTATGGCGGCAGCAACACATCTACAATGACCGTGTGTCGCAACGATTTAACCGCCAAACTTCGCGCTATCACCAATGTTCCTGAGATGATCGAGAAGTTGGTGGACTACAACGTGAAGTATGCGGCGCTTGAATCCAGTGATATCCCGAGTCACTATTCTCACTTTGAGATCCCAAAGAAATCTGGTGGCTGGCGACCCATTGATGCGCCCGATGAAACTCTTTCTAATGCACTGATCGAGCTGCGGGAACTGCTGAAGAGCTTTATGATCGCAGATTATCACACGAATGCTTTCGCGTATATTTCCAATCGCTGCTTTATCGATGCGGTCCGCAAGCATCAGGCTGGTCACAATAAAACCGTTGTTGATAAGGCGACCGGCATGAAAAAGGTCGTCAACTATCAGAATCATTGGGCGGTCAAGTTCGACTTCCATGGTTTCTTCCCCAGCACGACACCGGATTTTCTGCTCGGCATGATGAGTGTGATCTATCCATTCGCTCTGATCATGCAGGATGCACGCGGTCGGGATGAACTGGCAAAGGCGGTCAACCTGTGCTTCCTTCGCAACGGCCTGCCGCAGGGAACTCCCATCAGTCCGTGGCTTACCAATGTGATGATGATTCCGTTTGATCACTGCATCACGCGCAAGCTGTGCTATGGCTACAAAGCAAAGGACGGCATCGATCGCGAGTTTACTTTCACACGATATGCAGATGATATTCTTATCAGTTGTTATCATTACTTTGACCCGATGGAGATTCAGCAAATCATTATTGACGCGTTGAACTTCTTCCATGCACCGTTCACGCTGAACGAAACAAAAACGCACTACGGCAACCGGCACTCCAGCAAAAACTGGTGCCTCGGCTTGATGTGGAATCCGAACAATCAGATCACAGTTGGCTGGCGCAATCTTAAAATGTTCCGTTCGGCTATGACGAATTATATCAATGCAAAGCAGCACGGCAGAACATGGGAACTGGAAGATCTGCAAAAGTTCAATGGCAAGCTCAATTATTATCACATGGTCGAGCCTGAGGTGATCGACGAGCTGATCCGTCGTTACAATGCAAAGTTCGGCACTGATATTATGGCGATGCTCAAAGAGGATCTTCGTCCCAAAGAGGGCGTTGTTGCATAAAAAATGGAGACATACACAAGGAGTGATGATCTATGATTGAAATTATGTGCCGGGATGGAAAGGTCCCATCGAAGGAGCTCGAAAAGGTCGCGGATATGATCTACTATTCCACGGGCATCGAAACAGAGGTGGTCTACGAAGAGGATCGGCGAGCCCTGGTGTTCTGGGGTCCTGAGGATGTCAAAGAGATCGTGGAAAGTTTGAATCTGAAATCGATCAACACAGACGATACCAATTTCTGCGATACCATTGTGGCCGCCGCAGAGCCGCGCATTCACCAGGCAATGTTGGAAGCCGGCAGAGATGTCTTGTTTGACGAAGTCTGTGAAACGGCTGCATCCATGGGCGAACAAATCGAATTCGATGAGCCCAATCAGTAATCAGTAAACAAAAAATCACTTTGCATATCGTTCCAAAAGAGCGAGCATCACGCCCAAGGCGGATGTTAAGAAGAATACCCTAGCAATCGGCCGCTGCACTCAGCCATAGGCCCTGATCGTGCAGCTGGCCTCAACCAATCCTTGTCAAGAAACACTCGTCCTTCGATCCGGGACGAAAGTCACGCGCCAGGTCGCGTGACAGAAGTCCCTGATCGTGCGTCCTCCCGTTTCCAGAGCATCGGATTTAGAAAGTGATTTTGATAAAAAAGGAAAATGAGGTAGAAATATGGAATTGATGTATAAGCCCGGCGATAAAGTAATGGTTCGCCCGGATCTGAACTGCAGTGAAATTTATCGTATGAGGTCAGGTCGCCACAATGGGGACAATACCCACTACGGTGTTATTGATCAAATGGCGGATCAGGCTGGAAAGATTTTTACGATTCAAGGTCCTCGCGATGGGGAACGTGGGTACACTCTGAACGAGATTGGTTATGGCTGGACCGACGAGATGTTTATTTCTATCAATGAGTGTTGCTGTGATAGCCTTCTGTGAGGTGAACTATGAAATACAGATACGATGTCGGTGACGCAGTGGTCGTAAAGCGAGATCTCAAAAAGAATTGCAGCTACTTTATGATGTCCGGCCCCAATCCCAAAACATACAACACTGTTGTCGACGAAATGAAAGAGCTCGAAGGCAAGACCGTTCATATCGCAGAACATCTTGATGGTCAATACTTCATTGAAGAAGACAATAAATCATATGCCTGGACGGATCAGATGTTCCTGACGCAGGACAAATACAGCGCTGCTTGTGTTTGCGAAAGTTTACTATGATTGGAATGATTTGAAAATGCAGAATCCATGCCATTATTGTGTGGCTCCCAAGCGTTATCCCGGGTGTCACGATCACTGTCAGGAGCGCCAGCAGTACGTCGAAATTGAGCTAACACAGCAACACCGGTACAAAGAGAAATGCCGCATGATCAACTATTTCGATAACGAGCTATACACTTATAACCTGCGTTACAGAGCAAAACATCAACACAGATATTGATTTACATAGAAAGGATGAAGATCAATGGCAGAACCGGCACGTAAGCGTAAGGATCGCGTGGTTCAGTTCCCGCAGCAGCCTGGTTCCGAAGCTCACATCACCATGAGCGAAGCCGAGCTGAAGGAAATGATTTGGGACATCGTGGCTGCCGCTCGCAAGAAAAAGCACAAGACAAAGCCAACCAACAGCCTTTATACAAAGGATGGCCGCATCAAACCTTCGCCTGCTGATCCGATTCGTTCCAAAGAGGATTTCCAGAAACTGGCGAATTATCTCGCTTCCAACGGCGACCCTAAGTTTCGTCTGCGCAACAAGGCGATTTTCGTGTTCGGGTGCAGTCTGGGCATTCGTTGTGGCGATCTTCTCAGTCTGAAAACGGCCGATGTTTACGAACAGGATGGCAGCGTGAAAGAGCATGTCGAACTGATCGAAGAAAAGACTCGTAAGCGCAATGTGTGCAAGATCCCCAAGATGGCAGCTGACATTTTGGAAGATTATTTCGATGAACAGGATTTCGAGATCAGTCAATCTGATTATCTGTTTCGCAGTCGCAAGGGTGGCCCTCTGACAGTGCGCGGATTTTATCGGATCTTGAAAGAAGCAGGGAAGGCGTGTGAGCTGGATATCGATCTGTCCACTCATACCATGCGCAAAACCTATGCAATGGCTGCACTTCAGACAGCGAAAAAGGCTGGTACATCTGGGCAAACGATCGAGATGCTTCAAGAAAAGTTTAAGCATAGCAGCCAGCGTGTCACGATGCATTATGTCAAGGCCGACCAGGATAAGATGGACGAAATGTCTGATCGTGTGTCGGACTGGTTTGATGATGGAGGAACAGAATGACTGATTACATGTATCACCCTGGCGACAGAGTCCGCGTTCGGCTTGATCTCTCGGAAGATGAAGATTATAAAATGCTGTCTGGCGAAAACAAAGGCCAACGTTGGATGATTTTTGACTGGATGAAAAAATACGCAGGACAAGAGATCGTCATTGAAAAGATCAGATCAGATTCTGGTGTTTACAAAGCACAAGGAATCGATGGCTGCATCTGGTCTGATGAAATGTTTGAGCCGCTTGTCGTGGACGAGTGCGTTTGCGATTCACTGCTGTAATGGAATGGAGGAAGTAGAGCGATGTCAAGATATTATCAGTACAAAAACGGGGAGGAAGTGTTTGTTCGGCCTGATTTGGAGCGCGGTGTTCAGTATTATATGCGTTCCGGTTACCGAGCAAATGATGTCAGTGCCACCCTTACTTATTCTCAAGCGCAGCGGCTTGGCACTGTGGTTCATATTGCCGGCAAACGCAATGGCCGCTATTACATCGACGAAGATTATGGGTGCGATCGGTGGACGGACGAGATGTTCGCAGCACCCAACGAATGTATCTGTACGCCGCTGCTGTGAGGTGAATCATGGAAGGAAAATACCTGTATGAAATTGGTGACCTCGTAAAAGTTCGCGACGATATTGATCGAAACATGCAGTATCGTATGCGTTCCGGTCCCAAAGCTGGATGCGAACCCGGGACTGTATATCATATCGGAAAATATAAGGGGTCAGTCCACAAAATCATTTCTTATGAGCTGGGTTATTACAAAATCGATAATGACCCTGATCATCTGTACTGGTCTGATGAAATGTTTGAGCCGATGTCGGTAAACGAATGCTGCTGTGAATCTTTGCTGTGAGGTGAATGTGATGGTGATGGATAGTTTATTGTATCAGCCGGGTGATCTGGTAACGATCCGTTCGGATTTGGTTGGCGACCGCGATTATCCCGTCTTGTATGGCCCTTCAGCAGGCAATCGAACTCTTTACTGTAACAACGATATGGTTAAGTATAGTGGCAAAACCTATGAGATCGAGAATTACGCCGATGATGATGATTTCTATATGTTAAAGGGAATTCCATGGTCATGGACTGAGTCGATGTTTGAAAGCCCGACCGAATGCATTTGTAACAGTTTACTGTAATCAAAAAAGGAGAATGAAAACAATGGCAAACTTCAAAGAATTCCGCACTCTGCTTCAGAATCATTTCGATGAGATGGTCAAGGATGGCGCACCTCTGTTTATCACCAATGCCGACGAGGACAAGCTATATGACCTCTATCTGGACAGCTTCCCGGCTGGCACGAATCCTATTTTCCGTAAGCGCCGTGAGTATGATTGCTCCTGCTGCCGTCGCTTCGTGAAGAACATCGGTAAGCTTGTTTCTTTCATGGATGGTCAGATGGTCACCGTCTGGGATTTTGACACCAAGTCTGACGTTTATCAGCCGGTTGTAGATGCGCTGGCTGCCTATGTGAAAACCTGCGCCGTTGTGAATCCGTATTACATCAGCCGCAACATGATCTCTGATGGCAAGTTCGGCACAGAGATGAACTATGAGTATGACGCTGATCATAAGGCGGTTCGCACCTGGGATCATTTCGCTGTCGAGATTCCTCAGCGGTTCATTGTCAATTCCTATGATGTGTCCACCAAGATGGCCGAGTGGCGTGATTCTGCCAATGTGTTCAAGCGCTCTCTGGAAGAGCTGACTATGGACGCTGTGGATACTGTGCTGGAGCTGATTGCTCAGAACAGCCTGTATCGCGGCAAGGAGTTCGAGGGTTTGGTTCGTGGCTTCAAGAGCGATAAGCAGGTGTATGATCGTCTGCCCGATGAAAAGAAGTCCGCTTATGTCTGGATGGCTCCCGGCGGTGCATCGATGAACCGGCTTCGTATTCGCAATACGGCAATCGGTACTCTGCTGGTAAACCTGAGCGAGGGCATGGACGTGGATGCTGCTGTGACCGCTTTTGAAAAGGTGGTTGCTCCTGCAAACTATAAGCGCCCCAAGGCGATTTTCACCAAGAAGATGCTGGAAGACGCACAGAAAACCGTCACTGAGCTGGGCTATATGAACAGTCTGGCTCGTCGGTTCGCCACTCTGGATGATATCACCGCCAACAACATCCTGTTCTGTAACCGTGATGCTGCTCCTCGGGTGATGGGCGCTGCGAATCCGTTTGAGGCAATGGCGAAATCTCTGGGTACTGATCCCAAGAAGTTCGGCCGCGCAGAAGAAATCGGCATCGAAAAGTTTGTCAAAGAAGTTCTGCCTACTGCGGCAGGTCTGGAATTGTTCATGGAAAATCGCTTCTCGAAGAACATGGTATCTCTGATTGCGCCGCAGGATAAGAGCGCGCCAAGCATGTTTAAGTGGTCCAATGGTTTCAGCTGGGCTTATACCGGTAATATGGCAGACAGCGATATTCGCGAAAACGTTAAGGCTGCTGGCGGCAAGGTGGATGGTGTGCTGCGTTTCTCGATTCAGTGGAACGATGTGCCGGGTGAATGGGATGAAAACGATGAGGATGCTCATTGCATTGAACCCGATAAGAATCACATCTATTATGTCCGTAAGTGGAATTCTCGTACTGATGGCCGCCTGGATGTGGATATCACTCATCCTTCGCGGGATAAGGTTGCTGTCGAGAACATTACCTGGCCTGACATTAAGAAGATGAAAGAAGGCGAGTACAGCTTCTATGTGAACTGTTTTGCTAGTCGTGGCGGTAAAACTGGTTTCCGTGCTGAGATCGAGTTCGATGGCAACATCTACTCGTTTAACTATGATAAGCCGCTGCATGGTGGTCAGAATGTCGCCGTGGCAAAAGTCACGCTGAAGGATGGTAAGTTCTCTATCAAGGAGCTGCTGCCCAGTTCTACCAGCACCCGCGAAATCTGGGGTGTGAATTCCAATCAGTTCGTACCTGTGTCTGTGGCGATGTACTCTCCGAACTACTGGGACGAACAGACCGGCAATGGCAACCGTCACTACTTCTTCATGCTCAAGGACTGCGTCAACACGGAAAAACCCAATGGTTTCTACAATGAATTCCTGAAGGCAGACCTGCTGCAGCATAAGCGTGTGTTTGAGGCGCTGGGTTCTCAGATGGCAGTTCAGTCCGTGGATGACCAGCTGTCCGGTGTTGGCTTCTCTGAGACCCAGCACAACAGCTTCATCGTTAAGGTACAGGGGGCAACCGAGCGAGTTCTGAAAGTGGTGATTTGATGGATTATCTTTATAAACCTGGAGATAAGGTCCGACTAATTGATCATTTTGTTAAAGAACGCGAATATCGTATGGTGTCTGGACCGGGTTATGGGTGTACTACAACCGTAAAATGGACTTATGAAGAACGTTCAAGACTCGCTGGCTCTATTGTTACGATTGCCGAATATTATAAAAGTGGACGTTATCGGATCAAAGAAACTGGTGGCCGTATGTGTTGGACTGATGAGATGTTTGTCGGCCTAGCTGACGAAAGTGAGTGCTACTGCGAATTTCTACTGTGAGGTGCTAAATGGATTATCGTTATAAGCCGGGTGATCGTGTCGTGGTGATCAATGGTATTCAAGAAAGCGGAGATTACTACATGCGCTCTGGGAGTCAGTTCCCGCTTGCTAATGTGATCTGCGTGAGCGAAAGTACGATTCGCGCACGAAAAGCCTTGGAGGGAACGGTTGTCACGATTCTTGAGTATTGCCGCAATCGATATATCATCAAAGAAGCGGATCGGAAAATCTTGTGGACAGATGATATGTTTGTTGGTCTGGCGAACGAAACTGAGTGCTATTGTGAATCTCTGCTATGAGGTGTCAAATGGAGTATCGATATAAAATAGGCGACGCTGTTTTAGTTCGAGATGATCTTAAGTATGGTGCCTTTTACGATATGAGGTCTGGTCCTTATCCAAAAGCAAACAGTAACATTGTGACATTGGATATGTCGGAACTTCATGGGCAATTGGTTCATATTAAAGATTATTCTTCTAACGGGCACTATATCGTAGAAGAAACGCATGATTTTAGATGGACTGATGACATGTTTTCTGGTTTGGCAAACAATGAGTGCTGCTGCGAATCTCTGTTATAAGGAGGCACAAGTTGCAAGATACAAAATATCATGTAGGCGATGTCGTTATTGTCCGCCAGGATTTAGATTTTAGAAAATGTTATTGGATGCGATCAGGTGGAAAAGAAAACGCTCCTTGGAGGAACGTTGTTTCAGATGTTGTAACTGAAGACATGATAGAGCTTTGTGGACAGACTATCGAAATCGAAGAAATAGTCGATACGGTCGATGGTAAAAAATACAAAGCAAGAGGTCGCTACTGGACAGACGACATGTTTTCTGACCAAATCGGCAACGAATGCTACTGTGAATCGCTTTTGTAAATCTGAAAGGAGAAATTATCATGGAAAAGAATCTGTTTGAAATCGCAACTCGTAATCGCTATCGCTTTAACTACAAGGGCGTTATGACCGTAGAGGATCTGTGGAGTCTGCGGGTCGAGGATCTGGACGCCATCTTCAAGATGCTGAACCGTCAGAAGAAGACCGCCGACGAGGATTCTCTGCTGGCCACTAAGAGCGCCGAGGATCAGGATCTGGCCAATAAGATCGATATCGTCAGATACATTGTGTCTGTCAAGCTGGCTGAGGCAGCGGATCGTGTGTCTGCCGCCGAGAAGAAGGCACAGCGCGATAAGATCCTGGAGATCGTGGCAAAGAAGAAGGATAAGGCGCTGGAAGATATGGGCATCGAGGATCTGATGAAGAAGCTGGAAGAGCTGAACTGAGAAGGGAAGTATCAAACATGAAAGTTGTTGAAAGCGCAAGCAATCTGTTCCTGTATGGCGACGATATGAAGGCGTATGACAAGATTCCGGCGGGCACCTATGATATCCACTGTTCTGAGATGACCGGTTTCTATCTGTCCCGCCGCCCCGACATGGTCATCAACGAAAATGTGTATGGTGTTCAGAGTGGCAAGGTTGCCAAAGTGCTGAATTCATTCAAAGTGTTCAACCGCAACCTGGGTGTCATCCTCAGCGGCAACAAAGGCATCGGCAAATCTCTGACCGCTAAGATGATTGCAATCGAGGCCGTCAAGCAGGGCTATCCTGTTATTCTGGCTAACCGCTATATCGGCGGTATCGCCAATTTCATTGAATCCATCGATCAGGAAGTTATGGTCCTGTTTGACGAGTTTGATAAGACATTCAAGGCCAGGGATAATGAAAGCCCGCAGGATACGATGCTGAGTCTGTTCGATGGCACCAGTGCGGGCAAAAAGCTCTTCGTTGTCACCTGTAACCAGCTTAATGGCCTGAACGATTATCTGGTCAACCGTCCCGGCCGCTTCCACTATCACTTCCGCTTCGATTACCCGGGCGCTGATGAGGTCGAAACCTATCTCAAGGATAAGCTCGAAGAGAAGTATTACGATCAGATCCCTGCTGTGGTCGATTTTTCTGGCAAGATCGATCTGAACTATGACTGCCTGCGGTCTATCGCCTTTGAACTGAATCTGGGCACTCCATTCGCAGAGGCCATCAAGGATCTGAATATCATCAACATGAACGAGACCAGCTACAAGCTCACTGTTATCTTCAAGGATGGTTACCGTGCGTCCTGCACCAAGCGTTTTGATATGTTCAATGGTGCACAGCGTATCTGTTTTGATGTCAAGCTGAAAGATGGCTACTGGCCTGATTGCTACATCAACACTGAGGATATCCAGTATAACCCCGCCAACGGTGAGCAGTTCATTGATGGCAAGAAGGTTGATGTGATCAATCCGTATTCCAAGAGTGATGACGATGAAAAAGATCGTTATGAAGCTTTTGAAAAGGACAACGGTGTGGTCAAAGTCATCATCTCTCGTACTCGTGAAAGAGACATTCACTACATGGTCTAAGGAGGCTCAATATGGTCAAAGCAAATCATTATAAAATCAGTTCTTTTCCTGACGGTACTCCGCTGATCAAGAAGGATCTGACCATCAATTATCTCAACGTGATCAGCATCGTCTGGACGTTTGAATCCATGGCCGAGCTTCCCACGGTCATTATGATCGCAAAAGACGCAAAGGATAACGGAGCAGACGTCGAGCTGTTTATGCCGTACATCCCGAATGCTCGTATGGACCGCGCCTATCACGACGAAGATGTGTTCACTCTCAAGTGGTTCGCAGATGAAATCAATCGATGTGGATTCAGCTGCGTTACCGTGTTTGACCCTCACAGTGATGTGGCCCCCGCACTGATCGATCGGTGCGAAGTACATACTCCGATTCGTGAGATTTGTCAGGCAATCGAAGAAAGTAAGCCTGATGTGATCTACTTCCCGGATGCCGGCGCAATGAAACGATATGAGGAAACTGTTCACTGGGCATTGGAGCGAGTCAAGTGCAACGCCTATATCATCCATGGCGATAAAAAGCGGGACTGGGCAACGGGCAAAATTCTCGGTCTGGATGTTGTTGGTGAAGTGAAGCCTGGTGAAAAGGTTCTGATGATCGATGATATCTGTTCTTACGGCGGCACCATGTTCTATTCGGCCAAGAAGCTGAAGGAATTGGGTGCTGGTGATATCGATATGTATGTCAGCCACTGCGAGAACAGTATCCTGGACTCTGAGCGTGGCCATCTGTTTGACGACCCGGAGCTGATTCACAAGGTGTATACGACCGATAGTATTTTTACTGGTAATCACGATAAAATCACGGTATTGAGACATCGTTGGGACGAGGACTGATATGGAAGTTTGGGCATTAGATATTCATTTTAATACGGATGGAGATTTTGGTTGGCGGCTTGCTCCGGTTGCAATGACCTATAATGCCAACAATCAATTTTACAGGCTGAGCGTAGTTCGAGAAGTTAAAAGCGATACCGAAAAACGTCAAGTGATTGCCGAATTTGATTGGATTTTGGAACAGCTGATTAAGAATCTTTATACTACCAGAGAGTACGTTTCCGACTACGTTGAAGAAATGCTGAATGACTCTCTTGACGAAGAGTGGAAAGAAGATTTCTATCATGAACTGTCTGGCAACTATGATGGTTCATATGTTCAATTCCGAATTCATACGTCAAAAGATAAAATGTCTTTCAAGGTTAACTGCACAAGAGAAGAATACGAAAAAATTCAAAAGAAGTATGGAGACTGCCTTGGAATCGATGGAAGGCAGGTTGTAAAAGAATTATTGAAGGGCTAAATATGAAGTATGCAAAAGGTGAAATCCTTAGTGCATATCAGCGCTTGACGAAAAGTATCAAATATGGAGATGCATACTGGTCTGAAAAAGCAATGATAAGTGATGCTCTGAGTGATTACTTCAATCGGATCGAGAGCAAGAAAGTCGTAGTTGATCCAAAATATGAAAGCTACAGATGCCCAAAGTGCAATACAACGTTAATTGGTCAATATGATCACTATTGCGGACAATGTGGTCAGAAATTGGACTGGAGGATTAACGATAAAAGTTAAGTTCTAAAAGGGGTTGAATAGATATGGCATATAAATACACCGAAGAAGAAGTTTGGAATGCGATTCATACACTTTCTGATATGAGAGCTGGATTTAACTGCTTTGACGGAAAAGATGTACAGAAGTATGAAGCGTGTTCAATGGGGATTGTTGCATTAAGAACGCTTGTGAACGCCGATAAAAGCTGAGACTTAAGGAGGATTTGAAATGATCAATATCAACCCAATGTTGCTGTGCGATTTCTACAAGACGACTCACAGTAAGCAGTTTCCGGCCGGCACTACCAAGCTGGTCAGTTATTTTACTCCACGCATGAGCCGACTGGATGGCGTGGATGAAGTCGTTGTGTTCGGCATTCAGGCGTTCTGCAAGGATTATCTGGTACGATATTTCAACGACAATTTCTTCGACGAACCAAAGTGTATTGTAGTTCCTCAGTACAAGCGTGTCCTGGATGCGACCATTGGTAAGGATGCTTACGATTTAAGCAAGATTGCAGCGCTACATGATCTGGGATATCTTCCTGTTGAAATCAAGGCACTGCCAGAAGGTACTCGTTGCCCCATCCATGTGCCGTTTCTGGAGATGAGCAATACGCATCCTGATTTCGCATGGGTTCCGCAGTTCCTCGAATCTTTTATGAGTTCTGAGCTGTGGCATCCAATGATTTCTGCAACGGTCGGAACTCTGTATCGCGATATTGTGGACAAGTATTACGATGAAACCGTTGAGGATGGCGTGCCTCATGCTCGTGCTTTGGGTGATTTCAGTTTCCGTGGTCAGGAGTGTATGCAGTCGGCAGTTAAGTCAAGCGCCGGTTGGTGTCTGAGTTTTCTGAATACGGCTACTGTCCCTGCGATTCCGTATCTGGAAGAAATGTATCGCTGCAATTGCGAAGAAGAGCCCGTTGCGTTTGGCGCTGTCAGTACCGAGCATAGTGTGATGTGTTCTAACTTCGCTGTCGATGGCGACGAGATCACTTTCATCCGCCGGGCGCTGACTGAGCTGTATCCCAATATGAGCTTCAGTATGGTGTCTGACTCCTATGATTACTGGAATCTGGTCGATAATATCCTGCCGCAGCTCAAGGATGAAATCATGGCTCATAATGGTACGCTGCTGATCCGTGGCGACTCTGGCGACCCGGTCGAAATCGTCACGCAGACCGTCTACCATCTGTGGGATATCTTCGGCGGCACAGTCAACAGTAAGGGCTACAAGGTGCTCGATCCTCATGTGAAGGCGCTGTATGGCGATTCCATTACGGTGCAGCGGTGCGAAAAGATTTATGCCGAACTTAAGAAGCATGGTTTTGCCTGCAACAATGTCAGCCTTGGCGTTGGCTCTTTCTCTATGCAGTGCATCGAGCAGAATGGCCAGTTGAAGCCGTTTACCCGCGATACGTTCGGCATGGCTGTCAAGGCAACTTATGGCGTGGTCAATGGCAAAGAGATTCAGATCTTCAAGGACCCCAAGACCGACACTGATCACTTTAAGAAGAGCCTGAAGGGTATGTGCTATGTTACTAAGGATGTAAACGACGAGCTGGTTTATGTCGATGGCCTGATGGATCACGCAGCTCATTCGGATGGTAACCTGCTGCAAACCGTGTTCCGCAATGGGGCCATGATCAAAGAGTACAGCCTAAAGGAAGTTCGCGATCGTCTGTGGGAAGGTGAATTCTGATGGAGAAGCCGATTCTTCAGTTTTGGAGTAATCAAAGACTTATCTGGAAAGGTGAGCGGAAAGATGCTGTGAAGCTGATTAAGGCAGGAGCGTTTGACAATCTGAACGTGATGGTATGGACGCAGGACCTTGAGAATTTTAATCTGCACAGTCAACGAGGCGCACAATATTTTGGAATCAAAGAGCTAAATCGGAGGTGAAATATGGCTGTTGTAATCAAAGAAGGCAATGTGTTTGATTCTGACGCTAAGATCATCTGTCATCAGGTGAATTGTCAGGGCGTTATGGGGTCAGGTGTTGCCAAAGAAGTTCGTGAGCGGTATCCAAAGGTGTACGAGGAATATCACATTTACTGCGAAAGCAACAAGGATTGTCCTGAACGAATGCTGGGTGTCGCTCAGATGGTTCCAGTTGATGAAAAAGGTTCTCGATGGATCGTCAATTGCTTCGGTCAGAACGGTTATGGATATGACGGAAAGCAGTACACGTCTGTTGGCGCACTGTTTGAAGCATTCAAAGAAGTGGCCAAAATCGCCAAGGCATCAGGAGTCAAAGTGGCTATGCCGTATGGGATCGGTTGTGTTCGTGGCGGTGCAAAATGGCTGCTTGTGAAAGAAATCATCGATTTTACATTTAAAGACGTTGACGTGGAACTGTGGAGATTGGAGGGTAAATAATATGCGCAAGTATGAATTTGACGCAGCAAAAACCAAAGATGAAATCGTCGAGTGGATTCGGAACTATTTCCGCAAGAATGGTCCTGATTGCAACGCGGTGATCGGTATCTCTGGTGGCAAGGATTCCAGTATCGTGGCTGCTCTGTGCTGTGAAGCGCTGGGCAATGGTCGTGTGATCGGTGTTTTGATGCCTCAGGGTGCTCAGAGTGATATTGATGTGGCGCGAGAGCTGGTTAAGCATCTTGGCATCAAGTCGTTCGAGATCAATATCGCAGAAACTGTGAATACGCTGCTGGCCAAGGGACGAATTGCCGGTCTGTGTGATTCCAAGCAGGCTCGTGTGAATCTGCCGGCACGAATCCGTATGGCAACTCTGTTCATGGTGTCTCAGAGTATGAATGGGCGAGTAAGTAACAATTGTAACGCTAGTGAGTCATATATTGGCTGGGCTACGATTGGTGGAGATGCGTTTGGTCAGTTCAGTCCTCTCAGTAAGTTGACCGTTACCGAGGTAAAAGCCGTTGGTCGCGAGTTGGGTCTTCCTGAAAAGTTTATCGAGAAAGCACCTGCTGATGGTTTGACTGGAAAGACAGACGAGGATAATTTCGGCTTCACCTATGATTTCCTCGACAAATATATTCGCACTGGCGAGTTTGGCGGAGACACTGCAACTGCTGCCAAGATCGATCGGATGCACGAGGCAAATTTGTTTAAGGATTTGCCGATGCCTACGTATGACCCAACCTTGTTTAATTGGTGGGGCTAATCAAGGAGGATTTAGCGATGGGAAAAGAAAAGATTGATGTCCTGATCGTTGTCGATATGCAGAACGATTTTGTCACCGGTTCGTTGGGTACTCCTGAAGCGCAGGCCATTGTGCCGAAGGTCGTGGAGAAGATCAAGAACTGGAAGGGTGAAATTCTGTATACGCAGGATACGCATTATGACAACTACCTCGAAACTCAGGAAGGCAAACATCTTCCTGTAAAACATTGTATCGAACATACGAGGGGCTGGTTATTTGTTGATGAAATCGAACACGATCTTTTGCCGGAAATGAAAGATCCACAAGCAAAAATTTACGAAAAGAGAACTTTCGGTTCGACATTGCTAATGGAAGATTTATGCGACTCTCATTTCTCTACAATTGGAGGAATGGCAGATTTTAAGATCAATTCCATTACTCTGGTCGGCCTCTGTACGGATATCTGTGTCATTTCGAATGCGCTTCTGCTTAAGGCAGGACTGCCTGAAGTTCCCATCATTGTGGATGCAAGTTGCTGTGCCGGTGTGACTCCTGAGTCCCACAAGAATGCGCTGGCAGCTATGAAGATGTGCCAGATCGAAATTGTAAACGAGGAATAAAATGCACTACGTTAATAGTGATATTATTTTGGACGCTGACGAAGCAAGACGGTTTCAGTATCTTCTAAGGCATCCAAACGTAGAGGAAATACAAAGGAAGTTAAAGGCTTGTAACGATGCTCTCGCTGAAATGAATTATCGAGAGAACGAAGACGGGACTGCTTCTTTTGATATTGATCTTGAGGTGTAAACCATGGAAGAGATTATTATTTTCGGTTAACGTCCGGATGCCAGGTGATTGGCGGTACTGGGGCAGACATAACCGCCGCCAGAATAATTTGCAAAGGAGAATAGATATGAACGTAGAAAACATTAAGAATGAAGCGTATCAACTGATTGATAAATATTTTATGCCAGCTAAAGCAATCATCGTGAAGGACTTTCTTAATACATATGGATTTTGGGATGCCCCTGCTTCTACAAAATATCATGGTAACTACCCTGGCGGTTTAGCTGAACACAGTCTAACAGTTGCAAAAAATCTTTTGATGTTAACAGAGAAGCTTGATTTGAAGTGGGATAATCCCGGGTCTCCATTTATTGTTGGTCTGCTACACGATGTTTGTAAGATGGATCAATACAAGCTGATTGACATAGAAAATGGTTATCAGTACGCGTATACAAATGATTCTATTTACAGTCATCATGGTGAAAAGTCCATTTGTATGTTGGCGAGTTGTATTACCTTGACTCAAGAGGAAATCGCATGTATCCGCTGGCATATGGGCGCGTATGAAACCGATACGAACGAGTGGAAGTATTACGGCAACGCTATTGCAAAATATCCCAATGTGCTGTGGACTCACACGGCAGATATGATGGCCAGTCATATTGCTGGTGTGTAAGGAGGGATTATAATGTCGCCCTGTTTGATGTGCGCCGAAAAGAACTGTCACAACTGTCCATGTGCGATCTGTGAGGTCGTCAATGGCAAGCTGCAGGATAATTTTGTAATGCAGACAGCAATGAAGAATAAAGCGGACTGCAAGAAATTCATGGTGCGTCTTTCAGTAGAGCTTCAGCAAATCGGCCAGATGAAATCCAGGAGCTGGACGGATAAAAACAACTGGCGCGGGTTCCCGGCGGGCTGGTTTAAGCATGATGATCTGGTTTCGTGGTTGCTCTGTCATTGTTAAAAGGAGATGGCAAGATGGGATACACAGTATATATTACAGCAAATCGCTATTACGAAGTACATATCAAGGATGCAAAAGATACAGACGATGCAATGCAGCAGGCTTTGGAAAAGTATGATAACGGAGAGCTCGAAAGCTATGAGGACGAGTTTGAATCGGCGTTCGCGGAATCGGAGGATGATTGATTGGCAAGCAAGTGGCAAACCTGTCGGTTATCAGAAACTCAGGATCGTCGGGTGAAGTTGACCAAGGCCAAAAAGGAAGAAATCGCCCGTAAGTTTGAAACCGGCGAATACTCACTCCGGGGTCTGGCGCGGGAGTATAACGTCTCGCACAAAACGATTTCGCTCATTGTCGATCAGCGGGCAAAACGAAAGAACGATGAATACAACAGAACACACTGGATGTATTATCGTCCGGATGCAGAAACAATGCGGGAAGCGCACCGAAGATCAAAAGAATATAAAAAGCGACTGTACGAAAGAGGAGAGTTGAAATAATGGGACAGCGGTTGGTTATTACGGTCCATGCGTTTGACGAGGATATCGCCACGATCTATTATCACTGGTCTGCATATACAACCAGCGCACTGGACGAAGCTCAGAAGATCCTTAAAAATGTCAAATGGGAAGATACCACGTCAAAGGACGAATTGATCCTGCGTATCGTTCGCTTCATGGAGTCCAATGGAGGCTGTATCGATTTTGAGGATAAGCCGGAGTTCAATAAGCGTTTCCCGAATGTTGAGTTTAAGGACGATGGCTCCCGCAACGATGGTCTTGTTGCAATCTCTGAGCAGGTAATGGACAAGCAAAAATACTGGTCTGAGGGCGATTTGATCATTGATTTTGATAACGAAATGATCTGCAACTCGGTTTTCTGGTGGTATGATTCGGGCGAATCTCTTCCAGATGAACTTGGCGAGGATTGCGATATTGATTTTGACACTATTCCAGAGCTCGAGATCGATCCTGGCGAATTCTCGTTCGATGATCTTACATATATGATTAAGACGTTTACAGATGGCTATAGATATCATCGCTATCAGGGTGAAATCTGGGAAAGTATTGATAGTTGAGAGGAGCGAGATTATGACACACGAATGGGTTGAACAAGAAAAGAAACGGCTGGCTAAGAAGTTTGAAAATTATCCACAGCGACTTCTCGATGAATGGTATGCAATCCCTGAAGAATATCGAGATGTTCGCCTGAAAAAGTATAACCTCTGGCCAGAGATTGCTAATATCGAAACATCTATCAAAGAGGGAAGTCCTGTGAAACCAGTTGTTATCCACCTGCTTTTCACATATACAGATGAAGATTTCCTTGATTTTTATTTCAAAGATCGCGAGGCGTTTATTCCTGCTGCAGCAAAGTATTACGCTCATTTTCATAAAAATCTAGGGCAATATTATGAGTATCTGGAGTACGGCACAGTGTCAGTTGAAGAGGCCGAAGACAAAGTTATGGATTTCAATGGCGATATTATCATTACAGATCCGTGTTATCTGTCTGTAAATATGACAAATAAAGAGCGTCGTAACTTTGATTGTGCTTATATGACCAATTATGGCATTATTGGTATTGAATCTGATACCTATTATGGCGATTGGGATTGCTCAACGTTTGACCGGCTTTCTTTTGATGAAAATGATTGCCCGAAACTAATCGGCAAATTTTGCGCAGATAGTGGCATGGTCTGTGTGGCGGATTTGCGGTCGGTCTTAAGGTTTAATCCGAAGTATGATTATCACATCAAGAATGATTGGACTACTACGTTAATCAGAAATTTCAAAGGTACGGTTTGTATCAAGATTGACCTGGCCAATGGTGGCAATGAAATCTATCCTGCTTATAGCGCTAGTGTAATTGGTCAAGGTGTCAATATTAAAACTGGTGAACCAATCGAATTTTACACGAGGCAAACGGGACTATGATGGACTATATTTTGAGATTATTATCTCGATTTGTTGATTTTTATCTTGAGTGGGCATGGTTTATTCTCCCGTTATGGGCATTTTATTTTATTGCAGTGATGTTGATAATCTCTAGTGTAAAGAGGTGATAAAAATGACACGAGAAGAATTACAAAACATTATCGACAGCGAACCGTATAATTTTCTGCGTACCAATCCGAATTTGGGCAAGCAAGTGATGTTTTTGACCATTGGCGGCAGCCACGCCTATGGAACGAATGTGGAAGGGTCCGATGTTGATATCCGGGGTGTCGCACTTAACACAGAACATGAGCTGCTTGGCATGGACACGTTCGATCACTGGGTCGATGAAACCACTGATACAACGGTATTCAGTTTCAACAAAGCAGTCAAACTCATGTGCAGCGGCAATCCGAACATGCTGGAGCAACTTGGAAATGCTGACGATCTTGTCATCAGCTATCATCCAGCCACAAAGCTTTTGATGGATAATAAGAAGTTGTTCCTATCCAGACAGGTCGTGTATTCGTTTGGTGGCTTTGCAGATAAATTGTTCAAGAAGGCAGTCACTTTGGGCGAATGGTGTAATCAATACCCAGAAGATCAGAGTACAAAGAAGCGAATGAACAAAACCATTATGAATATGATTCGTCTTTACCTTATGGTCTTTGATATTCTGGAAAAGGGTGAGATCATTACGAATCGGGCGGAGAATCACGACCTGTTGATGATGGCTCGAAACGGCGAATTCCAGGCTGCAAACGGTTATATCAAGCACGATGTAAAAGATTTCCACAAAGAATATGAAAAGCGCCTGCAGTACGATAAGGCGAACACTGCTTTGCCGGACACCATTGATAGAAACCGTGTCAACGAGTTAGTTGTGACTATCAATCGAATGGCGCTAACGGTGATGTAAAATGAAAATAGAAGACCATTCGCCAGATGAATTGGCTGAAATTTTTAAGGAAGAACTAGATCGTCTTGATATCCCATATCATTATGATCTGGACGCGGAAGCGAAATTTGCGCCATTGATGCCTGATGAACCAATTTTAGAAGTGTAATTTATTGGACTATTAGGATGATATAATTATAGGAAAGGAGTATACCCTCCACGGATGAGGGTATAAAAATTGAATATGTTGAAGCTGTCAGTGTCGAACGCAAACAGCAAGATGGGGAGTATCAAGTCGATCTCGATGCCCCGTATCAAAACCTGTGCTCCAGGCGTTCCGTGTGCAAAAACGTGCTATGTTAGTCACTTCGACTGGCGAACCACGGTACGAAACGCCTATGACAACAATTTGAATCTGTGGTTAACAGACCCTGACGGCTTTGAAGTCCAAGCGACTGCAGCTGCTTATGGGTCTTTTTATTTTCGGTGGCATGTCAGTGGAGATATCGTGGATGAACGATATTTCGATATGATGTGTCGCATCGCAACTAGACTCCCTCGCACCCAGTTTCTCGCATTCACCAAGAAATACGATCTGGTTAACACATTTGTGAAATCTGGCGGTACGATTCCCAGAAATTTACATATTCTCTTTTCATCCTGGCCTGGCTATAATGTAAATAACCCCTATAATCTTCCAGTTGCTTATGTGGCATTTAAAGATGGATATTGTGAAGCGCCAGCAGATGCATATGAGTGCTCTGGCCATTGCGAGGATTGTGCTTACGCTGGTAAAAACTGCTGGGTCATGGGGCGAGGCCAGTCCATTGTTTTGAAAGAGCATTAAGGATTTTATAGACCCCTATTATAATAATGTAGGAAGGATGATATAAATGGCGTATGTTCTTACCAACGGACACACCTATATCACAAAAAAGCCGAATGGCAAATTCACAACAACATACGATTCAAGCCTGGCCTCGCAGTATGATGCAGAAAGCAAAGCCTGGAACGTATTGAATTGTTTGCCGCGTACATATAAAGAAGCCGGGTATCTCCCAAAGAAAATTGAAGTCAAGGAAGCGTCGGCACAGTTAAAAGAGCTGGCCGCTCCCGCACAGCCAGAACGAAAGCGGTTCGATCCTGTATCTTATCCAATCGAAGATTCAGAGTGGATGACTGATTTTAAAAAGAGTCTCAAAATTGTCGATAAAACTCTCAGCAGCTTAAAGCCGATGTATGCAAACCTCTATTCTGATCTAACTCGGGCAACAGATGAGATTGATGATCTGGAGCACGCCATTGAACTCGTTAAGGCAAACGCAGTCCAGCGCTGCTTTCTGGAGAACGAACTAAAGAAGGCGCGTAAGATCCGCCGCGAGTGTAAGGATGCGATGAGTCTGATCGAAATGGTGCTGAAGTTTAATCTGGATGACTGGGGAACTGGCAGGGTGCAGTCTGAAATCGTTCGCCTGGAAACTCGGTGTTATACACCGAAAGTCCGTGATGATATTTTTGTTTAAGGAGTGATTTATTGTGAGTGGAGCAGTATCGTTTGTTTTAGGTCTACTAGGGCTGGGTACCGCTGCAGGTATTGATCTTGGTCAAAGTGTTAGCCAGAAGCGAAAAGAGGCTGAAATGGCTAGAGAGTGTGGCTGGGATGCCAAAGGAGAAAGAGCAAAGATGTATGAGCGGGTTCGCAAAGAGTGGAGTAGTATTCCGGATGGTCATCCGAATTGCCTTGAAAAATGGAGGATCGACTATCCATGCGATAAGGGGCCTGCCTATCGAACAAAGTATTGGTTCAAAGATCATTTGGACGCAAAGGGGATTCCTTATGACGATATAATCCTTGATGAAGTAACAGGCGTTAACTATGAAAAACTGTTGAGCAGAAGAATGAGAGAAGCAGGCAAGAAACGTCGTGGCTGGTTCTAAACAATTAAAAGTTGTTATTTCGGGTTGAAATGCGCCATGTTTTGTGGTAAAATAACAACCGAACTGAATTTGGTTAGAAAAACAGGACATCTTTTAGTTGTTTGGAGGGCAAAATGCGGATCACATATACTGCCCAGGAAATGTACGAACATATCCGATCATATGACATCATTGAGTTCTGGGGCAGCCGGAACGAAGAAAATGTCTGCATGATCAAAGCCAAGTCATCCTGCGTTGCACTGAGAAAAGGCAAGCGATACAACTACATCAGTATCGAATGCCAGTTTGACCACAGGTCAGACATCCTTTGTTGCTGCTGCAACATTACAGGCAACGTGTTCTCTTGTGAAGTTGAGAGGGGGAAAAAGTCTGAGCACCTTATTATTACATCCGATTGTGTAGAGGAGCCAATCACACTTTTTTTAAAAAATCTTTGAATTGGTATTGTAAAGTGTGAATGAATATGGTATAATAAGGACACAAAGTAAAACAGATGGTCAGCAAGGAGGTCATAATATGTTTAAGGCTGGCTCAAGTGTCCCAAAAATCGGTGAGATTCGTCTCGGTTATGTTGCAGATGTTAAGCAGGAAGGAAAAACTGTCCATAAATATTATGGCGTTCATCCTTATCTGATCGTCAGCAACAACATCTACAACAAAAACTCTGGCCAGTGTGAGGTGATTCCCTTCACCACAAAACGCTGGAACAGCCGCAACCCGGTCCATGTTGATTTTGGTGTAGGTGAAGTCGATGGCTTACCACATGAATCCACTCTTGTGATCGAAGGCCGCGATACGCTGCTGAACTCTCAGCTGAGCGAACCAATCGGAACGTTCTCTGATAAGAACTGGCAGCGCGCAGCGAACGCCATGGTGATCCAGTGTCCGATGCTTGCGGCGGCATTCAGTACAAATCTGGTCTCTGCATCATAAAATCTACGATTCTGTTTGCAAAATCTTCTTACATAGTGTACAATGAATCTAATAGTTCATATACCGACCCACTGTGTAAGGAGATATCAAACGATGAGACAGAGTGCGGAATATTATAATGAAGAGCTCAAGACCAGATTTATTCTGGATAAAATGTGCGAAAAAGATTCCAACGGAGATCCAGCTAAGGATTCCGCTGGCGAATATATCATTCTTGCTAAGAGTAAGAACAGGTATAACAAGGTTCGCAGCATTTTTCATAAGCTTGCCGCGTTCGAACAGAAGTATGAGAAAGACTTTTATGAGATCGAGTCTGACAAAGACGAAGAATTTATAAATGATCTGTTCTCAAGGTGGATTTCCGAACTGAATGAAAACTACAGCATCTTTGTGTTGTCTATTTTCAAGCAGTATATTATGTGGTGCAGAGATGAGGGTTTGCTCTCAACGCAGCGGTACTATCAGCATCCGTTCTTTGACATGGAAATGTCCGGATGGAAAAAGAAAGACACCAGTTCCACCTTCCGCTCTGAGCGTGTAAAGAACCAGCTGGAAGCCATTGCAAACAAAAGTACCGATGAATTGGCTGAAAACTATGTGTTTCCATCAGAAGATGATTTCTTCACCTACGTCGTTTCTGTGTTCTCGGAAGAAGGGGCGATTATGACAGGCGCAATCATGTGTCTGCTGTATTATGGATTCCAGTCCGAAGAGATTCGCGTCATCAAAAGAAAAGACGTTGATGTAGACACGAGAACCGTCTGCGGGAAATATATCGATCACGATATCGCATGGTCGATCATCTGTAAAGCCAAAAACACGACCACCTATCTCAAAAACCACGCAAAGGGACAACTTGGGAAGTTAGAAATGAATCTCGGCGATGGTCCATATCTTATTCGTACAAGCAGAGAGAGTTCCAATGATAACCCTGTGCCAATTGGGTACTTCAAAGACCTGTATCGAAGAGAAAAGAAAATTGTTGAGGGGCTTCCGCCAACATCTAACTATAAAAACATCCTTGTTAAAACAAGCACCATCAAAAACCTGCGCGAATTCTATGAGATCATGTCGGAAGAGCACGAGTATGGTATCGAATATGTCGCTGAAAAATTCAGACAGAACCAATATGATACGCCGCTCACATTCCGAAAGTATCAAATAATGCGCGAGAAAGCAAGAAAATTATAAAAATGAAGGGGCCTGACCAGCCCCTGAATTTTTCCTTTACCATTCACACTTTACACTGTCATTATAATGAATAGGAGGTGATTGAAATGAGAAAGACGATTGCAGCCATTGTTGTAACCGGCGTTTATCTGCTGACGAATTTGCTCAGCGGTGAAGCAGCGGGTCCGGTCGAGACATATCAGGGCTGGAGCGATGAACTCAAGTCGTATACGCAGTCTGTATGTGACGAATACAATGTCGATTATTCGTTGGCGCTCGGTGTGATCTATAACGAAAGCAGGTTCCAAAGTGGCCTGACTCACGTGAATTCAAACGGCACAGTCGATTACGGTCTGATGCAGGTCAACGAGGTCAACTTCGATTATCTCAACAAGACGCTTGGCGTTCGATCCATGTCTGAACTGCTGGATGATAGAACGGGCATCAGATGTGGTGTTCAGCTGCTGGCGTATCATAAGCAGTACACTGGCAACGATTCGGCGGCGCTTCTTCGCTACCAGATCGGGGCAGGGAAGTACAAACAGTACCTGAGGAAAGGTCGGTACACCAACCAGACGCATCAACAGGTGCTTACATATCAGAGCGAACTCGCTTCTTATATGGATTCCTTACGGTAGGAAAAAGATCGGGCGACAGAAAAACGTCTGTTTGATCTAATCAATCGGTGGAGTGAATCCACCTTTATATGCTGGAGTGGCGCAATGGTAGCGCAGGAAATTTGTAATTTTCAGGTTGCAGGTTCAAGCCCTGTCTCCAGCACCATTAGAACAGCGGGCAACCGCAGTCAAAGATTATAAATTACATAAGGAGAATGATTATGACTACTGAAACTATGACAATCCATCGTGGTCTGGCCGAGCTGAAGGTTCTGGAAAATCGAATCCTCAAGGCGATTTCTGAGGCCAAGTTCTGTGCAGCTGCTAAGCAGAGTATGAAGAAACTGAACGGTGTGCCTATTGAGGATTACAAGAAGGATGCACAGAGTTCTCTGGATTCCATCAACGATCTGATTGCTCGTCATGATGCAATTAAGCGGGCGATTTCCAAGTCCAACGCAGAGACTCATGTGACCATTGACGGTGTTGTCTATACCGTTGCTGAGGCAATTTATATGAATCAGCATGGCATCGATTTTAAGCAGCGCCTGCTAAATATGCTGGATTATCAATATTCGAATTCTATTGCCAACATTGAAACAGCAAATGCTCGTCTGAGTGATCGTGCGGATGATTACACTAAGGGCCTTGCATCTGCTTCTGAAAAGAGCAACATGGACCCTGAGGCTATTCGAGATGCACGTGACAGTTATATTGAGCGCGAGACTATGATCCTGATTGATGGTATCGACATCAAGAAGATTCGAGACGAAATCACTTCTAAAATCAGTAAGTTCAAGGCCGAGGTTGATGCGGTTCTGTCTGCATCCAATGCGACTACCGAGATCACCATTGAATACTGATTCCTAATCAGCGAAGCATATTCACTGTCTATCGAAAACGACAAACTGTAATCGTTCGCTCTTTGCTCGCGGCAGCATCGCTTGAGCGAAATCAAACAATAAAAAGCAAATAGTCGCTTCAAAAAGCTGGCCTGATAAGCCGACATAATTCAAGTAATGATTTGATGATACTTGGGTTTCTGAATTGGTCAAGAGGTAAGACACGACTTTGCCAAGGTTGTTACGTCGGTTCGAATCCGACATTCAGAAGAAGATTTGAGCATTATGTTAGCTCAACTATGTACGGAAAGCTTAAAGTTTACGATTAAAGGTTAAAGGTTGAAAGTTCAAAGCTTAAACTCTTAGCTAAAGGTCAAAGAACAAAGCATACAGGTCAAAGATTTATAAAATCCATGGGCACAGGTTTGTGGATCGATTACATAAGTCCCGTTGTTTACCACATGGCTGGTAGATGGTGAGCGCCTTGGCAGGGGCGTAACAATACCTGCCGTTTATATGGTTCGGTAGCTCAGAAGGATAGAGCACTAGCCTGTCACGCTAGGGGTCGTGGGTTCAATCCCCATCCGAATCGCTTATGGTCCTATAGTTCAGTTGGTTAGAACGAGAGACTGTTAATCTCTATGTCACCTGTTCGAGTCAGGTTAGGACCTCTTCGTGGTTCTGTAGCTCAGTCGGTAGAGCAGGGGACTGAAAATCCCCGTGTCGCTGGTTCGATTCCAGCCGGGACCACCAATGTGCAAGTTGATTTGATAATTGAGTTTGGTCGAAATCCTCCATAAAAAGGTTGTCCGCCAAGGTCGAAAAATCAACATGAATTCTCACCAAAATGATGTTATCAATGAAATTTGCAATAGGATTAGCGAGGCAGTCACACTCCTGATCAGGGGCCGATGTAGCAAGCTTGGTCAAACTGCGTGCCCTGACGATGATAAGATCCGCATTCCGAGCGCAACTGTGCGTGAGTCTCACCAGCTCGAAAACAGTTTATATGGTCGTGTAGCAGAACAAAAGGTAGCACGGCAGGAAACTGCTTGATGTCGGTTAAACTCCGGCCACGACAAGTCCGAAAGTTCATTATGTTGTTGAAAGTGTACATCATCACATCATTCTGAAATGAGTAGGCATTTTATATGCGATCGTAGCCAAGTGGTATGGCATCAAACTTTTAATTTGAGTATCGTTAGGGTTCGATTCCCACCGATCGCACCAATACCTGTCTGTGGTTGGGTGAACAGTCTTGTGGAGACGCTGACAAGATAGAAGAGCGAGCGTCATATCCGTGGGCGGGCATTCGGATTCGATATGCGCCCATAGCTTAATTGTTAAAGCCGCAGTCTCTAAAACTGTCATTTTGCAGGTTCGAATCCTGCTGGGCGTGCCAAACAAATTACATAACAGTATCCCTTATTTTATAGAAAGGAGATCGAACATTATGGCAATGATTGATCCGTATGATGATGACTTCGGTGCCATTTGTAATTGTGCTGTTCGATACGCAGTTGGGCGCAGAACATATATGCCTGATCTTGTGATCGATTTCATTACGCCGCACCTGAGCGAGTTGACAGATAAAACGCTATGGTGTTTTCAGCGGGATCTATATCAGCGTCTGGATGAAGGGTTTGATTTTGGAGACGAATTTGATCTTCAAAACTGGATGAGCTTTCTGGAAGATGTTGATAAAGAGATCAAGAAAAGAAAACAGCCCAGCGGCCATAACCACTGAGCTGTCAGGATTACCCGATGACGTGATTCATCTGCAGAACCATCAGTATGAGCCCGACGATACTGCAAATGTCACCAGCGACATCAAGAAAATCTTTCGCCTAACGCTTCATCTAAGCACCTCCAATCCGCTCGAGACGCGAGAACAATGTCCGTCATTGAGGAACTGGTGTGTCTAGTGAGAGTTAAGTTGGCAAAAGTGTATCACGTTGTTACGCGATTGTCAAGAATCATCCCGAGCATGATGTGAAAAGGCTTGTTATATGCGGCAATGGCTGAGTGGTTTAAAGCGGTGGACTTGAAATCCATTGATGGTAATACATCCGCGAGTTCGAATCTTGCTTGCCGCGTGTTATGGCCTGTTAGTCAAGAGGTGAAGATGCTGCCCCTTCACGGCAGAGACATCGGTTCAATTCCGGTACAGGCCATTTTTGAAAATTAAATATTGTGAGGTATCAAAATGAAAACGACGAAGAAAGATTGGATCTATCGTGTGATTCTTCTGATTCTGTTGGCGATTATCTGGGACATTGGCGCGGCTTTGACTTCGCCAATTTTTGTTCCCCAGAAAGGCGCTGTGTTTCGGGAATTCTTCCTGTTGATCCAAAATGGAACAATGTTGAAAGCATTCCGATATTCGCTGGTTCGCATTACGGTGGCAGCCGCTTTGAGTGCCGGCATCTCCATTCCTCTTGGCTGTCTGATGAAAATCTGTCATCCGCTTCAAAAGCTGCTCTATCCAGCAATTCGAGCAATGCGGTTTTTGCCAGTCACTGCCTTCTATCCACTGTTGACTATGTGGTTTGGAATCGGAGAGAAAATGAAGATCGCTTTCTTATTTGTAGCCAGCTTTGTGTTCATGCTTCCAAGCGTTCTGATCGCCCTGGATGATGTCAGTGATGATGTGATCGAGGCAGCCAGTATCGACGGCGCAGGGAAGTTCAGCACAGTAACACGAATCATCTTCCCAATCGCAGCGCCTTCCATCTGTCAATCATTCGCCACAATGTATGCCATCGGTTGGACCTATATCGCAGTGGCCGAGACAGTGAATGCGAAGTACGGTATTGGCTATCTGATCTATACTTCGTCCGCTCGTGGCCGTACATCTCTGGTGTTTGTTGGAATATTGGCGATTGTGATTTTCAGTATTCTGTTTGACTGGATCACAAATATCTGTATCAAGAAGATTTTCAAGTGGAAATTTTCATAAGGAGGACAACATGTCACACGAAATTGAGTTATGTGGTTGTTTGACCATCCCAGATAACGCGAATTTTGATGAAATCACAGACGTGTTCTTAGATTTTGTTGAGTCGCATGGTTGGTACTATGGTGGTGGGTTCTCTGAGATTCGAGACGGCTGTTATGTGAAGCCTGATGGAACTCTTGGAGCACCAATTATATAAATTATATAGAGGAGAAAATTATGGCGAAGAAAAGTCTATTTGAAAAACTCGGTCTTGTTGAGGGTGTAGCTGCTTCTGAGTATGATATGCCGGATACCACGAATGAGCTTCGCGTTTGTAGTGGCGTCGGAGATCATTACATCAATGGAGATTTCCCAGAAGACGAACCGGTTCAGGCCGAGGTTCCTGAGGGCGACACCATCGATGTTCAGGCGGTTTACGAGACTAATGGTATGAATCCTGCCGACTCTGTGACGGTCTATAAGATCAAAGATGTGATCGATACATTCCCGTCTGAGATGCCCACAAAGACTAAGCGTGCTACGGTTAAAAACCTGATGACGACGCTTGGTTATGATGCGGCCGCGATTATCTCTGATGCGAAGCAGCGCAAGGAGCTTCTGCGGGCTGTTGGTAACGATAAGATGAATGCGTTGTTTGACGAGATGAAGAGCAACGACCAGCAGATCGAATCTATGAAGGAACAGATCGAAGCTTTGACGAATCGCAACGTTGAGGCTGGTGCGGCCATCGAAAAGATCACCAATACAGTTCAAGATGAACTCAAGATGATTTCTTCTATCGAGGAATTTATCGAAGAGGATAAGACGGAGCCCGCCGGGAAGGAGGGTGCCTGATGTTTTCTTTAACCATTCCTGAGTTTGTGGTCTTTTGTGTCAGTGGTGCGTTTGTAATCAGTCTGATTCTGTTCCCATCTTGGAGAGAGCAAATTAAAACTCTCGCTGGTGGATTTCTTCAAAAGTTTGTGCAGGACACAGCTAAGACTCCTGAAGGAGCCAAGGCAATCTATGCACAGAAGATTGATGAGGCAACCGATCAATATAACGATGCGTGCTACACTCTGAGAAATTTAACTGGCAAGCTCAAGACGATTCAAGATCAGTTCACTTCCGCGCAGAAACGAGCTGAAGATTATGATAAACGCGCTAAGGCCGCTATGAGTCGTGGTGACGAAGAGTCTGCCACTATTTTTGCTCGTAATCTTCAGGAAGAAATGGACGCTATGGAGAATCTGTCTCAGCAGTATGCTAAAATGCGCCCGGCAGTTGATGAAATGAAAAACATCAAAGAAAAGTTGGAAAATCAGCTGGCAGCTCTAAAGCGTGAGAGTAAAGATGTCGTCTCCGAGATGCAGGCTAATGAGCAGATCTTGGCCGCATATGATTCCGTTGGTAAGTTTCGTTCTGTTACTGGTACAGATAAGATGCTCAATGCTACTCGTGATGGTCTGCAGGAGAGTCGCGAGAAAGCAGCTGGCGCAAAGATCCTGTATCAATCAAGCCGTGATGGTAAATTGGATAAGGCCAATGCGAAAACTGCTGATTATAAGGTAAACGATTATCTGGAGAGTCTAAAGAAGGGGACTGCGAAACCCATCACATACGACATTAAGGATATCAATGCCTTCACAAAGTCTTCTGGATTGAACACTCAGTCCAAGAAATAAAATCAAAATTAAATAGGAGAGAATAACATGTCTAAGTTCAAATTGACTAAGGCTGGCCGCGCTGTTGTTGGTGTGGTCCTTGCTGTGGCTGTTGCTATTGGTGTCGTTGGTGGCATCAAGGGCGGTGTGATTAAGTTCGACAAGAAAAAGCCAACTGCGTCTGATAAGCCTGCCACGAATGTCACCACGAATGCATCAACCGGCGACGACACGATCAATCTGTCTCTGGATGAATGGGCGGGATGGTTGAGCTGTATCACTGCAAATGGAGGTCTTACTACTCAGCCCGGTTCTGTATTTGACCAGCTCGGCATCAAGGTGAATATCAATGTCATCAACGACGCTACTGAGTCCAGCAATGCACTGATCTCTGGTGATCTGCAGGCCGCTGGTTATACTACGAACCGTGTCGCGTTCCTGTCTCAGAAGTTTACGGATGCCGGTAAGAATATCATCATGCCGGTGTTTACCAACTACAGCTATGGCGGAGACGGTATTATCGCTTCCACTCAGTTTGCGGATGTGAATTCGTGGGTCAATGCCAAGATCGGCGTTCCTGAATTCTCTGAGGCCGAAACCCTGGTCGCTTGGTTTGTCAATAATTCCAACCTGTCCGATGCGGATAAGGCAACCATTATGAACAACCTGATCATGTTCGGTACGGCAGATGATACTGCTAAGGCATACTTTGCTGGTCAGATCGATGTGGCTGCAACATGGGAGCCGTACCTGACTCAGGCTAAGACCTATACCAACAGCACCGTTGTTTTTGATACCAAGTCTTCTTCTTCTCTGGTCATGGATGGCATTGTGTTTGATGCCGATTGGGCCGCAGCTCACGAAGATACTGTCAAGAAGTTCGTCAAGGGTATTCTGATGTCTTATGATCAGCCCATCAATTACGACGCAGCTCGTGAAGTGTTCCCGATGTACTCCACTTCCAGTGATGCCGATATCGACGCTACTTACGCCAATGCCAAGATGGCCAGCTGGAAGGACAATTACAACATTCTAAACGATACTGCTCCCATGATCTACAACCAGATGTGCGATATCTGGGAGGCTCTGGGCGAAACCGTCAATCGCGGCCTTGTGGACACGATTTTTGATACCACTTATATTGACGCTCTGAAAGGTGATTTTAAGTCTACTTCCGCTGCAAATGCCACTACAAAGGTGACTGTAAGTGACGAAACCCGTGCCAATATCACCCAGCAGGTCACTGGCAATCTGGATTATGATTCCATGCTGAGCAAGACCGCTAATGTAACATTTGTCCCGGATTCTTCTGTGTTCACCGATCAGGCCAGCGCCGCTTCTGTTTTGGATGATTTCGTAAATATCGCCAAGACTCTGGATGGCACTATGATCGTTATCAACGGCAATATCAATGCGGACACTCAGACTGATTTTGGTATTCAGCTCTCTGCAAATCGTGCTCAGACTGTTGCCAACTATCTTGCTTCTCAGGGTATTGATCAGAATCGACTGATTATTACAGGCTCTGGCAATGCAAAGTATCAGGCCGACAAGGCTGCTGGTGCTCTGAAGTCGGATGCAAGCGTGTACCAGTCTACTGACATCAGCTTTATGCGGATTGAGAACTGAGGTGATTCAGATTGATCTGGATTGAAATCAGTAAAGCAATTTGGATTGTGGGCGGATTGATGCTGGCTTCTTTTGCGGCTGGTTATCTCTTCCATGGTCCAACTACCAAGATTTAAAACTCACGGCGGTGCTCAGGTAGCACTGGGTGCCGCCTTATATAATGTGCTATAGCCAAGTCGGTCAAGGCAAGGGACTTTGACTCCCTGATCGTGTGTTCGAGTCACACTAGCACAACCAAAAAAAACAAATCGGATAGGGAGGTTCACAGATGACTACTCCAGAACAACTTGAAATTGCACTTCGGGACTTTATTTATCAATGCGGAAAAAGATACGAAAACGAATTGGGCTGCGATGATTGTATCTACTGGAATTTTTGTACCCGATTCTATACTCCGCATTGTGATTGTCCTGATGAATGGATGATTTATGACAAAGTAAGCCCACTTCCGTCTTAATTTGAAAAGGAGTTTCCAGATGGCAGTTTATATGACAGGTGATATCCATGGCAACCCAAGTCGATTTTATGATCTGAAGAGTTTCTGCAAGGTGCATTCAGACGCAGAATGGTTTATCTGCTTGGGCGATGTTGGTTTGAATTACTATGGCGAGGATCACCCGCAGGAGATGTATATCAAGAATATTGCAGATGAAATCCCTGCAAAACTGTTCTGTATTCATGGCAATCACGAGCGGCGACCTACCGAAGCGGATGGATATAAACAGGTCGATGTTACAGAGGGTGCGATTCAGGGTCCGATGATGTGGCACGCAGAACACCCTAACCAGTATTTTGCCATCGACGGTGCTGTATATACGATTTTTACATCCGACCGTGTGTTGACTGCACTTGTTTGCGGCGGTGCTTATTCGGTCGACAAGTATTATCGTCTGCGGCGCGGTTGGCATTGGTGGCCGGATGAACAGCCAAATGAACTCACGAAGGGGCTGGTACGGTTGATGGCAACGGAAAAACAAATCGATATTATGTTGACCCATACCTGTCCGCTGCGGTTCGAGCCAACTGAGCTTTTTATCTCTGGCATTGATCAGAGCACAGTAGACCAGTCAACAGAACGATTCTTTGATGAAATCTACTCCTTATTCCCGGCATACCAAGAGCCAATGTGGTACTTTGGCCACTTCCATGGAAATAAATACACGGATGAATACGTGATGCTCTTTGATGACATCATGGAACTGAAGTGAATTTATAAATAGTAAATCGAAAGGGGAGTACAGATGCTGTATGGACGTGCGTCTCCTGATTTGATTCGATAGCATTTCGTCAAATTAGATAGGAGAAAACAATATGACTTGTAATTTTTGTGGTAAGACTCTGGATACCTGCGATGAGACCAATCTTGGTAACCTGGAACTGCCTTTCTTCTACGGGAGCAAGCGTGATGGGGACTATATGAAGTTCTCTCTCTGCTCTGGCTGCTATGACAAGCTGGCAGATGAATTCATGTCCAGATGCAAACACAAACCCCTCATTGTTCCCTTTGCCCCCAGGGTGCCGGAGTGGGAACATAAGACTACTGAAGAATCCGATTATTGATAACTGATTACATAGGAGGTACATATGGCAAGTAAGGAAAACAACGTTTACTCTCGCTTTAGCTTTTGCGGAAAGGTCACCGTTTCCAAAAAGGTCCCGTTCGTGAAGCGCGACACCTACGACAAGGGTGAGAAGATCAGTATTAACTTTGGTATCAAAGCCGGAAACAATCTCGGTTATGTCAAGCTGGAAGGCTTTAAGAATGACGAGATCAAGACCATGGATACTGACCGAAATAATATCGAGGTCGCGTGGAGTGATCGTCTGGACGAAGATGTGATCAAGACTGTTGCCAGCACCAAAAAGTTCACAGTGAACCTGGGCGAGCGCAAGGAGTTCATTACCGAGTGGGATATGATCGAGTATCTGGAGTCCGCTCTGGCCGGTTATGAGGACGATATTGTTGTCACTGGTAAGTTCGTTCTGCGTCCCGGCACCGGTAAATACAAGGATCAGGTTTATCGCGAGTATCAGATCCAGAACGTGTACATGCCCGGTGAGAAGGAAGTTCCCCATCTGACTATGAATCTGGACCTGTACTATGACAAGGACAGCATGGATACAACCACTCTGAAGGATGACGGCAAGATTATGATGCATTGCTACACTCCGATGTGGTCTAAGGCAGATGGCGCACAGAAGATGTTCCAGATCGACACCGTGTTCAATACTGCTGTTTTTGATATGGACAAGCCGAAGCATAAGGCAATCCACGATTACAAGATGCGCTATCTGGAAACCAAGTCTCGCAATCCTGTCCATATGAATTGGCAGATCGCGGTCGTCAATGGCGCTGAAGAGGTTCCGTTTACTATGGACAGCCTGACTGAACAGCAGCGGGAGCAGGTCGAACTCGGTATCTCTAAGATGGAAGATTTCAAGCCGCGTGGGAATATCCTCGGTGATCGGGAAAAGGAGCTGCGTCTGGTAAAGCCTATCCTGACTGGTGAATTTGAGGAGTGCAAGACTGCAGCTGATTCTGGTTACACTGCTCGTGAGTTCGAGGATGAGATCTGGACCCCGGCGGTTGATGAAAGCGTGGACGATATGATGAAGGGCGGCTCCAAGGCTAAGACCAAGGCAAAAGCTGCTCCTGCAGTCGAGGCCCCGGAAGACAGCGATGATGATATCGACACCATGTTTTGATCCTGTCGATTTACCATGGAATGAAAATTAAAAAGGAGAATACATAATGGGTTTCAAAATCAATCGTATTAAGGCAGATCTTGGCAGCTATCCTCATTATATGCTGCTCGGAATTCGCAAGATCGGCAAAACTACCTTTATTCGTGACCTGATCAAGGAGAAATATGGTGACGCAACCAAGGGTCTACTGATTTCCTGTGGCGCTGAGAATGGCTACCACGCTCTGGATGATCTGCAGGTTGAAGAAGCGAAGGTTTTCAATCAGGACTACGACGAAGAGACCGACAGCCGTGGTTTCATTCAGATTGTTGATGATATCGTCGAGAACAATAAGGACTATGGCATTAAGCTGGTCGCAATCGATACCTTGGATTGCCTGTATGATATCGCTGCACAGGAGGCCATTCGGTTGTCTCGTAAAGAGACCGGTAAGCCGTGCAAGAGTATTAACGATGCATTTGGAGGCTACGGTCGGGGACTTGACCGTGTGATTGCACTGATTCAAGAGCAGATCACTCGTCTGGAAGATGCCGGTATCGCTGTGTTCATCCTGTCTCATGTTAAGGAAAAGACTCGTACTGATATGGTCACTGGTGAAGAATATCAGGTTTGGACCAACAACCTGATGGATAAGGTGTATGGTGCTATTGCTGACACCGCCCAGATGGTTATGATGGCGGTCTTTGATCGTGAAATCAAGGATAAGAAGGTCACTGGAGAAAATCGTGTCCTGTATCTGCGTGCTACTGCAAGTCTGGATGCTGGTTCCCGTTTCCATGGTCTGCCTGAAAAGGTTCCTTTCACCCCCAAGGCTTTCATTGAAGCGTTTGAAGAGGGCGTTAAGAACTCTGCCACTATGAAGCCGATGACTGATGCCGATATGGCTGCCCGTCAGAAGGAAGAGGCCGCACAGCAGGAAAAGACTGCAGAAATCGCTCGTCGTAAGGATGCAGAAAATCGTGCTGCAGCTCAGGCAGAAGAGGACGAGCCTCACCGTGCCGAGTGGATCAGCGCAATTCAGGATCGTTTCGGTAACGCTTCTGCCGATGTTAAGGCTCAGATCAAGGCGATCCGCGATGAGATCGGTCTTAAGTTCTCTGATCCGGAATTTCCTATTGACGCATTGAAACGCGTTTATTCTTTGGTCTAATCATTCACACTTTATATGGTTATTCTGAAGTAAATACGCAGGGCGGGATGGTGGGTATGTTGAGGTAGGAAATATGGCAAAGGAACCTACAGTTAAATGTATGGCTACTGGGGTGCAAGGCCCCAGGAGTCAATTTTATAAAGCGCCAAACAATCGCTACTTTCAATCGGAAGCGGTTTATCAGGCGTGGTTGGCCGGGCGGCGCAGGGAAAAGGCGAAAAAGAATAAGCCCGCTCCTCAAAAGAAGCCAGGCCGCACGATGGAATCTTACAAGAAGCTGTGCAGTACGATCGCTGATTTTATTGGATATGACCCGGAAAATGGTCAGCCAATGCCAACGATCGTATTTCGCCGGCTGAAGGAACTGGATTTCTACTCAGATGAAATCATTCAGCAAACCATGGATGAAAACGAAAAGTCGATTCGGTGGGCAATGCAGAATAAGAAGTTCGAGGATGACGCAGGGAAGTGCAGCTATCTGATGGCGATCATTCGCAACAATATCGGCGCTGTTTACCGGCGTGAAAAAGATAAGGCAGAAAAGACTGTCAAAAATAATGCAGAACCAAATCTTGACACAATGATCGACCTGTCAATGATCGGTACTGCACACAAAGGAAAAGATGTTAGCAGCTTGCTAGGAGGTGACGATTTATGGATTTAACCAAGGCGATTGAAAAGATCGAAGCAAATCGTGTACAGGCCGAAGCAAGCTTTGTTTTTTGTCTGTGGAAAGATCCCCAGCGATACGACGATTACAAAAACATCAACGAAGGAACAGATAAAACACTGATCTGTGAAGAACAGGTTTTCTATTTCATGGTCGGTCGCGGCATTCGTCGGCAGGGTTTTTCTAATATCGATAACATCACTCTTGATACATATCTGGCGGACAAACCCACACTACGTCGGCACTACGAAGAGCTGAACGGCTGGCGTGCTTGTAAGGCGATGATGGATCTGGTCGATCCGGAAAATACGGACAGCTATTACAACCAAATCGCCAAAATGAATACGCTCAAAATATTGGCCACCAAGTATGATGATCTGCTCAGTCACCCGGAGCGCTTTGATGATGCCACAAACGAAGATGTGTATAACACTTTCGAGCTGCTCAATAACAGTGTGGCGCTGACAACCGGCAACGATTCAAAGATCGAAAATCTTGTTGTTGATGAAAAATACATCCAGCAGTGCAATGCCGGCATGGATCAGGGAATTAGTTATGCAGCCGGAGCACCTCTATTGAATTATCTGACACTTGGTGCTCCTGTTGGGGATATGTATTTGTTTGCTGGCCACAGTGGCACAGGAAAATCAAGTTTTATCTTTGAAAATATGGTTCTCCCATTTGCAGAAGGCGGCACAGGCGTTGCGATTATTTCAAATGAGATGCAGAGCAAGGCATATAAAAATATGTTACTGGTTCACATCCTCACGAAAGAATTGGACTACTGGAAAATCACCCGTAAAAAGCTTAGTCTTGGCCATTTTAATGAAGAGGAATTGGAGATGCTTCGTAAGGCAGCAGCCATTACAAAAGAAAAGTATTCCAATATTCGCTTTGTAAAAATGTTCGAAAACGACACTTCTAAAGTGCTTCAGTACATCAAGCGTCTTGCAAGATCCGGCACAAAGGCAATCATCTACGACACCATGAAATCGGATGACGGTATTGACGATAAGATGTGGCAGGCATTGTTAATGAACAGCCGTCGCATTTTTAATACCGTTTCAAAAGAACAGGTCGCTATGATCTGCACTTTTCAGTTGGCATTACATACTACGAATCAGCGTTGGCTTGACGCAACTTGTCTGTCAAACTCAAAACAGATAAAAGAAGTGGTGGCTCAAGCTGTCTTTGCCAGAGCATGTTGGCAGGACGAATATACCGGTGAGAAATTTGATTGCAATCCCTATCGGCGGAATAAGGATAATCCAAAAATCAAAGAGCCATTCATCATGGATAAAGACAAAAAATATATGGTTCTTTTTCTGAATAAAACTCGTTCTGATGAAGATGGTCAAACTCTTCTTTATCAGTGGGATTCAGCTTGGAACCGTTGGATCGAAATTGGTTTCTGTACCATTGTAAATGACCATGGCCAGTACGACCGCAGATAAATAAGAAGGGAGGCTTCGATATGAATGGATGTCAATGTATTAACGTCTAAGCTTGAAAATCAGCCAGACAAAATCATTCAGATCCTTGAAGCACTTGGCTTTGAAAATATCAAGTTCAATCCTCTCAAAAATAATCTGCGGTTCGCTCGGGAAGAGCAGCGAAATCCAACCAGTTGTATGCTCGATTGCGGCACGCTTCGGTTCTTTGTTTTCTCTACAAACCAAAAGGGGAATCTTTTCAGTCTGATTATGGATATCAAAAGATGTTCGTTTCCAGATTCTTTGAAATTCGCTGCACAAAAGGCTGGCATCTCAGAAGAAGAGGTTAACATCAAAACGCATTGGCCGTTCGGTGGATTCTTTTTAAAACTGATGCCTGACTATGAAGAAGAGATGGAAGATTTAAAAACATACCCGGAGGAGACTCTGGAACCGTATGCCAACAAATACAATCTCCGCTTCATCAAAGATGGTATCAGCCTGGATACTCAGCACAAATTCGGTGTCGGTTATGATGTGGAATCAAATCGAATTACGATCCCAGAGCGTGCAACTGATGGTTCTTTAGTCGGCATCATGGGCCGCGCCAATTACGAGTGCGAGCATGATAAACGCTGGTATCCGTTGATCTCTTGTCCACGCAGCAAAACACTGTTTGGATACTCTGAGAATTATCATCGGATTCAGGAAACAGGGAATATCGTTCTGTTTGAATCTGAAAAGGCAGTCCAGCAATGCGATTCGTTCGGCTGCAATATTGCCCTCGCAACGTGCGGCTGTCATGTATCAGACACGCAAACCAAATACATTAAACGAATGCTGCCAAAGAAAATCATTCTGGCCTACGATGAAGGGCTCGAAGAAGAGCATCTGGTCAACGAGTGTAAAAAACTCATCGTGGACAATCCGATCTTAAAAACAAAGGTTGGGTATATCTGGCCTGATGGGTTGATTCAGGAGGGCTCCAAAATGAATATCGCTGATCTTGGTAAGGATGTTTACAAAGAGGGCGTAACAAAATATGTGAAATGGGTAGAGGAGTGATGTAAATGGGACAAAGAGTAATAGCCCCTGAGCTACAGGCACTGTATGACAAAGGGGCGCAGGTGTACAGCTATTCAAAGCTGAGTACGATCCATGATTGCCCATATAATGCATATCTGACTTATATCAGACCACGTGATCAGTGCGCCAATGTGTATTCCTCTCTTGGTACTGTGGTTCACGATACGCTGGAAGGAATCATTGAAGGGAAGAACACAGAAGCAGATATCGGTCCTGCCATCGAAAACGGTCTGGACGAACTCGATATGCTTGGGATTGATTTTCCCAAAACGAGAGATGGCGGCAATGGCATCCGCGATAAATGGATCTCAAATATGCGTTGTATGGCTCGTGATTGGGTCAGTCCAAAAGGCGAGTATGAAGTCGAAAAGCTGCTTATTCTGAAACTTCGTGATGATCGCTATCTTCAAGGTTATGCGGATTTGATTCGTGTCCTGCCAGACGGGCGGCTGCAAGTGTTGGATATCAAGACCTCCAGTCAGTTTAAGGATGAAGACCTGCTTCACTATGGTCGTCAGCTGGTCGCGTACACTCTGGCGCTTGAACAGGCTGGATTCAAAACGGCCGTTCCTTGTTGGATCATGGTGAAATACTGCAAGATTACATACGAAACCGGATTCGGAAAACGTGCAAAACCAGCAGAAAAGGTGCTTGATCGATGCAAAGTGGGCTACACGCTGCGGTCCACAGTTCGTTCCAAAATGAAAGCCGCCGGGTATGACAGTGAGCAAATCGAAATTGTTACCCAGGCATTTATCGAATCGAACGATATCAATGATCTGCCGGAAGATATTCGCTGTCAGTTCAAATTAACTACATATGTCAGACCGTATCCTGTCACCGATGAACTGCGCAAAGAATGCATCGATTACATAAACGAAACAGCGGACGAGTTCGAGGAGCGGAAACGCAGTGGCGAATGGCCTGCACGAGAGATCGAAGAGAAAAATGGCAGTCCCAATTTCTTCTGTACCAATCTTTGTGGTCATCGTAAAACTTGTGAACCGCTTCGGGATTGTATCAACAAGCGGCCGTTTTATGCGGCAAAAGACCCAAGCGTGGTCGGTATAGACGATTTGTTTTAAGGAGGATTCATGGAGCAAAACTATGTTGTATACCATTTGCACGACGATAAAGGTTCGCTCCTTGATTCTTGTACAAAATGGGAGGATTATGTTGATCTCGCTGCTTCTTACGGAATGAAAGCGATTGCTTCTACCAACCATGGCTACAACCTTAACTGGACTGAAAAGAAACAGTATGCAGAGAAAAAGGGCTTGAAATTCATCGTTGGTTGCGAGGTGTATCTTACTTCTGAGATATACCACTATCCAGAGATCCCTGATGAGGTTTATGAATCTTATCAAGGCTGGGACCCGCAGGAAGCACAAGAGGAAATTGGTAAAATGATGGATGCTGAACGCTATAAAGTTCGCGACAACTTCCATACGATTCTTCTTTGCAAAAATGCTCGTGGTGTTCTGGAGCTAAACAAAATAATGGGCACATCTTATGATGCTGATCACAAGTATTATAAGCCCCGTATCACTTTTGAAGAATTCTTTGGATTGTCTGATAACATCATCAAAATCTCTGCCTGTCTGGCAAGTCCACTTCGTAAATACACGTCAGAATGTGACGGATTTCGTCAGGAAGTCTATGACAAACTATGCGAAACCTATGACTATTATGAGATTCAGTATCACGATTGTGACGATCAAAAAGAATATAACCAGTATCTCTGGGAGCTTTCCAAGAAATATCACAAGCCACTGATTGCTGCAACTGATACCCATAGTCTGAATGCGTATAAAGCAGAGTGCCGTAAGATTCTTATGATGGGTAAGGGAATCGAGTTCACTGGCGAGGACGAATTTGATTTAACCTTCAAATCTTACAATGAACTGGTTGATGCGTTCACTGTGCAAGATGCGCTCCCTCGTGAAGTCTGGATGGAAGCAATTGAGAATACGAATCGGATGGCCGATAGTGTCAACGATTTTACTCTAAGCACAAAGGCGCGATATCCCATCTTGACAGGAACCTCTGAATCAGATGCCGGGGTTTATATCAAACGAACCCATGATATGCTGAACGACAAAATTCGTCGCGGTATCATTCCTGAATTTGAAGTCGCACAGTTTAAGGCAGATGTTGAAGAGGAGCTTACAGTTTTTAAGAAAACCAACATGCTGGGCTTTATGCTTTCTATGAGCGACCTGATGATTTGGGGCAAAAATGAAGGCATTCCGTTCGGACCAAGTCGTGGTTCTGTTGCAGGTTCTCGGTGTGCATTCGTCACAGACATCATCGATGTTGACCCGGCTCGCTGGAATCTGGTGTTCTCACGATTCTGTAATGAAAACCGTGTCGAGATTGGTGATATCGATATCGACGTGCCAGATGCTTATCGTCCCATGATTTATAACCACATCTTTGAATCGTTCGGTCGTGAGAAGTGTGCATATGTTCTGGCTATGGGGACTTTGGCGGGAAAAGCGACAATCGACGAGATTGGACGAGCTCTTGCTAAAGTCTGGAAGCGCGAAAATCCGGATGCAGACGAATCTAGGAATCCTTATTCCCTTGATCGGATCGCAAAAGTGAAAAAGGAATACGATGCCAGCGCTGAAAAGTGTCGTACAGATCATCCTGATATCTTCTACTACTTTGATGGATTGCAAGGAACGATCGTGTCTCTGTCACATCATCCGGCTGGTGTTATCATCGCTCCAATCGACCTCTATAAAAGGTATGGTGTCTTCCAAGATAAAGACGGGCTGCCCATTCTGTGTCTTGACATGGAAGCGTCTCATGCAGTCGGTCTGGCAAAGTACGATATCCTAGGTCTTGACACAGTGTCTGTTATTGATAAAACCTGTAAGCTGGCTGATATTCCGTACCCACACACCTGGGAGATGAATTTCGATGATCAAAAGGTTTGGGCAGATATGAAAACGTCTCCGGTTGGCATTTTCCAGTTCGTTGAGGATTTCGCTTTTGATTCGCTCAAAAAATACGATGTTCACAGCATCGCAGATCTGAGCTTGGTCACGGCAGCCATTCGACCCGGCGGCGCTTCTTACAGAGACAAGCTCTTCCGGCATGAAGCAAATCACAACCCGTCGCCTGAAATCGACGAGCTGTTAAAAGATAGCTTGGGCTGGCTTGTCTTTCAGGAGCAGACCATTGCATTCCTCCAGCAGTTCTGTGATATGAGCGGCGGTGATGCAGATAGTGTTCGTCGTGCAATCGGTCATAAGAATAAGACGGAGTTGGATGCGGCAATGCCTCGTATCTTAAATGGATATTGTAACCACTCAACAAAATCAAGAGAAACCGCCGAAACAGAGGCAAAAGAATTTTTACAGGTCATCGAGAACTCGGCCTCGTATCAGTTTGGTTTGAACCATGCTACAGGGTACTCGATCCTTACATATTATTGTGCGTATTATCGCTATTACTACACCCACGAATTTGTAACGGCACTTCTGAACACTGCGGACACGCAAGAAAAAATCGTTAATGCGACCAAGCTTGCGAATGAACGTGGCATCCAGATCATGCCCATCAAGTTCCGCCATTCTCGGGATGAATATGTCTACGATAAAACAGATAAGAAAATCTATCAGGGGATGGAATCTATCAAGTACCTGAACAAGCGGCTCAGTCGGGAGTTTTATAAGCTCCGCAATCATAAATTCGATTCTTTCATTGACTTGTTGTTGATGAACCAGAAAAGAAAAATTGCGGACAGTCGGCAGTTAGGGATTCTAATTGAGCTTGATTTCTTTTCTGAATTCGGCAATCCCAATCAGTTGTTGGAACAGGTTGATATCTTCAATAACTTCCTTGATGCAAAACAGCTCAATAAGGACGAGATGGACAAGCTTCTGTCTCACGACATCATGGCCAAACTGTGTGAAAAAGAGACCGAAAAGAAATATGTTAACGTAGACTGGATGAAAATCGTTCGGCTGCTCTGCGAAAAGACAGATACCGTAAAGACTCCTATCACTGACAGAATAAAGTATGAGGGTGACAACCTTGGCTACATCCAGCTTACAATGCCGAAGCTCAAAGATTCTTACATCTACGTCTTGGATATTGATGGTAAGTTCGCCAATAAAACTGTAAGCGCCTACGTCCTCAAAACCGGGCAACAGCGACGTCTTAAGGTGAAAGCCCGTACTCTGGAAGCTACTCCAATCGAGAAAGGTGACATCCTCCGCATCGATGAAGAGCGGGAAGAAGGCCGTTGGTCGAAAGACGAGCAGGGTCAGTGGATTCAGTCTAAGACCGACAAAGAAACAATTCTTCGTAAATACGTTCATGTGCGGTGAAAGGAGGTGACAAAGTGACATATAACGAAATCACTCAGATCCTCAAGTCAATGGTGATTATTGTGGATGACCGCGAAAAGGATACTCCACTTCTACATCAGCGGCTCTCATCGTTCCCGTGTGCTTATATGCGTAAGCGGCTGGATTTCGGTGATTATAGTGCTGAGGTGACACTGCCAAATGGCGAAAAATTTTCGTTGGCAGATAAGGTGACCATTGAAAGAAAGAATTCCATAGATGAAATCTGCGGCAACTTCACAACGAATCGAATTCGGTTCGCCAAAGAGTTCGACAGGGCAGCTGCTGCCGGAGCAAAAACTTACATACTCATTGAAAACGGTTCATGGGAAAAGATCAATCGCGGTGCATATCGCAGTAAGATGACACCCGCTTCACTGCTGGGCAGTCTCACCACATGGCTTGCTCGATATAATTGCCAGATCATCTTTTGTGAACCGGATACCACATCATGGCTGATCCATGCGTTTCTTCTCCACGAAATGCGTGAAGCACTGACCCATTATGAACTACCGCAAAAACCCAAGAGAACAAGAAAGGGGACTGAAGATGACATCATCACTTGATTTTGAAGGCGAGCTGATTCTGGACGGTGTGCTGCTGGACAAGCTGGAAACACTGACAAAAAAGCTTCAGAAGGCCACAAAAAAGACCGACAAGGCAACAATCTTGTTAGATGCCAAGAACGAGATTGGTGAGAATCCGTTGTTTTTCTTCCTTGATTTTATTCTCGATCCGCAGATCACAACAGGAATCTCTAAGGCGAAAATCAACAAGAAAGTGCAAATCGTGGATAAATTTCCACACACTTTCCAAGATATCTGCTTATTCCTGGCGGAGTGCAACACCGGCTCTGACATGGCTTTGTCAATGGCAGCCAGTTATATCTACTGGAATGCTTCACATAAAGATTTTCTGATTCGAGTATTCACTAAGAATTTGCCCCTGGGTGTTGAAGCTGCTACGGTCAATAAGATTTTTGGCAAAGTGGTCATTCCGGTCTGGGAAGTCCAGCAAGGATATCCTATCGATAAAGTCAAACTCAAGCCGGGCACCTGGTTCAGTCTCAGCCGCAAGATGAATGGTAACCGAGGTACATTCTACCGTGGCAAGTTCATTTCCCGTCAGGGACAAGAGTTTACCGGCCTCGACCATATTAAGGACGACATCATCAAAGAGCTTGGCGATGAATCGCTGATTGATGAATATGTCTACGATGGCGAGCTGGTGTATCGTAATAGCAGAGGGCTATCAGACGGCGAGGCATTTCGGGTTGGCACTGGTATGTTGAACTCGGATGGAGATAAAAGCCAGATCAAGTTCGTTGTGTTTGATTTGATTCCTACTGATGAGTTTGAGAACGGCAAAGGCAGCCTTCCTTATGAAGATGGTTCTTTTGTTACGCCATATAAACTCCGTCGTAAATGGCTTGAAGATTTAGCCGTTACGATCGAGCAGAAAGGGCTCAAAAATATCCAGGTCGTGCCGATGGTCTACGAAGGTACAGATCAAAGTGTGATTCCTCAGTGGCTCGATTATGCAGTCAAACATGATTGGGAAGGGCTCATGCTTAATACATCTGTTCCTTATAAGCGGGCGCGTCACACTGGCTGTCTTAAAATCAAGCGTTTTTATACTGTTGATCTTCGTGTCACTGCAATCGAAGAGGGTCAGAACCGTCTGGCTGGTACGATGGGCGCTTTGGTTGTTGACTACAAGGGCAACGAGCTTCGTGTTGGTTCCGGTTTTGATGATGCTACGAGAGCTACCGTGTGGGCGAATCAGGGTGATTACATCGGGCGTATCATCGAATTAAAGTACAAAGAGGTCACAATGGATAAAAAGACCGGCCTTGAGTCACTGCAATTCCCGACCTTTGTGCGATTCCGTGATGATAAGAACGAAGTAAGCTACGGCTAAGGAGAAAGTTATGAATCTTTCTAAGAAGTCCATTAAGCACATTCTTCGGATTTTGGACAACAAATGTATCGAGGTTCCTACAAAGACATCAGCTTATAGCAGCGGTGGACGTAGAATTTTGACTCGTGATTTTGAGCCAAAGGAGTCACACGGAATGAATGACTGGCAGCGAATCGTCTATATACCGTCCGAAGGATATTTCTACGGAATTTATAATGGAAAATCGGAAGAAGATTGGGATATTCCAGATATCTGGTCTCCTGCTCAGCTTGCTGATTTGTGAGGTGTCTTATGGTTGATTTCAGTAAATTAGCCGTCCCAAAGAAAGAACGACTTGAAGTTCAACTTACCGATGGCACAGAAGAACACAATATCAACTACGTCATCACGTCTCTGGCTACGATCAAAGGCGACAAGATCTATAAAAACTTCCGTCTATATTCTGTAGCCGATGATGGCCAATTGACTCAGTTGGAAAAACGAGATGGTGATCCATATTTCGAGGTGCTGAAAGGAACGGTGTATGAACAATGAAGAACGAATCAAAAGTGGATTTAAAGGAGATCTCAAAGAACTTGAAATTGCTTGGAATCACTTTGAGTTTTGTGAGCCTGAGTTTATCGATTGTGCAATTGATAATCTCCGAAACGCTGAAGAAGCTCTCTCAGGAATATTGATGAGGGCGCGTTATGTGGATACGTCGATATTTAAGACTTAATTATCAAGATGAATCTCTCTGTTGGCGGCTTCGCTATGGAGAACGCTTCGAAATCGTCGCAGAACTGGATGAATTTTATTTTCTCTGGGCACATGGCACGATGATTGCATTCCCCAAGTACGGCAAGTACGCATACGACATTGAAACAGAGATCGTAAATACTGAATAAGGAGGGAGGTGAGGTCCCATGCGAGGGATCAATCAAAGAGAGCTTGGCCGCAAAGAACGCGCCACAGCAGAATGCGAGCGTCAGATTCGGCGCTACGGATATGAATGTGGTGAGGTTATTACATATAAATTGTCGCCAGAACAAATGAAACAGGTTTTGACAGGCAGAAAAACAGTAGATGATTTTATCAAGGAGGGGCAGTAAATGGAAGTCGAGTTGATTTCATATTCACAGCCGGTAAAGAAGGATGCAGACAAGAATCCGCTCAGTATCGCAGAGCTGGCAGCAAGTGTCTGTTATGATTCTGAGCCGACTGAAACTTATCGGATTGCAAAGGGATGTAAGGCGACCGGGCACACCTCGGTGCTTGAACACATCAGCTTTACGTTTCATGTCACCGGTGTCAGTCGAGCACTTCTGGCGCAGTTGAGTCGCCATCGACATATCAGTCTGAGTGTTCGCAGTCAGCGCTATTGTGATGAAAGTGTTATGCAGTATGTCAATCCATTCAGTGGAGAAGACGCAGATGTATTTGATGGCATGATGGCAGATATCGCCAATGACTATCGCATCTTAAAAGAGTATCACGGTGCTGCCAACGAAGACGCTCGTGCTGTTTTGCCGAATGCCTGCTGTACTGAACTTTATGTCACCATCAACGCACGGTCACTGATTGAAATGAGCCACCTGCGGCTCTGCACTCGTGCCCAGCGTGAGATCCGGGGATTGTTTATGGCAATCAAATTCCAGGTTTCTCAGGTTTGCCCCGAACTCGGCGCATGGATGGTTCCGTCCTGTGAAGCGAATCCAAAGTATCCGTTCTGTCCCGAGGGGAGTCGCTGCTGTGGCCGCCACCCGAAGCTGGCAGATGTTTATAAACCCGTTGAGAGATAAGGAGATTACATATGAGCAAGAAATCTGTTATAGATATCAATAATTGCGATATTCTGAATGAAAATGGTGTCCTACGTCTTGTCTATAATTTTAACAAATGCACTTCTCCTATGATCATGGTTAGGGCAAAATCTTATCATGAGTTCAATAAAAGTGGTATGTTTCTGTTTGGTGCAAAAACATGGGCCACTTATATTGTGCAGCTGAATATTGACGAGGAAGAACCCATTCTGCGCGGTCTACTGGCCGATATTTATCAGAATTATCACGACCTGTATGAGGAAGTCTTCCATGGAGCTGCTGAGGATGACGATACCCCGGATTGTGACTGTGAAGATTACTGCGACGATGATGGTATTATTGATTATCTGACTCTTACCGATACTGGCCGTATGAGTGAAAATGGGCACCATATTGGCCGCTTTGACTTCGATAGCCTTGCAGAGCTTGATACTGACACTCTTCATATCTTGGCGAAGGCTTGTGATATCAAAAATTCTGAAGTTATGACTCGTGGAATCCTGCTTTTGAATTTACACAATCAGGACATCGATATTGATGATCATTGTTATTGCGACGATGACACCGACGACGATGAGGACGATATCAATGAGTGCAACGGCGACTGTGAGAACTGTGAGTACACAGGGCTGGATGATCGTGATGAAGAGAGTGATGAAGACGACAGCTGTACCCGTGAAGCAGAAGAGCACTCCGAGTGGCCGCACCCGATTGAAGAAGATACCAAGTCTGATTCTGTCGATTATGAGTATGTGGATGGTCCTGCTCACTATCATGGCACCGAGTGCATCGAAAATATGCGCAAGCTGTTTGGCGATGAGGCCGTCCGCTGGTTCTGTATTTGCAATGCCTACAAGTATCGCTTCCGTGATGGTTCTAAGCCCGGTGTGGCCGCAGAGCAGGACGAGAAGAAGGCTCGTTGGTACGAAGATTATGCCGTGAAAATGATGAACGAACAGCGCTATTATTGATTTGGAGGTGATGGAATATGGAGTATGTAATCAAACGCAATGGCGTAAAAGCTCCGTTCGACAAGTCTAAGATCGTAAATGCAATCGAAAAGGCGATGACCACCACTCCCGGCGGTATTGACTCTCGTGTATCGAATGCAATTGCGGATCATATCGCTGAAATGCCAGACACTCTTTCTGTCGAGCAGATTCAGGATATCGTCATTGAGCAGTTAAAAGCAAGTCCTTTTGCTGATGTAGCTGAATCTTATAGCCACTGGCGAAAGCTCCGTCAGGAAATTCGCGACAAGGAAAAGACGAATGCCAGTATCCTTGAAATCATCGACGCTAAAAATGATGCAATCAATCAGGAGAACAGTAATAAGAACCCAACGGTCAACAGCGTACAGCGTGACTATATGGCCGGTGAGGTATCAAAGGATCTAACCGCTCGTCTTCTGCTGGACCCGGAGATCGTTAAGGCACATGAAGATGGCTTGATTCACTTCCATGATGCAGATTATTTTGCTCAGCACATGCACAACTGCGATCTGGTCAACCTGGAGGATATGCTGCAGAACGGCACTGTTATTTCTGGTACTGGCATTGATAAACCACACAGCTTTTCTACAGCCTGCAACATTGCCACCCAGATCATTGCGCAGGTGGCATCCAACCAGTACGGCGGACAGAGCATTACGCTGTCTCATCTGGCTCCATTTGTGGATGTCTCCCGTAAGAAGATTACAGCAGAAGTTCATAACGAATTCTATGAGATGCTTCAGAATGATGATATCGAAAAAATGCCATCACAGGAAGCTATCGACCGTATTGTAAATCGTCGTCTAAGAGCTGAGATTTCTCGTGGTGTTCAAACAATCCAGTATCAGGTCATCACTCTTATGACAACCAACGGTCAAGCTCCTTTTATCACTGTGTTTATGTATCTGGACGAGGTCCCTGCAGGTCAGACTCGTGATGACTTGGCTGTCATTATCGAAGAGATGTTAAAACAGCGTATCAAAGGTGTCAAAAATGAAGTCGGTGTGTATGTTACTCCTGCATTCCCGAAGCTGATTTATGTTCTTGATGAGGATAATATCCATCCGGATTCTAAATATTATCACTTGACTGAGTTGGCAGCGCAGTGTACCGCAAAACGTATGGTTCCTGATTATATCTCTGCAAAGGTTATGAAAGAGCTCAAAGGCGGCGTGTGGACAAGTATGGGGTGTAGGAGCTTCCTCACTCCTGACCGAACTACTGAAAATGTGGCGAATGCAGGGAACTGGGTCAAGGGTCAGAAATACTACGGCCGCTTCAATCAGGGTGTTGTCACCATCAATCTGGTGGATGTGGCATGTAGCTCTGGTAGAGATATGAACGCATTTTGGAAAATCTTTGATGAACGTCTTGATCTTTGTCATCGTGCATTGCAGGCTCGTCATAAGCGGTTGCTCGGCACTATTTCTGATATGAGTCCTATTCATTGGCAGCATGGCGCACTGGCCCGCCTGAAGAAGGGCGAGAAGATCGACAAGCTGCTCTTTGGCGGCTACTCCACCATCAGCCTGGGCTACGCTGGTCTGTATGAGTGTGTGAAGTATATGACTGGCAAGAGCCACACCGATCCTGAAGCAAAACCGTTCGCGCTGTCTATCATGCAGTATATGAATGATAAGTGCACAGAATGGAAAGAAGCAGAAAACATCGATTACTCTCTGTACGGCACTCCGTTGGAGTCTACTACATATAAGTTCGCCAAGTGCCTGCAAAAGCGATTCGGCATTATTCCTGATGTCACAGACCACGACTATATCACCAACAGCTATCACGTAAACGTTCGTGAGCATATTGATGCTTTTACTAAGCTCAAGTTTGAGAGCGAGTTCCAGAAGCTATCCCCGGGCGGTGCTATCAGCTATGTGGAAGTGCCCAATATGCAGCACAACATTCCGGCAGTTCTCAGTGTAATGAAGTTCATCTACGACAATATCATGTATGCCGAGCTGAACACCAAGTCCGATTACTGCCAGTGCTGCGGCTACGACGGCGAGATCAAGATTGTTGAGGATAACGGCAAGCTGGTGTGGGAGTGCCCAAATTGCGGCAACCGTGACCAGAGTAAGATGAATGTCGCCCGCCGTACCTGTGGTTACATTGGAAGCAATTTCTGGAATCAGGGGCGTACTCAGGAAATCAGAGATAGAGTCGTTCATCTTAGCGACAATTAACTTGTAAATAGATGTGGTGGGTGGGATGGATTTATGAAAGGAGCAGAATTTTGAAATCGAGTAGCCAAGTGATTTCTCAATTTGAAGAAATATTTACAGCGTTGAACATCAAATATTTCAATGGAGAACTTAAAAAGGCAATTATTACGGTTGGCACAAATAGTCGCATTCAAGTAGCACAAAAATTCGTAAATAGATCGATTTCTGGGAACACAACTTCGTTCGGAATAGAGCTTAACGCAAATCAGTTAAATAAGCCGATTGAAGAGACTGTTGGGAAAATATTGCACGAGATGGTCCATGAATATTGCTTGGAGAACAGCATCAAAGATACTTCTAATAATGATGTGTACCATAATAGACGCTTCAGGGAGCAGGCCGAAGCTCATGGTCTGATTGTAATTCGCAGTGAAAAATATGGTTGGTCTATTACAAGACCTAGTCAAGATTTAATCAGATTTATTGATCAACAAGGATGGAAAACAATGAATCTGACTGGAATTGAATTTGCAGATGAATCTGTAAATAAAAAATCAAGTACCAGACGTTGGATATGTCCAAAGTGTAAGACTATTATTCGTAGCACTAAAGAGGTGCGTGTTACTTGCACTGATTGTATGGAGCCATTTGTGAAAATTGATAAAGCAAATCACTGTTTAAAAGTAAAAAACAGAAAGGCAGGTGATATCGCATGAATGATATTGCAAAATTCATTTCGGGTTTTCTTGGTTTTATTCTGTCGTGGTTCATTACGACTGTTGTGTTATATGGCGGTTGGAAGCTGCTTGGGCCAGATTTTAATCTATGGGCAGCAACTGGTATTTGGCTGGTGCTGCTTATCTTTGGCAGATCTGCGAACAGTAAGAAGCAGTAAATAAAATGAGCAGGGTGGGTGTGGTGGCATGAGAGGATGTGAAACAAGTGAACTATATTAAGATAACAACACCAGATATCGCAAACGGAATCGGCTGCAGGGTCACACTCTGGTGCTCAGGTTGCTCCCATCGTTGTCTCGGTTGCCATAATCCTCAGACGTGGGATGCGGCCGCCGGTAATCCATTCATCGAAGACACCATGCAAGAGTTACTTGATCTGCTTCGCCCCGATTATATTCAAGGCTTGACATTCAGCGGGGGAGATCCTCTGTTCGTTCAGAACCGGCTTATCGTTGGCTATATCTGTGAGCGTGTCCGCAAAGAGTTCGGCGACACTAAGGATATCTGGATGTGGACTGGATACAAGTGGGATCAAATCAAAGATTGGGATCATCTGAACTATGTGGATGTTCTGGTGGATGGCCCATATATCGAAGCTCAGCGCGATATTTCATTGCCATGGGCTGGCAGCAATAATCAAAGAGTGATCGATGTCAAGCAGAGCTTGAAAAAGAATGAAGTCGTATTATGGAAGGAGAACTAATATGAACCCTATTGTAAAAGTGAACAAGATCTATCCTGACGCTCACATTCCTACTTATGGCACTGAGAAGGCCGCCTGTGCTGATGTGTATGCTTATATCCCAGCAGATCAGGCAGACCTGTATGACGAGCATGGTAATCCTATTATTTACATCCGTCCGCATGAGACCCGTATGATCGGTACTGGCCTGCGTTTTGCTCCTGCTGATGGTTGGGCTATCCTCGGATTTGCCCGTAGTGGTCTGGCATCTAAGAAGGGCCTGGCACCTGCGAACAAAGTCGGCGTGTTGGATGAGGATTATCGTGGCCAGGCTTTTATTCCTTTACACAATCACTCTAATATGACCCAGGAAATCGTTCATGGTGACCGTATCGCACAGTTCATGTTCGTTCCGTATTATCAGGCACAGTTCGATGTCGTTGATGAATTGAACGAAACTGAGCGTGGTGATAATGGTTTCGGAAGCACTGGTGTTTAACAATTAAGGAGTATTGCTTATGCGATGTAGTTTTGGATATACAGTTAAATCCCCATATGTAGAAAGACGTGTTAAATACTATGATGAAAATGGTATCTATGACGAATCGGTACAAAGCGATGACGAATTGATTGTCATTGGGGAAAAGCTAAGAAATGGTGGTTATAGATATAACGAAGAACTTGGGAAAGCAGAGACGGCTATGTTCGAGACAGAACCAAACAATCCGCAATATAAAGAAATTCTTGCAAGATTAAATCGTGTTCGTGACAAATACGGTATCAAACACTGGGATGAAAAGGAGCGGGTGATGTAAAATGTTCTGGGATAAATCAGAAGAAAAGCCGTCAGAAGAACCTGAAAAGGCAGAAGAAGTCAAAGAGCAAAGACAATTTGAACCATATAGATGCTGGACTGTCTATGTCAACTATTGTCTAAGAAATGGCACAGATCATAGTTTTTCAGTTGACTATGAAAATTCCGATTATCGCGATAAAATGAGCCACAAAGAGGCTGGAGAAGCTATGGAATCGGATGCAACCAAAAAGAAAGAAGAAATAGAAGCACTGGTTGAAGCAAATCTTGGGCAGGAAACTGGCTGGATTAAACTCGGGTCGAACTATATTGCCAATCGAGATCTTGCAACAGTATCAGTGCAGCTTATAAAAAGTACAAGCGGAGCTTTTGATTGGAGAGACTAATGAACGATATTATCCAAATGCCGAAAGGCGATTACATTATGAAGGACGCAGTTCGTGTTGATACTGGCGAAACTCGTACTGACGGATGGTATCCAGAATGGATCGGTATGACAATGCAGTTCCGTCCAATTCCTGTCGGCTGGATTGCTCAGTTCCGATATGTAAAAGACAATGAGGGTTATCCGTATCCAGGTGGGATGCACACGTCGCCCGTTACTTCTGTCTCGATTTCAGAAAATGAAAAAACTGTCAAAATTGAAACAGCACATACGATTTATACGTTTGAAAAAGTCAAGGAGGAATAAATTATGGCTAAGTATTTTTATGTTTACGAAATCGCAGGATCTCCCGCTGACCGTATGGTGAAGATGTTTAACACCGAGTCAGTTATTGACGGTAAGAAGAGTACTTATATCGCAGAGAAGAAGGTTGCGTACAAAGACTTGCAGGGGTTCACCAGCGGTATCAAAGCGGTCGGCTTCCAGTTGAATCCTGAGCTCGCAAATGCTGATATCGCAGAGCGTGAAGCAAAGCGAATTCTGGCTGCCAAGATGGCCGATTATCATGCCGCACGCGACGCATATGCCGAGGCGGCGGACAATCTGAAAAAGGTAAACGCCAAGTTTGGTATCTGATACATAATCGCAGTGGTGGGTGGGAGGAATAAAAATATGAAACGGAATGTTACAATAAATCAGACTCAAATTTGTAATTGCGATAACTGTACTCAAATTGGAATCATTCACAATGATGAAGCATATGTCATGCAAACAAGTTCTCCGAAAAGAGAAGGCCCAGCGGAATTTACATGCAGTATGCCTGAGCCAAAACCTCATTTGAAGGATTTCATTTATAAGATTGTAGAAAAACTAAATAGTCTTATTGGATGGATTATAGATGCGTTTAACGATATTTGATTAAGGTGATAGTATGAAAGCACATATTCGAAAAGGAAAATATAAATATGACCAATAAATATACTTATGAAGAGCTCAATGAGGCGATAGAACTTCTTATGGAGATGCGCGATAACTGCGTTAGGAAAGAAACGGACACATATAATGATCCAAAACGTGACGCAAAATATAAAGCGTTGACTATCGCGATTAGCGAACTCGATCACTTGTTTTGGATCAACAATAAAAAGTGAAATTTTACTGGTGGGTGGAAGGAATAAAGAATATGACTTATACACTTATGTCTGTTCCAGAGGATAAAGAAGTCTGGTGTACTGGATTTCGATTTGATGATACGAAGGCCGGCATCAATTGCAAGCCGGTACAAGGATCTATTCATAACAAGGATTATTGGAACTCGAAATTTAAAACAAAAAATCGCACAATCAGCGTGAATACAAATCAATCGTATTATGCATTTGCTGATACTTACGAAGAGGCCGCACATATTTATAATGAGATGATAAACACATTTCTTGTTGAGCTTGATAATAGATACAACAAAATCGCAAGCTCATTAGAGGGCTGCTATCTATCGAATGATCGCGGCGTGATGTTTTAAGAGGTACGGAATTATGATTGAAGAATATGTAAAAATTTATTGTGACCGTTGTGGGGAAGAAGCACTTGTTAGAAAGGCACGTTTCCCAGACTGTATCGCGGGCTGCTATATTTCCGACTCTGGAAGATGGAGCTTAAAAGATAAAGGTGCGATTTCAGATTTATGCCCGCAGTGCCGACGCGAATACGACAAAATGCTTCATAAATTCTTCTGTGAAGGCGTGAAGCGTGATGCCTGAAGAATTGCGATTTTAAAGAAAGGAGAATTCGATGCTTGTAAAAGATTACGGCGGTGAAATCGATTGGAATATTGGTGCGTTCTGCGGCCATGATGAAATGATGTTTGATATTGACAAAGCTTGTAAAATGGTTTGTGAGAAAAATGGCATCAAATATGTGTTTGGCAGCATTTCCACAGTCTTGCAGGGTGGTCGTATCCCACCACAGAAAAATCTGCCTGTGTCAGAAGTTCTGTCCAGAGCAGATAAATATAATGAACTTGGTATTGGAGTTCGTTTGACATTCTCAAGCCCGTTTGTTACACGCGGCGATCTCGTTGATGAAACTTCAAATATTATGTTGCGGCACCTCGATCATAATAATCAGAATGGACTCACAAACCGTAACGGCGTTATTGTTATGTCCGATTTACTGGCTGATTATATTCGCTATATGTATCCCAATCTTGAGCTGATTTCTTCGCAAGTAAAACCGTCTGTCGAAGTCGGCCTTGGGAATGATTCTGTTGAATATTATAACCATCTGCTTGACCGTTTTGATATTGTCGTTGTGAATCCATTTAAGATCCATGACGAGCAGTTTATTAAGAATTTACATAACCATGATCGAGTAGAATTCATCGTCAATCACCGGTGTCTGCCGAACTGTCCAATGGCTGGCCGTCACTATCAGCTGAACACAAAGTTGGGGCAGGCTATTGTCAATGGTGATGATATTACGGAGCTGCAAAATCAGTTGGCGACAGTATATAACTATTGCGGCTCTACTCGAAACAGTAATCCTCTTCTTGGCACATCTATGAATGAAGATGAAATCAAAATGCTGGTTTCACAGGGATTTAAGCATTTCAAAATCGAAGGCCGCGAAAATAATATCATCTCGTTTGTGCGTGACCTTGGTGACTATGTTTTTAATCACGAAATGTTTGAGCGAGTCATTCATGCCATTGCCGGTATGATGCTGTAATGAGGTTCACAATGATTATTGACTGTAGATCTATCGCACAAGATATCAAAGATAAAATCAAGAATATTATTGCAGAAGATGACTATGCTCCTATTTTACATATTTATCAAGTAGGGGATAACCCTGCATCCAACGCTTATATTCGCGGTAAACTGCGTGACTGTGAAGAGGTTGGAATCGAAGCGGAGCTTATCAAACTACCGGAAGAGACAACCGAAGATGGTTTGAAAGATAAAATACAAGAAGATTATAATTATGATAACGCAGATGGTATTATTGTTCAGCTTCCGTTGCCAAAACATATCGATCCTAAAAATATTTATATTCCAGACGAACTTGATGTTGATGGCTTTAATTCCACATCCAAATTTCAGCCATGTACTCCGCTTGGCGTTATGAAGATTTTCGACTCCATCGGTTATAATCTGGATGGCAAGAACGTGCTTGTGTGTGGTCAGTCTGGTATCGTTGGTCGTCCGCTGGTTGATATGCTGATTAAGCGCCATTGCAATGTGATTTCTGTGAATAGCAGCGGAAGTTTTATGAAGTGCACGGCTCTTGCAATGGATATGGTCGATGTGATCATCTCTGCAGTCGGAAAACGTAATTTCATCACACCGCTTGGTATTGATCGAGTCGAGGTCTGTATTGATGTCGGCATCAATTACGACGAGAACGGAAAGCAACATGGCGACTGTTCTGACGCTGTTTATAATATGGAAAATATCAAAGTTACACCTCGTATTGGCGGTGTTGGCCTGATGACTAGGGCGATGCTGCTTTACAATGTATGTGTGGCAAAGTATGGGGAAGAGAAGATGGAGAGGGTGATTGAATGAAAGAACAGATTATTCCAATTGATCAACAGCTTGTATATAACGTAGAAGAGGTAGCTACCCTCTTGAAAACCACACGCCCTGTGATATACTCTTTAATAGAAAAGGGCTATTTGCCAAGTATCGTGTTGGGTCGTCGTAAAGTAACCCGTAAAGCACTTCTTGAGTTTCTTGATAAGAATGCCAACACTGACTTTGGAGAACTTTTGAGAGCCGGTTGATTGGCTTGCCCACAAAATTGCCCACATTTGAATTCTCGTGGGCAAAACGTGGGCAAAATACGCATCTTTTTGCGTTAAGTAACGATGCTACGACAATTCACTATTGCAGTCCAAGGACGAGGCTCGCCACGGCCGCGGCTTTGAGGGCCTGCTGAAGCGCTACTTCAACGTGGAGCTGTAACTCCTGCATTTTTCTGAACCTGTTATCATAAAGCTGCCGTGCGGTTCTAAAGCTGCACGGCAGCTTTTTTTGCTTGACGGGATCCATGGCAGGGCGTACAATGGAAAAAACATTCCGAAAGGGGAAGTCTTATGAAATCAACTTCCACTCGCTGCGCGCTGCTGGACGAGCTGCGCGGGCTGGATCTGATCAGCATGATGCTTTACCATGGCATGTGGGACCTGGTCTATCTGTTTGGTGTGAGTGCACCGTGGTATGGCAGCTGGCAGGGAGAACTGTGGCAGCAATCCATCTGCTGGGTGTTCCTCCTGCTGTCCGGCTTCTGCCTGCCGCTGGGCCGCCACCCGGTCAAACGGGGTGCAATGGTGTTCGGGTGCGGCGCGCTTGTCACGGCGGTCACGCTGATCTTCATGCCTGCGGATGTCGTTTGGTTCGGTGTGCTGACGCTTCTGGGTTCGGCTATGATCATCACGGGTCTGCTGGAAAAGTGGCTGGAAAAGGTGCCGCCGGTGGTAGGCCTTGCAGGGAGCTTTTTTCTGTTTTACTTCACCCGCCATGCGGCCGATGGCTATTTGCAGCTGGGCCATTGGCTCATCACACCGCCGGGCTTTCTCTACGCCAACTACTTCACGGCCTATCTGGGCTTTTACCCCTTTGGCTTCTTCTCTGCCGATTACTTCCCGCTGATCCCATGGCTGTTTCTGTTCTGGACCGGTTTCTATCTGTACCATCTGGTCGGGAAGGAACGGCTGGAACCGCTTCATCATTCTGTCTGCCCGCCGCTGGGATGGATGGGGCGGAACTCGCTGATGTTATATCTGCTCCACCAGCCGGTGATCTACGGCGTATTGACGGTAGTGTTCCTGCTGCTGCGCCGGGGTGGAGGAGCGCTCTGAAAAATTCTGCAAAAGGTTCTTGACAAGGAGCCCGCCCTGTGGTATTCTTTTGGTGGTTAGAAAAGCCTAACCAAATTGCTCTGTCTTATGTCAGGCAGAGCAATTTCTTGAAGATAAAAGTTAGAATATACTAATCATTACTGAAAGAGAGGTTCTTCATT